TTGGATTTTGTGCAATTTGAGCTTCTAATGGTTTTTCTTCAGCGGTTACTTTCTTTAGGACGTATAACTGTTGAAGCATAGTTCTCACAGCATCATCTTTATCTGTAGATTTTTCTAGTATTAATTTGTATTGGTCTAAGTAGACCTTTAGGCGCTCTAAGAATTGAATGGCTTCTTCTTTTGTGGGTGCTTTTTCTGAGGCTCTAAGGATGAACCATCCCTTAATGGAGTCTTCGTATTGTTCTAAAGTTAGTTTGGCTTCGGATTTTCGAATTTCTGCAAAACTACTGAGGATGTCGCGTTCCTGGGCTTCGAGTTCTCTGACTTGGACTAAAACTTTGGAGATTTCTACAAGATAACCTTTCTTGGCTTGCTCATCTGTAGTATTACGGATTCTACGATAATTATCCCACATTTCTTTTAAAACCGTTTTGGTTGATTTTAAAAGATTCATTTTCTTTTTTTCTTCAATACTGAATTCTGCATCTAAAGCTTCCGATTCGCGTACAGCTTCCAAGATTTCTTCTTCGATCTCAGCTTCTGGTTTTTGTGCTTTCTTTCCATATCGTTCTAATAGAAGTTCTTTATAGTTGGGACAGATTTTTTTTCTAAATGAGGCTATATTTTGTGGAGTTATACCTTCTACATATGGGAATTTTTCGTTTAAAAGTGTGATAATTTCACTGTTAGTTATGTCATCTCTACATTTAGTTTCAATCCATAACCTAATCTCTAAGGGCAAACCGAGAATTTTATTGATGGGTTTTGAAGTTTCACTCATTAAAATCAACTACTGGGGTGGGTTAGAATCTTTGGTTAAAAATAAGCGGAAAGATGCCAGCAAACTTCAGAACCCAAACTTTAAAAATGCGAATTCCCCTTTCACAGAGGAACTTTTTCCCCCAAGGTTTGGATGCTGAGTGTATCCCAAAGATTCTTTGCCCAAGGTTAGGATGTAACATGTAGTATTTAAAGATTCTGGATTAATAGCCATAAAATTTATAAATCTGTATAGATATCCTGAAAGTATGATTGAAGTTTGCAAAAGTCCATGGCATAAAAAGTGTAAAAATACTGATATAAAAGCCTATATAACTGGAAGAAACCTGCCAGTGTGTAGTAAATGTTTTGAAGAAATTATGAAAAAAGATTATGTTTGGGATGAAGAGACCAAAATCTTTAAATAGGGTTTCCAACAACTCTTATAGAAGTGAAACTGTGACTAAAAAAATAGAAGTCCATGAGTTGTATGAATTGTTAAGGCAGCTACCACAAACTGATATGGGCTACGCTTCATTTACAGCTCTGTTAGAAAAGGCTGCGGGCTTCTATGCGTGTTCGCCGCTTACGGTGAGAAATTTCATCTATAGAAATTTGGATAAATTTGAAGTTAATCGTGGAGAGATAAGGTTGAAGCTTATAGAAACTGTAGCTGAGGAGAAAGAGGACCTCAAGGAGTTTGAAGAGTGGCTTGCTAATAGAACAGCCGTGCTGGACGAATGTTTGGAGTTCCTGAAGGTGCAGAATATGACTCCGTACTTGGAGAATCTATTGGTTCTTGTAAGTAATACACGCGAAGCGTTGAAGTCCTACAGTGATACGGATTTGGTTTTTTTGGTTTTCAGTTTAAAAAATGAGTATGGGTTCACACCGAAAACTGAGTTTAAGGAGGGTGGTTTGATTGGTTAGTAGAATTGTAAGTATACCTGAAGAAATGTGTAGAAGATTCGATAAGGTTTATTGGGCGATAATGGATTTAAATAATGAGGATAGAGAAACGATAATTGACGACTTAATAACGTCGGCTGAAAATCGCGTAAAGGTGTTTCAAAAATAACAGCACCTGAACTTAAAGAGGGTTATACGACAGTACTGACAGTGGATGATAGGGAACCTAAAAAGATACGGGAATTTTTAAGTGAAATATGTTGTGTTCCGATAGAGGTTAAACGAGTAAAAACCGGAGATTATATTTGCACTTCCAATGGTGTCACTATGGTGATAGAACGAAAAACTTTGAGTGACCTTGCGGGATCAATAGTTGATGGTAGAATCTTTAGCCAGGTAGAACGCATGCAGGAATATCTACCGGCGGCTGTTGTCATATGCGGTTCTAAAAAAGAACTTTTAAAGAGAAGCGAAATAAATTATAATTCGGTGCTGGGAACTATAGCGTGGATTTCCTCCTTGGGTATAACTGTTGTGAAGGAAGAGGACCCAGAGGATTTAACTTATTTAATACTGAAGCTTTTTGAAAAAAAACTCAAAGTTAAAATGTTTATAGAGTTTACACCGAAAAAATCAAAGAAAAAAGTTAATCCAAAAACTTTAAATACTCCTGTAGAACTTACAGTAATTGTTGAAAAGTAATGAAGGCATTGCTGTTAGTTGGCAACAATGACCAGGCCTCCTCTAAACAGGTTGCTTTAGTTGCCAAAGAAAATGATTTAATACTGGTAGTTCTACAGGCGAAAGAGTTTCCCCGATATGAAAGGCAGTTTTTTACAAGCACCCTGGACTCTAAGCAGTGCTTGTTTCACCTCACGGATGCGCAAGCTTTAAAGCAGGATGCGTCAAAGAAACTTTTTGAGTTCATGAACGCTTCGCCTCACAGATTTATTTTGGGCGGCAACGCTGAAACTCCTTGGTTTGTTAAGGTAGGCTGCGTTGTTAAAAACATGGATGATTCTAAAGCTGAGCTGACAAGTCAGCTACAGGTTCTATTGACAGAACCCAATAGAACTGTAGTACGAAAGTATCTTGAGGATGCTGACTTAATACATTTATTCCATATATTAAAATATGGTGCATGGAGAAATCCTGAAAGTTTAGAAGCTCTAATTTTAATAAACCAAAACCTATTTAAAGTAAAACGCGATTACTTGTTGTCGTTACTGAGCTGGGTTCTACCAGCTAAGCCATATGCGTTTGCTTCTTCAAAGAAGCAGGGGGCTCCCCAGGAAGGTTCAATCATGAAAAAATTAGAAAGTTTAAACCCGAAGATGAAGAAGTCTGAACAAGCGGACGCTTTTCTTTTAATGAAAGCTTGCAAGGATTCTATAGACGGTTTAGACCTTTCTGAGGAAGAAAAAACATTTCTAGGAATTGAGGAGAAGCTGGTAGAACCCGAACAGGCAGTGTTTTGTAGGACTATTGAGGAGTTCTTTTAATTGAACAGTGTCTTTGAAATAAAAATAGAAAATGGTGGATTAGATGCACATAATGATAAACTTTTTAAAGAAAAAGGATATGTTTGGGCAACTGACGATCCCGATAGAGTAAAACGTGTTCTTGAAGAAGCCTTTGGAAATGGTAATGTAATTGTGCATAGACTGAGGCAAGAATAAAAATGAATGTCCTAACTGAGAAATACCGTCCAGAAAAGCGTGAAGATATAGTTGGAAATAAAGAAACCATAGATAAAATCTTCAGCGTTGTCAACTCTGGTAAACTTTGCCATATGATATTTGAAGGAATTGCCGGCTCTGGTAAGACAAGTACTGCCAAAGCTATAGCTAAACAGCTTTTTGGCACCAACATCAAAATGAACTACCTGGAGTTGAACGCGTCAGACGAGCGCGGTATAGAAACTGTTCAGGAAAAGATAAAGATGTTCGCTAAGGTGGTTCCCTTCCAGACGGGTGTGAAGTTGATTCTCCTTGATGAGGGAGATGAAATGACAGCTACTGCCCAGAATGCTTTGCGAGGAATAATGGAGCAGTATGCAAACATCTGTATTTTTATATTTACAGCTAATAATGCGGAGCGCCTTATAGAGCCTATTAGAAGTCGTTGCGAAGTTTTCCATTTTGGACCAATATCTACAGATGATATGATAGTAAGATTAACTAAAATTTATGAAGACGAAAGAAAAATTCCAATAACATCTGTACCTAGTTTAGAAGAACAATTAGCTCTTAGAAAAATTGCAGAGTATTCGCAGGGTGACATGCGCAGAGCATTGAATCATCTGCAAGTTTTACTAAGCTCAGGGGAACCCCTAAGCGAAGCTTCTGTAGATACAATTAAACCTATAGACTTCGGGAAGATGATTTTTGATGCTTTGCAAGCGGGACGCTTCTTGGAGGCACGAAGCCATGTTTTCAAAGCTCTGGAGCTGGGCTATGATGCGAGAAATCTATTGAGTCTCTGCCACAAAGTATATATAGCTTCTGACGTAGATATTTCAACTATGAAAATAGCTATAATAAGTTTAAGTGAATGCGACTATAGAATGACACAGGGTGTTGACAAAGTTCTAGCCTTGGATGCAGTTCTACTGAGGTTGATGAAATAATGACTTGTAGATTTTGTTATGAAGGTGGTTGCTGTAATTTAAAAAGCGGTAGTACCGCAAATCATTGCAATGGTAACAATGATGAAAATATTTGTTATATGGCGATATCCGCGATTAGAGAAATGAAGGGTAGTGAATAAAATGGTTGACAAAGCAAAAAAACTTGTAATAAATTGTGTACTGTGTAAAGAAAAAATCAGTATCACTCCAGAAGAGTTAAAAGCTGGCAAATACTATGGACAATACATAGTTAGACATAATGTTGATGGCGGCTTAACAGCTATACAGGGTGGTACACTTTGCGAAAACTGTTTGAAGCTACCGCTTGAAAAAAGGATAGTGACTAAAGGATGAAAGTGAAAGCAGAATTATCAGGAGATAAATTAACTTATGATTTTGAGGGTTCTGAAAAAGAATTTAAAACCTTCATGGGTACGATTAAAGTTAATTTTACTCAAAATAAAAGTAATCCGTAAAGGGATACAAAATTTAAAGTAAATAAAATTAAAAAGGAGATAAAAAATATGTCAAATGTAATGACGGAAGAAATTTTCTTCGTAAAACTCGGAGAGAGAACAGGAGAAACTGTCGAAGACTTAAAGAAAGAGTTTGAAACTGTTGTTGCTGAATGCAAAGCAGATGAGAAACTTCAAGGATTCACAGAGGATCAATACCGTATTAATGCCCGCAACCGTTTTGCACTGCGCAAGACTAGAGAATCCGCATCGGGTGCTATTCCTTGGGAAGGAATTGTAATCGGTGTCGGTGACCTTATAGATACAGTTGCAAAACAAAAGAAAATGACTGATGCATCTTTCAAGAGCAACGCACTTAAGACAAGTCAAGGAACAATCTATAATGACACTTTAGTTAAGTCAGATGAGAATGGTGTTCCTCAATACCCAGATACTGAAATGAACAGAAAGTTCGGTAAGGCAGGAAAGCCACTTCCAGATCACAGCTGGTTAAGAACTTTGTTTATGTTCGTAAGACCTATAGATCCTAAAACTAAGCAAGCCGGAGTAGCGCAATTGGCAAAGATGTCTATTAACAATGCGGCTGCAATTGATGTTTCTGGTGTTCCACAGATGGTTCCAGTTAAATTTAAGGCGCTTAATAAAACAACTGATGAAGACCGCAAGTCTGGTGTCTATAGAATTAATCATTCAACATTTACAACATTTGAACGGACAACTATTGCTGATATGCCACCAATTGAACAGATTCTACCAACAATCACTGGTAAGTTTAAGACTTTAGATGAACTTGATGTATACACAGATACAAACGTGTCGGATAAAGGATTGTGGGTTATCACTGAAGCATCGGTTGTAACACTGAATTTGGAGCCAAATAAAAAGACTGGTAACATGTTCATGATTGTGACTGATGAATCTTTGCTGTTCTCAGGAAATGACAAGACTGGTGTTATGTGCTGGATTCCAACAGATAGAAATATCACTATAGACTTTGGTCAGGAATCTAGAGTTTATATTGTTGGTAAACCACGCAGAGGCGATGCTAAGGATCCAGTGACAGGTGAATATATGAAGGGTGTTCCAGGTGATGTGTCATTAACAGTTTACGGTGTATATGCACCTGAAATGTTTAAGACACCTTCAAGTGTGCAACCTGTAACGGTTAAATCTTTGGTTCCACAATTGAAAGAAGAAGACTTTTAGAACGGTGAAACGGAGTGTCACAAGCAAAACCAGCGGGAACATCTTCTTGGACAGCTAATGTCAAGAAGGATGCTCCAGTAGTAGCAGCTGAAGAGGCTGCTCCTATTGTTACTTTCCAGAAGCTTTCAGATGCGGAACCAGTTAAATATCTAAAGATAGCTGTGACAGGTAGACCCAAAACAGGAAAGACCAGATTTGCTCTTTCTTGCCCTTCCCCCATTTATGTTATCGAAACTGAACCTGGTCTTAAACCACTTAAAAAATTGTTCCCAGATAAAGAAATTTTTTATATAGATGCATATGAACCCGATCCATCTGGTATTTTCGAAGCGGATGTAACAAAATCTATAGCAAAGATTGATGCAGCAGTAAAGATTATCAGAAAGATGTGTATTGAGAAGCCAGATAGTGTAGGAACAGTGGTTTTAGACTCAGTAACTGATGTTTGGAAATGGGTCATGGAATGGATGAAGCTAGACATACTCAAGATTGACAGAACAGCAAGGGTTAAGCAGCAATGGGACTACGGTTACGCGAATACAAAATATCAAAACATTATTATGCAATTGATATCTCTGCCAGTACATATTGTGTTAACAGCGCAAGACAAGGAAGAATATGCAGGCGCAGGTCAGCCTTCGGGTGTCTATGAACCAAGTTGGATGTGGCAAACACCACAGTGGGTAGATTTGCGGATAAATTTGGTAAGGCTTCAAAGTGCAAAAGAGCAATCAGTCAAATATGTTGGTTCAATTATAGAATCTCGACACATGGATGAAGACAAAGTTTCCTTAGCAGGCGAAGTTGTCTATGATATCGACTTTGATAAAGTCATGGGTTTAGTTAAACGCAAGAAGGAGTAGTAAAATGTTTAAAGAAGAAGAATGGGAAGATATAGAAGAAGACGATGAAGATTGGCCCGACAACAATGATGAAGAGGACGATTGGCTCGAAAAAATTTAAAAAGGAGGTTAAAAAATGGTTGACAATACAATAATGAATAATACATTGAAATTAGGTAAATTACCAGTTAAACAAGATAAAAGAACTATAAAATTTAAAAATATACTTAAAACAGTTGCTCTTCCTGAAATACCGGAATCTTTTGATGAAGATAATTCTCTTGGAATAACAATAGTTGGCAGTATCTATGGTAATGATACATGGGGAGATTGTGTTATTGTTGGCAGAGCTAATCAAACTTTGAGGTTTGAAAGTTTTGAGCAAGGAACAATAATACCCATAACTACACAAGAATGCTTAAATGAATATTGGAGTGAACAGGGAGTTACTGTTAGTAAATGCGCATTGATAAACTGGCTTAGAAAAGTACAACGTCCCGACAATGGTTTAGTTTATTTGGATTCATTAAAAGATTGGCGCACTGATGGTTGGAATGTTGGAGGAAAACAATATAAAATCTATGCATTTGCATCTGTTAATAAGGAAGATCAAACCGAAGTAAAGCAGGCTTTAAGTATTTTGGGAGGACTACAGGTTGGCATTCAACTCACAGAAGGAGCCATGAATCAATTTAATGAATCAAGGGTTTGGGATGTTACTAAAGATGATGGTAAAGTACTTGGTGGGCATGCAATATATGTTTTATCATATGACAAAGATGGTTTAACATGTATAACGTGGGGTAAACGACAGAAAATGACATGGAATTGGTGGAATACATATGTTGACGAATGCTATGCTATTGTTGACAATAAAGATGAATGGATAAATAATAGTAAATTAGATATTGAACTTTTAAATAGTTATTTAAAAGAAATAACTGGAGGTGCATAGTAATGGCAAAATTATATAAACTTTCAACAAGTTTAGCTTACAGTACATCTGTTGGTATACCAGTTGCAGTAATTTTTGGAGTAATTGCAGCTTTGAGTTCTGTTGTAGCTAATATTGATACAACTTCTACCGTAGAAATTGTTTGTTTAGCAATTGTTGCGGGGTTAACAGCAGGATTACAACATATTTCAACTGAGAGTGAAACTTAAAAAGACCCCTGATGAGTCTTTGAAACAGGACGAAACCCCATTTTTGGGGTAGGGTTAAATAAATGACCAAGTTTAAATGTAAAATTTCAGATTTAGAAACAATATCGAGACTTGTAAGTTCTAAAGGCAAAAATATTGAGGGTAAGGAATACCAAGCTATTACAGATTGTCTAATAGAAGCTTCTGAAGGTAAGCTTACTGTGAAAGTTATGGATATCCAGAGAACCTTTGCAGTAGGACTGGAATATAAAAACATTGATGTCTCCGAAGCAGGGCAATTGCCGATAGGCGACCTGTCGAACTTTACAACGTTTCTACAGAGATTTGAACCTCAGGATGAGGTAACTGTTTATACTGTAGAGAACAAGATTTTTATAGAACGCGAATCACCTAAGAAGGTAGGTAAACTACCACTTGTTGCGGTAGAGGCTTTGTCGTCACATCCAGCACCACCGTTAAACGATCTTAAGCGGAGTGTTAATGGTTTTCCAGCTACTGGTAAGATGCCGTTGGACTTAGAGATTTCTATTGAAGCGGAGACATTTTCTTCTATCTTTGAAGATGGCAATGCTATTAAGGAGAGAATTCTGCCTATTAAAGTTGAGGATGATAAACTTAAGATTTCTATTGGTTCGGAAGTCTATGGTAGTTTTGAAACGGAATTGATTCCTGAAAGTGTTCGAGTAGATAGTTTGGAATCACCTGCGGTAGCAGCAAAAACTCAGTCAAGTTTTGGTAATGGTTTAGACAACATCTTTTCAAACTTGCAGGGAAAAATAAAGATTTACATGGGTAATAATACTGATATGACACCGTTGTGTGTTCAACAGGATACCGACAAATTTAAATACATTGCCCTATTAGCTCCCTACGCAGTAGGTAATTAAAATGGAAGAAAAGGAAAAAAGTTTAAATTATCATGAACCATTTGTAGCAGAATTTATAGATACACACAAATGTCCAAATAATAAAAACAAACTTGTATACGACGAAATCAAATATGAATTTAAATGTCCCAAATGCGGTTACATTATTTGGAATGTTCAAGCCATTTAATGGGGTGTGTTTAAATGCTGCGGTGTATTCATTGCGGAGCGGAATATAAGGAAGAGTTCAACAAGAATCAGTGCAATAACTGCGTTGAAAAACTGAATCTAACAAACTTATATTCTACTTCTATAAAGAATTTTTCTTTTAAACCTTCTCCATTAGAGGAGGTTAACCCCAATTTGTTTTTAAAGAGAGAAGATAAAAATGAGTATAGTGGAACTTTTAAGGATAGAAAGTCTGTTTATGTTCTAAGGGAAAATCAGAATTTTTCTTTAGCTTCTAGCGGAAATCAAGCATTATCATTGGTTAAATTTAAAGAAGCTTATAATAATCCTATAATTATTACAAAAAATGGTACATATCATATTTATGTTTCGAAACCTATTGAAGCTGTTATAAATCTTTTTGTTTCTCCGTATATAAACGATAGAAAATTTAAAGAACTTAAAAAATATTATAAATCTATAAATTTTACTGATAGAATTCTTTCTATAGATGAATTAACTCAGAATGATAAAAATATATTTAATTTGACTAATGGAATGGACTCCATAGGTGCGTCAGCTTACTATAGTCTTGCAATGGAACTTGAAGAAGAAAACTTTGATTATATTCTGGTTCCATGCGGATCTGGAGAGTTATACACGGCTTTGTCGTGTTACTTCCATTTACTTCGGAAAAAGGGAACCCCTATGATAATACCGATTCAGTCTAAGCTGAAGGAGACGGATGCAATTTACACGGATTTCGTGGCTTCGCAGCCGTTTATAGATTTCTTTAAGGAGAAGTTTGGGCAGACACCTTATGTTTTGGAAGATGAAACCAAAACGCTTAAAAGTCTACAAGCTTTCAGTGATATATACAACTGCGAACTAAGTTCTGCTGTTGTATTTGAAGCGTATGAAAAGTTGAAACCTAAAGGGAAAGTATGTTTGGTAATCACTGGTGTTAAAAAATGAAATATAAAATTTTGATTGATGAAGTTGAAATAGATTATCCCGTGGAAGGAAAATGGACTCCATGTATTGTTAGGGTATACGTTGATGGAATGGAACTGGAGTTGCGGAAGTTGACTCTTCATAGAAACTCTGCTGTAATACATAAGAAAGTGAAGGGATTTGACTTTGCCGACATGCTCCTTATGAATGATACGATTAATAAAATTGTGGGTAGAAAGCAATGAAGATTCTTATAGAAGAAAAAGATGAAACACAAACTTATAGAGTTGTACCTATAGATCAACTGCTAGAAATGGTAAAGCTAAGCAATGATAAAATTGAGATTTATGTGCCAAATTTATGCGGTGGAGAAAGTAGGATAACGGTTTATAGGTCAGAAACACCAAATGGTAATGAAAAAAATTTAAAACTTTTGAAGGCAATTAAAAAATGAATTTGGAAGAAGTTCAAGAAAAATTGAAAGAAGCAAAGATGGATAACGAGAGAACCCTTCAAGAGAGAATTGTCTATAGATTTGACGCGAGTTCTGACAAAGCTTTGCTACTGCAAGATATGTTGGATTTGATAGAAGAGCTCCGTGGAGACTTCCCGATTATATTCCAGGGACCTGCGGCTGTGGGAAATGATGAAAAGGTAAGTGAGGATTCTTGTGATGGAAACCAGGCTGCTGCTTGGTTCAGAAAGAATTTTGGTGTATAAAAGTGAAACAAGACTATAAGACATCCGTCCCTAAGGGAGAGCTTGCTAAGTCTGCGGAGACAAGGGAAACCTTACTGGCAAAATGGGGATATGAACCCACAAGTTTCTGGAATTTATCAAAGATACATGATAAAACGTTAGATATACTTGTGGAAGATACTTTAGCACAAGGTAGTTACCCGGAACATAATTTTAACTGTAGAGACGGAGCATTGCCCCAAAGTTCTCCAATTGTGGCTGACAGATTAATTAGATTTTTCTCTGAAAAAGGAGATATGGTAGGAAGCCCATTTTGTGAACGTCTGCCTCATATACTCGTGGCACATTATAGAGGTAGAAATGTTTTTGGTCAGGATCTGTGCCAGACCTTCATGAAACATGACATTGATAAAGTTGTGAGAAGAATTAAATCTGCCGAAACTTTAGATTCGACCAATAATAAGATTTTCGAGGCGAGTGATAGTAAACTTTCTTCAATCTATAATGGGTTGAGCTTTGAGTTAAGGTTGGGAGATTCTAGAAAGATAGATTTGCCCGATAATAGTTGGGATTTTTGTATAAATAGTCCTCCTTATTTTTCTACTATTCAATATGATGATAATCCAGACCAACTTGGTACTGGAACAAATAATGCAAAGGAAAGTACAAAACCGACTTATGAAGAATTCTTGGTAGGATTACAGGATGTTTATAGAGAAGTCTATAGAATTTTGAAACCAGGAAAATTCCATGCAGTTATTCTAAATGATTTTCGTTTAAAGGGTAAGTTTTATCCATATCATATGGATTGCACTAGAATTTGCCAGGATATAGGGTGGGTTCTACACGATTTAATAGTGTATCCGTTAAGTTATCACCCATTACAAAGTATATTTCCTTCACAATTAGCAAGAGACCATCATATGGCTAAGCAACACGAAACGATTTTAATTTTTAGGAAGCCAGATTAAATGAAAAATTGGGGAACATATATTTGCCCAATTTGTAAAAAGGAGTTTCAAAAAAATTGTGGAAATCACAAATATTGTTCTCCTAGATGTACTCAAGACGCAATCAATTTACAACGGGAAGAATTCATGAGGAAACACGGTATTACAAATGGAGATTATTGTAAGGATTATTATAAAAGAAATAAGGAAGAAAGGCAACAACATTCGGTAAATTATAGACAAAATAATTTAGATTCTTGTAGAAAAAGAGATGTAGATAGAAATAAACGAGAAAGAAAAGAGTTATTTCAGTTAATTGGTGATTCATGTATAGTTTGTAATTCTAAAGAAGATATCAATTTCCATGAAAAACATGGCAAAGAACATATTACCCATTTAGATTATTATTTTGAACATTATAAAGATTTTGTACCGATGTGCCGTTGGTGCCATTTATCTGCACATGTTTTTGTAAAAATGGTTACAAATAATTATAATTTAGAAAAATTTTTTGAAGTAGTAGATGAATTATTAGAAGGTAAATCATGAAGTTAATTACGATTGAAGAGTATGAGCAAAGTGGTAAAGCCCACATAGCCCTCTTCACAAGGGATGAAACTGGTAAACATATAGATATCATCTCAGATTTTAAACCTTATTTTTATCATTTTTCTGAAACCCCAACACTTTACAAATCTATTAACGGCGACTATGTTTCCAAATTGGAGTTCGACTCATACAATGTTGTTAAACAAGAAAGAGTGAAATATTTTAGAAACTATGAAGCCGATTGTCATTTTACACAAAGATTTTTGGTCGACAAAATCGACAAAATAGAGCAAACAAAACTTAGAATACAGTACACTGATATTGAAAAGGATATAGAGACTAATCAAACTATAAGTATTGGAGTTTACGATTCTTTCTTATCTAAAGGTATTGTTTTTGTTTGGAGACCCGATTTACAACCCCACAAAGAAGATAAAGAGTACACCTTCGAAAAAAGCGGTTACAAGTTTAAAACAACAGTCCACTATTATAATACTAGAAAATCAATGTTCCAAGATTACATAAACTTTATTCAGGTTACTGACCCTGACATTTTAACTGGTTGGTTCGTTGTAGCCTACGATTTTAAGGAGGTTCTACAAGAGATTCAATCTTTAGGATTGAATTGCTCAGATTTATCACCGATTAAGAAAGCTTATATGATAGGTGATACAGTTTCTAAAACTGAAAGTAATATCAGAATCTACGGTAGAATTCTATTTGACATGCTTAAAGCTTATAGAAATCTTCAGCCCTCAAGGTTGGAAAGTTATTCTTTAGAAAATATTGCTCAAAAAGAACTCGATGAAGGCAAGCATAAGCATAGAAAATTCACAGAGATTTGGAATTATATAGATGAACTGGTAGAATACAATATTAAAGATTGCTTGCTTGTTAAACGCCTTGATGATAAAAAAGGCCTGTTAAATTACTATGATGAAGTGCGTAGATTCATTGGATGCTCTTGGGATGCTTTGTTTGCAGAATCGAATATGTGGGATACTTATTTAATGCGCAAAGTGCATGGTAAATTTGTGCTACCTACAAAGTCAAAGATTTTCATACCTGAATATGAAGGCGCAAGAGTTTTGCAGCCGCTGCTTAAAGGTATTCACAAAAATGTTCTTGTTTTAGACTTGAAAAGCCTATATCCATCTATTATTATGACGGCAAATATGGGACCAGATACATTATCCCAGAAAGGAGACGATTGTAATAATCTTCCGAATGGAATTTCATTTAAGAAAAGCCCGATAGGAATTCTACCCGAATCTTTATTAGAACTTTTAGAGATGCGTAAACGGTTCAAAAAAGAGATGAAGATGCATCCATTTGGTTCTCCTGAATATGAAGCATTAGATCATAAACAATTTACTGTTAAAATTTTAATGAATAGTTTATATGGTATCATGGGTTATGGTGGTTTTAGACTTGCAACACCAGAGGTAGCATCATCCGTTACATTCGTGGGTAGAGCAATTATCACTCACATCTATGGCTTTTTAGAAGCGAAAGGCTATAAGATGTTATACTCGGATACAGATTCAGTATTCTTCTGTGGTAAAGGTCAAACTTTAGGAGAACTAAAGGATGAGATATCTTCGCTTGTAGATGCAATAAATGTGGACTTACCAGTGTTTATAAAAGAGTTCTGCGGATCAGATAATAATTATATAAAAATCGAAGCTAAGAAAATCTATAAAAACTTGATGATTAGCGAAAAGAAATCTGGTAAGAAAGGCGTTACAGCTAAGAAGAGATATGCTGGGTTGATACTTTGGAATGAAGGTGAAGATATAGATACTTCATCTAATGAAGCTTTAGATATTGTTGGTTTTGAGCAAAAGCGTAGCGATAATTCACAACTTAGTAGAGAGTTGCAAAAGAAAGTTTTCCGAATGCTGCTGGATGGTTGTGAAACAGCGGACCTAAAAGCTTATATATCTGGTGTGATAACATCACTTAGCGGCAACAAGTTTGACTATGAATACGTGGGGATCCCGAAAGGGTTAAGTCAGTCTCTAGAAGCTTACAGGACGGACAATCCCCACCGCCGCGCATCAATCTATAGCAATAAATACTTGGGTGGAAAATTTGGGATCGCTGACAAACCAAAAATTATATATGTACGTGGGACTGGAAAGTATCCTAAAACGGATGTTATCGCGTTTAATCAAAATGAAGATATCCCAAAAGATTTCGTTATGGATGTTGAAACAATGATTGACAAGTCTATTAACCAAAAGTTGGATCATATTTTGGATGCCGCAGGTTTGAATCTAGAAGAGTTATTACATAGAACAAGTAAACTTTCGGAGTTCTTTTAATGGAAGATATACCAAAAAGTATTGAAGAAGTAAAAGCAGCGACCTTAGTACCAAATCCTATGACTATTAATGAAGAACAAACCAAACTTATAGGAGAGTTTGCTTCTACACTATATAAATATTTTAGCCTTGAAAAGAAAACTTCTAAAGAGGAAAAAATGTATCAACATCTTAAAGTTAAAGATATAGATACTGAATCTTTATACTTAAGTTTTCCCGTTTATCAAAAATGGCAAGCCTGTTATGGTGTTAATTCTTTTATAGAACACATTGATAGAGATAGAGAAGTTTTTGATTTTAATTATAGTACTGGTCAATATTGTACTCCCGAATTTTCAGAAATAGAAATTAAAAGGGAAAAATATAAAACATGTTTAAGCTTTGGTTGGATATTCTTTAAATATAAAGGTGCTGGATTTGCAATTCAAAATATATATAGAGAACGGGATGCAGCATCAACACTTTATTTTGACAAGAAAGATAGAGCTATAGCTTCCAGTATAGTTTCTGGAATTAAAGAGTATATGAAGGAACACAACTTTTTAAAGGGAGAAAAACTAAAAATAGTTAACGGAGCCTTTTTGGAATTTTTAGAATATCCAAAATTAGATTTGAATGATGTTATTTTAGATGAAAAAATAAAAGATGAAATCTTTTTAAATCTTGTTTACCCAATGAATAATGAAGAAATTTGTAAAAAATATTCGTTGCCTTGGAAAAGAGGAGTTCTATTGGGTGGAGAACCAGGAACTGGTAAAACTAAACTTGCAAAGGTTCTATGTAATTTAGTTAATACTACAGTTATTTGGGTAACTGCGGAATCTATACGACAACCATATGAAGTAAAAACTGTATTTGAAGCCGCAAGATACTTAGCACCAACATTATTGATTTTTGAAGATATAGATTTTTTGGGCGCAGATAGAGAAGTTTCAAATAATCCGATTTTAGGAGAACTTTTAAATCAAATGGATGGAAATTCACCCAACCACGGCATTTTCATGCTTGCATCTTCAAATAGACCTGGTATATTAGATAAAGCGTTAGCTAATAGACCTGGTAGATTTGATGCTAAAATAGAAATACCAAAACCAAATCTTAGAGAAAGAATGGAGCTTTCAAAGTTATTTTCTAAAAACAAAGTTATGTATGATGGTTATAATCCAGAAGAGATTGCAAGAATTACAGATGGTTTAACGGGTGCACATCTACAAGAAGTGTTTATTTATGCAACAATGAATAGTTTAAGAGATGGATTTGACGTTATACAAAAAGAGAATTTGATGAAAGCTATTTCTCGATGTAAGGAAAATAATACAAATATATTAAGTAGGTAAAAGGAAAGGAAAGAACTTGAAGATATTTTTTGACATTGATGGAACCGTGCTTGAACAAAGTATAGGTTTGCTTAGAGTTATAGATTGTGCCAAACCCGAAAAGCAAGATGAACTTCTACAGTATTACATCTCTGGACTACGAATGCAAATTAATCCTTTAGATTTTATATCTGAAGGTGACGAACTTGGTTTTATAACTGGTAGAAGCAAATGTCTAACTAAGTATACTAAATTGTGGGTTAAGAAATATTTCCCAAAAGCAAAGTTGTTTATAACAAATGTAAGAATTGGGGAAGATAATTCAGAGTTTACTATTCAACAAATTAAAACAAAATCTGAGGTTATTAAAAGAGAAAAAGTTGATGTTTACTTTGAAGATAACCCAAAGGTAGTTAAGGGCCTGCGGCTTGTTTGTCCTAAAGTACGAATAATTCAGTATGGAGCGAGATTTTAAAAATGACTTATGAAGTTAAAGATTCTGGTCAAAGGAAAGAATTTACAACCGGAGCCCATAGAGATTTAAGTTCTGGAAAGGGAAGATTTGATTTACTACCTCCGCAGACTATAAGAGCTTTAGCTATACATTTCGAAAAGGGAGCCTGTAAATACGAAGAAAGGAACTGGGAGAAAGGTATCCCCGTTTCACGATTTTTAGATTCAGCCATGAGACATCTACTCCAGTTTGAAGATGGCTGTCAAGATGAGAACCACTTGGTGGCATCGCTGTGGAACTTGGTTTGTATGTATGAAACAATTTTAAGAGTGCAACAAGGAGTTCTACCTGCGGAGCTTTATGATTTACCTAACAAAATTACATTACCTGAGGTATATAAAAAATGAGCGCGGTAGAAAGAAATCCCTTGGAACTTACAGTAGAAATAACCAACTTTTGTGAAGAAGTCTGCGCTTTTTGTTCCTCTGATGCAACTCCAGAAGGCAAACATTTGTCCTTTGAAGAAATTAAAAACTTTGTAGAGAAATATACTAACATTGATGTTATAAATATTTCTGGTGGGGAACCATTATCTCATCCAGATTTCTATAAAATTTTAAAATACTGTAAAACTAGAGCTAGAATTGTGTGGGTTTATTCTAATGCTATAGAAAACTTGGCATATAATACACACGTTTTAAAAGAAATAAATATTCGCGCTAATGTTTGTTTAACTCCTTCCACGGAAGTATACATTCCGAAAGGAAGTTTTCAAGTAAACTTACTTAAATTTGTAAGCCAAGGAAGAGGAAAAAATATAGAAGAAGTTAAAATGCATTGTTCTGGTAATTTATTAGGTAAAGTTTGTGAAACTTGTAATAATCCTACATTAAAAAGTGATGGTAATATAGCTTTAAGCCCGTGTAAAAAATGATTGAATTAATAGATATAGTTTATGATGAAAGAGCACGCAATGGTTATTGGTGTGTACTACCTTATCCAGATCATCCAAACGGATGTCCAAATTTTCCTCAATGCCCGCAAAAATATCCAGATTTTAAAAATTTAATCGGATATAAATGGTTTGCTGTTATAGAAGAATTCGATCTAAAGAAGCACGCTGAAAGGATGAAACAGAAACACCCCGATTGGTCTGATAGACAATGCAGATGTGTTTTATATTGGCAGGGTAGTGTTCGTAAAAAACTTAGAGATAAAACGTATGCTTTAACAACTAAAGAAGATATGGTCTTAGAATCACCAGAAGCAAGCGGAGTTAACTTGTTTGCTACAATGGCTAAAGTTGGAATAATATTAAAGAAAAATCCAGATTATGTATATAAAATAATGATGATAGGAAGAAAGACAAAATGACTATAAAAGAAAAAGCAATTAAAGAATGCCTTGAAGCAAGGCTTAAAGCTATCTGTAGAAAAACATATGTTGGTGCCGCTCTTTATAGTGATAGTGAAATTTTCACTGGATATAACATAGAGAATAGATGCCAAAAAGGCTATCACGCGGAAGAAATGGCTGTTCTTAATGCAACTTTAAAAGAAATAAATCCGAAATCTTTAAAAGGCATCATTGTATCTTTTAGTGATAATGATATATCAAGATTGACTTTTATGTGTGGACATTGTAGACAAGTTGTATGGGAGTATACGTTGAACCCAGAGCTTTTAGTAACAGAAGTCGATCTTCAAGGAAATATAATTAAGGAAGTGTCTCTTGGAGAACTCTACCCATACCCGTATCCAAGGGCAGAACAAGCAAGTGTTTCTGGTAAACCAGATGAGTTGAAAAAATAAATGATAAGAGCGACAAAAAAATGCCCTTATTGCGGTAAGGAATTTAGAAATTATTCTCGTTGTAGCCAAATATATTGTTCCTTTAAATGCTTTCAAGAAAATTTACGTCAACGGTCAAGAAATAACTATAGACAAGCTACACCTGAAGAAAAAAAATTAAGATGTCAAAAAGATAGAGAAAAACGTAGTAAGTTAAGATATATTATAATTACCCATTATAGTGGTAATCCACCTAAATGTCAATGTTGCGGAGAAAGTATATATGATTTTTTAACTATAAATCATAAAAATGGTGGTGGTCACGAAGAACATAAAATTACTAATTATATGGAATTTTATAGGTCTATTATAGAAAATAATTTTCCAGATACTTTTAATATTTTATGTATGAATTGTAATTATGGTAGTTATAGAAGTATAGATAAAATTTGTCCTCATAAAAAGGTTGAAATGAAATGAATAAAAAATGGTCGGTTGAAGAAGAAAATAAACTTAGAGAAAATTATCCGTTTTTAGGATATAAGGTACTTTCCTTGTTCCCAGATAGAAGTAAACCCTCAGTTATTCGCCATGCAGATTGGATGAATCTAAAGTTTGATAAAAAAGCTCGCAAAGAAAGCAAAGTTGATAAAGTCGGTTATTTAGACATCGAATCCACGGGCTTAACTGGTAATTTTGGATGGTTAATTTCTTGGTGTATAAAAGAACAAGATTCTAAAAAAATACTTTCGGCACATGTTACAAGAGAAGAAATCTTAGATGGCACACTCGACAAACGTATAGTGCAAGAACTTGTAGAAACCATGAAACAGTTTACGCTTATTATAACTTACTACGGCGCTCGTTTTGACATTCCTATGGTACGTACGAGAGCTATTTTCTGGGAAATTCCATTCATTCCGTATGGAGAAATCGAGCATAAAGATTTGTATTTTTTGGCCCGCTCACGCCTAAGATTGCATAGTAATCGCCTAGATTCCGTTTGTGACCTAATGGGAATTTCCGGAAAAACCCATCTTGAGCCGCGGATTTGGGTTTCGGCAAACACAGGTAATGAAGAATCTATAAAGTACATCGTAGAACATAATCGCTGGGACGTAATTATACTCGAAGAAGTTCATAGAAAACTGGGAGAATTTGCATCAACTACAGCTAGGAGTTTTCTATAGATGAGAAAAATAACTTTAGATATAGAAGATATAATTGATTTAGTTTACGTAAGTATGAACGGAGAAGCAGAAGAATATCTATTAGATTTCATGAAAGATGATTGCAAAATAACAAAAGAAGAAGTTCAGGAATACGGTAGAATTTTAGGAAGCAAAAAACCCTATACAGAAGAAGACACCAAAGCAGTTTTAGATTTTGCTGATGAAATCTATTAGGTGATGTAAAATAAACATCTCCAAATCCTCCCTTAATTGCTATCTCAGTTGTCCTCGCAGATTCCAATATTCCTATATTGAAAGACGAAAGACAGAAACAACTTGGCAAATGACCCGAGGTTTACAGGTACATGACTTCGCTAACAAATTTTATGACAATTTAGTTTTTGCTGAAGACACCTTTGCTTTAAATCCCATCTTTAAGGACTCTTTCTTCCAGAGTTGCTCACCAGAAGCTATAGATCAAATTGAAAATTTTATTAATTTTGAGCAAAGTAGATGGGAAATCTGTAAAAGTTTAGACTTGGAGAACCCAAAGAAACTTTTTATTCCCCTCCTTAGGGAAGGAAAGTTTGTTTCTGAGAAGCTCCAACAAGTTACGATTCTCGATAGAATGGATTTACGAACAGATGGTAATTATACTCTTGTAGAAATCAAGACTGAAAAATACAAACCTCAAGGATGGAAAGAAGGTGAATTCAGACGAGAGTTAATGTTTGAGAAACTTACAGCCGAGGCTACTCCTGAGTTCCAACAGAAATTTCCCAATTCTATAGTTGACTTTGTTGTCTACTTCCCACGGAGTAATGATATATTCACTGGTAAGTTTGATTGGAGAACAGAACGCGCTCTAGAGAAAAATCTTGAAAAAATGCGGGAAGATATAAAGAATAGTCATTATGATTGCAATGTTGCATTTCTATGTAGATATTGCAGTTTTTCAAATATTTGTCCTATGGAGATGCCTAAAAGATGAAACAATATATTGGCGGTACTAAGAAAGAACAAAAAGATGAACATAGTAAACATCTTACTATGCAGGATGTTTGCGATGCTATTAATATACAACTTTCTGCTGGTGTTTACAATGTTCATTCTACCATTACCATAAATCCTTATACAACAATATCTGGAACTTTTACAACATCATACGTTGATCCTTCAATTTTTACAACGTTTCAAAAACCAAACCCTAAATATATAGGCGGTTACAAAATACAACAGTGAAACATATGTGGACTGGTCCCTTTAATTCCTACCCAAGAGAACTTGGGTTCCCACAACGATCCTGTATAGTCTACAATGTAAATGAGTTTCTAGAAAAAGTTAACGTTCACAACTTCAAAACAGATGTTTACACATCGTTGTACTCATTTGATAAATTACAAGCAAACGGTAAACCAGACTATAATACTGCAAGAATTTCTCATATTTATTTTGACCTCGACAACAGCAACTGTCTAAACAATTGTAGAACTCTTCATAGATATCTACAATCGGAGAACTTGAGTCATTGCATCTATTTTTCTGGTGGTGGTTTTCACGTTCATGTATCTACAGAATACCCTAATTTTTTAATGAATAAGAAAGCAGCAACGTTCAACTCTGTTATGGAAATCGCAGATAAATTGGGACTTAAAGTGGGCATAAATGAGGATTCTGATATAGATGCTCATACCGTAGGAGACATTGCCCGCATTGTTAGAGTTCCCAATACGTATAACTTGAAGAGAAAACGTTTCTGTATTCCAATCTCAGAAACTGACCTTGAGAAATCTATAGAAGAAATCCATCAATTGGCACAACATCAGGTTCCCACCTGTTACATTTATGGGTTGCGAAGCTTAGATTTAAACCCTTATGATAGGGAACCTGTAGAAGAATACAGAATTCCCGCATTAGAAATATCTGATGAATCTATAGGTATTGATAACATCAATGTAGATAAATTTCCAGACTGTGTTAAAACTTTATTAACCAAAAAGAATATAAAGCACAGAGAGAGATTTGTAGTAATAACTTACTGTAAAGAGCTGGGGTTGCCCCTCCGAGATACGATTCTTCTATTGAAGAAACATCTTGACCCCATTACTTGGAACCATTGTGTCCATGAGGAGAGGCAACCCGTCTTTATCTACAGACGGGCCGACTTAGGCTTCCCAAAATGTGAAAAAATAAAAGAGGAAGGATTGTGCACAAAAAATTGTGGAGAAAGAAAGAATGAGTAAAATACAAAAAGGTATTGTTCAAGGTTCTTTGGTATTTGAAAAAATGAAAGAGATTCCTAATAATAAAATAGTAGAAAAAATTACAGATGAAGATTATAATCCTTTTGATGAAATAAAGAAATTAAAAACAAAGATTAATCAGCTTGAACGAAGAAACCATATGATTTTTAAGTATGTGAAACTTAGTTATAATAAAATAATTGTGCTGGAAGAGAAAGTCGAAAAACTGGAAAAAGAGAAAAATGGCAATTAAAGAAAAAGACTTCATGGAAACATTCTGCTCTTCATTCGAAATGTGGAGTTACAATAACAAATTATACGGTAGATTATGCGCCCATATCCTATTAGGACAAATTTTAAAACACATCAAAATTCCCTACGGGCCCATATATATAGACCCAAGAGTTTCTCTTTTCTTAATTCAACCCAGCGGTACTGGAAAGTCAGTTCCTTGGGACTTAATAAAGAGCGTCGGAGAAAAATGCTCCTTAAAAGTAACTGATATAGATGAAGCAACTGATGCAGCTTTAATCGGTTCAGAAGAGCCCGAAGAAGTTATAGACCCAGAAACAAGGACGAAAACTATCGTTCACAATGTCATAAAAGGCAAACTTTCAGAGAACGATATTCTTCATTATGATGAAGGTCAAATGCTTATCCGTAGAGGTCAGTACTCCCAAAATACTTTAGCTTGGTTCCAGAAAGCATTAAATCCCATTGGGTCTGGGCAAAACATTTGTACAAAAAACTTAGCACACAGCGAAATCACGATTGCTCCCACCTGCAGTTTACTTATAACTTCCCACGAAATCGAAAATGTTCTAGAAACAGTTTTGAACACTGGGTTCTTTCAGAGAATAGTTCTCTATCCGCGTTATGTGCCAGTTGCCGAAAGAAAAAATAATGAGTTTCTGCGGCACGATAGATTTGGAAAAGAAATCTCTACACCCCTTGATGTAGAAGCTCTTGCGGAGATGCTTTTTGAAGTTGCAAAAAATAATGCTGATTATAAAATAGATGTTGACCCCGCAGTTTACCCAATAGCAAAACAGTATATTGATTCTCGCTACCGTCTTATAGATACTGCAAATGAGAGGGTTAGAGAAATATTGGCGACGTTTATACCACGTTATGACAACTTGATGGATATCTTTGCGGTGCATCATTCATGTATGAATAGTAAAAAGAAGATAGACATCGAAGATATAAAGTACGGCGGAATGTTGTCTAATGAGTTGTTCCAAGAAGTTATGACTTGGGTTGAAGAAAACATAACCTTAGCGAAGCTATCTACAAGAGAGAAAGCTTACCTCGATAGATTCTACCAGATGTGGTTCTCTATGGAGAAAGATGAGTTCGGTTATGTTAATAAAATAGCGTTAATGAAAAAGTTTAATGAAAAATGGAAAATTACTTACCCAACATTGGTGAGGAATATTGAAAAATTCAAAGGATATGGAAAAGTTAAAGAAAGAGATGTCAACAATGCCAAATATATTAAAGTTGAAATTTAAAAATAGTGGAGGATTGAAACAATAGTAGATAAAAATAAAGTTATGGTAATGAGCGATGCGAGCTTAAACACAGGGTTTGGAAAAGTTCTACACAATATAGCTTACGGTTTAAGTGAATCTGGTCTAGAAACATTTTTCCTTGGCTGGGGATTTAAATATGAATCTTCAATTCCCAGAACAAACTATACTCTGCTGCCTTGCGGAAACGAACCCTTCGGTCAAGATGTTCTACCGTATTACATACAGCAAATAAAACCAGAAGTTTTGATTGTCCAAAGCGACACAAGGATGACTGCGTATATACCACAAATGCTGAAGCAACTTCCAGTTAAACCGGTTTTCGTGCACTATGTTGTCATAGATGGAAATACATGGCAAATTGATGGTAAAAATCATTGGCCCCTAAACTGGTCCCAGATAATTAAGGGAGCAGACAAAGTTGTTGCAATGAGTAAATTTGGTCAGTCAATTCTCAAAGATATGGGAATAGAATCAGAAGTTATCTATCACGGTGTAGACACAACACAGTTTCTACCAGTTTCACCAGAGCAAAGAAAATCTCTAAAGAAACAAGTTGGGCTCGGAGAGGATAAATTTGTTTTCCTTGGAGTATTCAAAAGCATGCAACGCAAAAACCCAGAAAAATATCTACAGGCTTTCAAAATTTTCCTAGAAAGCAAAGAATTGACACAGGCTGAAAAGGATAATTGTATTCTTGTTCTACATACACAACCACAACCTCAACAAGGAGGAGAATACGATCTTGTAGAACAATGCATAGATTCTGGGTTGCAACCTGGTAAAAATGTTATCTTTAGTGCTCAGGGGGTCCCAGCGGATAGAATGCAATTGATCTACCAGACTGCGGATGTTTTCATGCATTTAGGTACTATGGAGGGTTTCGGGATTCCTATTCTTGAAGCTATGTCTTGTGGTCTACCAATTATAGGTGTAGATAGTTGTACTATGCCAGAATTAATCGGTGACTGCGGTATACTATCTGAAGTTCCACGATACAAAAACAACCAAAAGATTAAATATGGTTCATACAACGGGGTTGAAGCGGAACAAGTCGATCCATGGGATGTTGCAAAACAGATGTTGAAACTCTATAAGAGTGAAGCATTACGCAAAGAATTGGGAACAAAAGCAACCGAGAAAGCTGTTAGAGAGTTTGATTGGACACTGATTCGCAAACAATGGGTAGAATACGTGGGTAAACTTGTGCTTAAAGCAGAGGACGTGCCCGCCGAGTGGGCCCGTCTGATGGAAGAAACGAAGGTCTAAGAATGACAGAAGATTTATTACAAAAAATGTTAGATATTCAACAAAAATTTCAACAGTCTACAGGGTTTGACCCAGAAGTTCACCAGATAGCCGCGGCATTAGCTGCGGAAGCTGGTGAATTATGGGGAGCCAGCGGCGGCAAGTGGTGGAAGAAAACAAAGAAACCCGATGAAGAAATAGATGAAGAACTTATGGATTGTTTCCACTTCTTCCTTGCAGCATGCTTGAAGAGAAACTTAAGCTCAAAAGAAATCTATGAAAGATATATAGAGAAGATGGAAATTAATATTCAACGTCAGAAGGATAACTATTAGGGTCACGTTTTTGAACCTGGTGAAATTGTGAGAAAAGCAGAACTTAAATTTAGAAAGATGCTTGAAGGTATAGACCCAGAATTCTCTGAGTTTATGCTTGAACAAGATTATAAACTTTTAGAGTTAGATGGGGTAACCTCAATTAACCCCTTTGAATTCAAGAAAAACTATTGGACTAAAAACACAGAAGATGTCACCATTAATGCAAATGCAAACGTAGGAAACACGGGAGATAAGAAATCTTTTTGCAATCTTACCGCGGAAATTGTGGCTCCCGTAAATAAATTATCAACTCTATATCTTTTCAGAAAATATGGTAATAGAATTCAAACTGGTAATGGCGACTCATTAGTAAAAAGTATAATGGATGGTTCAGTTTATTATCATAATAGCACTCTTTCTGATTTACCTTACTGTATCGGTTTAAGTACGTACCCACTAATTAGTGAAGGTCTAACTTTTGGTGCTCTTAAAAGTTCTCCGCCAAAACGACCGACAAGTTTCACCAATCAAGTTATCCGATGGGTTCAAATAGCGTCAAACCATTTTGCTGGTGCTACAGCACTGACAGATTTCATCCAAAACTATTCTTATTTTACATTACAGAACCCAGCTTATTCCGATAAAGAACGTGAAAACGATTTCCAAAACTTAATCCACGGGATTTCCGATGAAATCAGATATGCCGTGCAAAGCCCATTTGTCAACATATCTATATCCAGCCCAGACACAATGAGATTCTCAATGTCAAACTATCTATGGGGCGATCATAAGATAGAAGACATGATGGACGAAATAATGAAGAACCAGCTTCTTTACGCACGATTTATTGCAAGAGGTCAACTTGATAAAGGTAACCCAGTGGGTCTCCCATATAGATTCCCAATCACAACTGTAGTTGCAGATCCCTCTTTTGAAAAAGAATATCCTAACGAATGGCGCGAAATCTTAGAAAGCAATGCAAATCTTTGCCACCTAAACTTCTTTAATTCGTGGAATACTCCGTTGAAATCTCTCAGTATGTGTTGTAGATTATCCCCCTCTATAGAAGATTTGTTAAAACTTAACCTAAATCAGACCTTCGGTTCATTTCTACAGATTGGTTCCCACGGTGTTTGTAGTATAAATCTACCACGCATAGCGTATGAAACAAAAGATGAAGATAAGTTCATAGAACTCCTTAAAGTGAGAATGCAAGTGGCACACGACCTATTAAAGATTCATAGAGAAGAAATCTTACAGAAGCGTCGCTTAAAGTACAACTTCTTCTTTAATCATGGATATCTAAACTTGAAACGTCATTTCTTTAGCACTGTTGGTTTCATAGGATTAGCAAATGCTGTAGAAATTTTGGGTATGAAAATTACAGATGCTTCCGGTCTTAAGTTTGCTAAAAAAGTGCTAAGTTTCATGAAAGAAGAAACAGTTAGATACAGCCAAGAAGATGGTGTATTGTTTAACATTGAGGAAGTACCAGCAGAAAGCGCTTCAGGAACTCTAGCCCAAAAAGACAAAATCTTAGTTGGAGGGTCTTACCAATTTTACGATAGTCAGTTTGTTCCTCTCTCATACGATATTAGTTTAGTAAAACGTATAGAAATTGAAGGCGAATTACAAGAACATTGTACAGGTGGCAGCATTTCACATCTAAACTTAGATGGTCGCCCAGAACCAAAAGCTTTATATAAATTTACAGAAAATATATTACATAATTCAAAGCTACGTCAGTTTGCTTTCAACACAGGCTTCACAATTTGTAAAACAGGTCATAATTCAATGGGGGTTTATCCAAAATGTCCAGAATGCGGCGCAACCGACAATGAATACATAACCAGAATTGTTGGGTATTTCACTCCGGTTTCTGCTTGGAACAAAGCAAAACAATTAGAATTTAAATCAAGACGTTGGGAAAAATTATGATGAAACGATTTGTAGTTTATAGACCTCAACCACCAGAACATTATGTAAGAGAAGGATATGCCCTGCCAATTGACCAAATTCAAGTTGAAGGTATTGTTACTTCTAATGGCAAATGTATTATTGAATGGCAAACAGCCGTGAATTCAGTTGCAATTTTTGAGAATTTTGATGCTTTCATGAAAATTCATGGTCATCCAGAATATAAAACGATAATTAAGTGGTTAGACGAATAATGAAATACGAATTAAAATGTGAACATGACAATACAGTGCTTAAGCAAGAAGAAACTATAGCAGGTATAATTTACACCTGCTCAAAATGCCTTTGTGTCTATAGACTTATGATAGCTAAAAATGATAACAAATGTTGGGCTAAAAGATTTCCGAGGACAAAAAAATGAACATTAAAGGCGTTGCCAATCTCTCCTTAGTAGACTGGGATAATGAAGTCTGTGCCACCCTCTTTCTTGGTGGGTGCAACTTCCGTTGCGGTTGGTGCCAAAACTCCTCCTTAGTCGTTGACGAACAGCAAATCAATTCCATTCCAATAGCAGACATTCTACAACATATCGAAGGCTTAGGAAGTTACATAACTGGCATCTGTATCACTGGTGGTGAACCCACGTTGCACAATATAGAACCCCTATGTAGAGACATTAAAAACTTGGGATTAAAAGTAAAACTTGACACCAACGGTTCCCACGGAGAAGTAGCAGAAAAACTCCTAAGTGATAACCTCGTTGACTACTTAGCATTAGATATAAAAGCTCCCTTAACAGTTAAAGATTACTCTAAAACAACCTCAACTCAAATATCTATAGATACATTATCAACCATAATGCACCTTGTAGACTTTCTATTAAATAACAAATATGACTATGAGTTTAGAACCACCGTCGTTCCAACCCTGCATAATAAGCGAAGCATAGAACAAATCTGCAAATATGGTATAACGGGCGCACGAAAATACGTCATACAAAACTTCTGGAATTGCGGAAACCTAATTGACCCCGACTTATATAAAGTTAAACTTTTTCCACAGAAAAAGCTTGTAGAGTTTTCCAAAATAGCAGAACAGTATGTTGAAGAAGTAAAGATTCGCAACTTTAACCAGAATCTTTAAATATTCTTCTACCCTTTCTTATTTTTAAAGTGAAACTTATGATTATAGACGGCATGCGGGTAGAAGTAACACGATTTGATAATCTCTATGAACTTTTAAAAGTGGAGCAAACTCACTATATTTTAAAATTTGAGTTAAATAAGGACGATGCAATCTATTATATGATTGCCGATGGCCCAAGTTTTGCTTTGCTTGCTTTCTGTTTTGACAAAAATTTTACTCATGAAAACATAAAAATCGAAAATGGCAAAGCTATGGATTGCACAGAGTTAAACGGTACCACTATTGTAACTGTCAAAATTGAAGAGGATACCTTCTTAGAAAAAATCCTTGAATGCATCTATCCAGATGAAGAGAAACCTAAAAAGAAGTGGCGGTTCTTCTGAAAGTTACACTCATTAATCCCCCCGATCCTAACTCCATTGCGAAGGACTTAGACCCTTCCCTTGGGTTAATGTATCTATCTTCTTTTTTAAAAAATCATAATGTAGAATGTGAAATCTTAGATTTTGCGTTGCACGATAAATCCGAATGGTTATCCTTAATTAAATCTCATAAATCAGACCTTTATGGGCTAACTGTTTACTCTTCAAGTGTGTCTACAGCAGATATTATTAACAAATTAATCAAAAGTGTACATCCAGAGTCAAAGATAATTTGGGGTGCAACGCATGCCTCGTACGAATGGATATCCTCGTTTATATATTCTCCAGAATTAGACTTTATAGCACTTGGAGAAGGTGAGGAAACTCTTCTAGAACTCTGTAGAAACTCTGATGGAAACTATAATTCTATAGCTGGGTTAGCTAATAGAGATGGGCAAAGCATGTTCATTTCCAACTTGAGACCCCTAATAAAGAATATTGATGAGTTACCACTTCCAGATAGAACCATAGATTTGCATCAGTATACACGCAAAGTTGACGGGGTTCCCTCAACACCAATTATGACTTCTAGAGGATGTAGTTACAACTGTCTTTTTTGTTGCAGTAGATACTTCTGGAAATATCCACGGTTTCATAGTTTTGAACGAGTTAAAACCGAGTTGAACATTATTAAGGAGCAAGGTTTCAACGCTGTACATTGCTGGGATGACACTTTCACCCTCAACCATGAGAGACTCTATAAGATTTTAGATGAAATTAAAAGACTGAAGTTTACTTTTAGATGCAATGGCGACCTACGGTTAGATACAAAAGAAGTTCTACAGAAACTCTATGAGAGCGGATGTAGAGAATATGCTGTTGGTATAGAATCTGGAGATCAACAAGTGCTTAACGCTATCAATAAACGTACTACTGTAGAACGCAACAAACAAGTTATGAAATGGGCTAAAGAAGTGGGACTACCAATTAAAGCCTATCTAATGGTTGGTAATGTTGGAGAAACAATGGATTCTATTAAAAAAACTATAGATTTCATCAAACAAACTGGTCCGGAATATTATACTATCTCAAATTTTGTACCAATGCCAGGTTGTCAAATTTATTCTCAACCTGAAAAGTACGGTATTAAATTCAGAACCAAAAACTGGGATGAGTACTTTGTTGTAGGCAGGAAAAATCAAGGTGGTTGCGTCATAGATACCAAAGAAATGACAGCCGAGCAAATAGCTGAAGCCAGAGAAATGCTTATCGCAGAACTACCCAAACAAACTGGTAAATTGCAAGACTATTATAAAAAAGTGAGTTAATGTGAAGACAATTTTGTTGTGCGGCGGAAAAGGGTTAAGGTTGCCTGAAGAAACCTCAGAGCGCCCCAAACCCCTTGTAGAAATTGGTTCTCAGCCTATTTTAACCCATCTAATGAAAATCTACAGTCACTATAACTACAACGATTTCATAATCTGTCTAGGCTATAAAGGTTACATGATTAAAGACTATTTCCTTCATTTCTATGAACATATCAACAATATCTACATAGATTTAGAAACAGGAGAAAAACACATCTCCTCTTATAAAGAGCCGTGGAAGATAAATCTATTAGATACAGGCGAAAACACAGCAACCGCTGGTAGAATGCTTTTTGCCCAAGAATTTCTAAACCCCGCAGAGCCATTCATGATGAACTATTCCGATGGTCTATCAAATGTAAACATCCGTGAAGTTGTAAACTTTCACAATAAACATAAAAAACTAGCCACCTTTGTAGCTGTAAACAACCCAAGTAAATTTGGTACAGTTTCACTTTCTAAAAATGGAACTGTAGAAAAATTCGGAGAAAAAGTCCAAGACGGATCCTACATCAACGGTGGATTCTTCGTTCTACAAACCGAAGTCTTTAAATATATAAAAGACTCTAAGACAAGTTGGGAATTTGACGTTCTTCCAGAACTTGTCAGAGACCATCAGTTGATGGCTTACAAGTATGACGGGTTCTGGAAATGCATGGATTCCTTGAAAGATAAAATTGAACTTGAAGAAATGTGGAATTCTGGTAAGGCGGCCTGGAAAGTATGGTAAGAAAATTAGATAATTCGGGTATTCAAAAATTCTATTTTGTTTCTGATAAACTTTATTCTTTTAGTTGGAAACTTCGTAAAAAAGTCCTAATAAATTTACTGGATATTTATTCTATATAATATTAAAACATACCTATTTATATGCATGCTTTACTAAAAAGGGTTGTTATTTTGTTGCATACCAATTTACTTTTTTGGATCATAATAAAGACAAAGTTAATTAATAGTTGGAAGGTATGGTAAATGAAAGAAATTAAATTATTAATTGGTGAAGATATAATTCAAGCTATTGTAGATGCTTTTTATGCAGTAGATGAAGAACCCATAACTATTTCTGGTAATGGTGTAAGAATTATCTTAATGAAAGATAGATTTGATGAAATTGTATCTTTCAACCCAAAAAGTGTAATTGAGGTTAAATATGCGTGTCGCTGATTACATCTTTAAATATCTAAACGAAGAAGCTAAAGTAGACACCATTTTCATGGTTACTGGTGGTGGTGCCATGTTCCTCAATGATGCTATAGGCCAAACCAAAAATCTTAAATATATCTGCTGCCACCATGAACAAGCAGCCACAATGGCAGCTTCCGCCTACAGTCGTTATACTGGTAAACTCGGGGTTTGTGTTGTCACCACGGGGTGTGGTGGAACTAACACTTTAACTGGAGTTCTCGGTGCCTACCAAGACAGAATTCCCATGCTGATTATCTCTGGTCAATCTAAAGTTTCTGAGTGTACTTATTTCAGAGAAGATAACGAACTTAGACAGTTAGGAGTACAAGAAGTAGATATTTCTAAATTAGTAAAATCAATAACTATTGCATCTTTTACTATTGAAAAAACAGAAAATGTAAAAGAATATCTAACATGGTCTATAGAAAAAGCTTTTGAATATCAAGGACCAGTTTGGATAGATGTCCCTATAAATATTCAAGGTGAAGAAATTGCTTGATAAAGAAAGTATTGAAAAGTTAAAACTATTTCTTTTAAATTCAAAACGTCCAATACTACTTGTGGGTCATGGTGTAGAATTAGGTAATGCACAACGAAGACTTATACAGCTTCTTCAATGTTATCAAATTCCAGTTGTTTGGTCCCAAGGCGGAATTAATGTGCTACCTTCAACTCATCCTTTAAATATTGGTAAAATTGGAACCAAAGGTTCTAGAGCAGGAAACTTTGCTGTACAAAACGCAGACTTAATAATATCTATAGGTTCTAGACTTTCTGTAAGTACTACTGGTCAGAACTATGAATTATTTGGTAGAGAAGCAAAACTTATAGTTTTAGATACTGACAACGTTGAACATACGAAAAATACCGTAAAGATTGATTTATTTATTGAGGCAGATGCTAATGACATATTATATACAATACATCATCATATCTATGATAGTAACGGTCCTAATTGTTCCGAATGGGTTCAAAAATGTCAACATTGGAAAGAAATCTTTCCCGTTTACCAACCAGAGTTCTCAAAGACTGATAAAGTAAACATGTATTATTTCATAGAAGAATTGTCAAATCAGTTACGAGAAAACGATGTAGTTGTCGCAGACGCAGGCTCTGCTATGTTTGTTACTTCACAGGGGCTCCGCTTCGGAGAAACCAACAAAGTTATCTTAAGTCACGCGCAAGCCGAAATGGGTTTCACAATACCAGCCTGTATAGGTGTAGCCTGCGCAAAACAAGGAGACGTAATTGGTATCACTGGCGACGGCAGTTTCCAGATGAACATTCAAGAGTTGCAAACTATAAAGCATCACAATTTACCGATTAAACTTTTTGTGTGGAATAATGAAGGATATCTTTCTCAGAGACATACACAGATGTCTTACTTCGGTAGATTAACTGGAGCAGATGCATCCTCGGGAGTCAGCTTCCCAGATTTACAAAAGATTGCTTATGCCTATGGAATCCCATATGTTGAAGCTGCTTCCAGCACTTATTTGCCTTTTACTATAGAATACACTTTATCTAAACCAGGACCAGTTATCTGTGAGATTCAATGCTTAAAAGAGCAAGACATTTTAACTATTAAATCTAAACAAGTTGACGGTAAATTTGTTTCTATGCCTCTTGAAGATATGTATCCTTATTTAGACCGAAAGATTTTTATGGAAGAGATGGTTATTAAACCTCTAGAGTGTTCGTTAAAGTGAGAATAGCAATTTTAGGTTCATCGGGTCACGTTGCAAATAATCTTTTTAGAAGTTTTAGAGATAATAAAGATTTCGTCTATCAATTTTCTAGAGAATCTATAGAAGATCCATACGATATAAATAGTATGTATAATGTTCGTTCATATAATGAACTTTATTATTGTAATTATGATGCTATAATAAATTGTGTTGGTTTTGGAAACCCAGCCTCGGTAGAAACTGCGGGTGCTGAAATTTTTAGAGTAACCGAAAAATATGACAATATGTGTATAGATTATCTAAAAATTCATCCATCTACGAAATATGTCTATATTAGTAGTGGCGTTGCCAATAATAGAATAGATACATCCAATCTATATCAATTATCTAAAATTTATACAGAAACAAAACATAGAACCCTACCAGAGTTAAATATTATAGATATTAGACTCTACTCATTTTTTACAAGATTCTCAAATTTGGAAGATTCTTTCTTCATGTCACAACTCATAAAATCTATAAAGAATAAAACAGAGTTTGTGACAGACGAAGCTTTGATGTGGCGTGACTACATTAATCCGAAAGACTTATATTCGTTGATACAGCTATGCTTACAAGAAGAGAAAATTAACGGTTGGTTTAATACTTTCAGCCTTAAACCAGTAGAGAAGTTTGAAATTTTAGAATACTTCCAAAATAAGTATAACTTGCGCGTCAAGTTTGTACCCAAGCACACTGGTTTCAGTTCTTCAAATGACTCTTCATATTTTGCAAAGGGAACTGATGGGGTAAAACAGGGTTATAAACCAACATATACTTCTATAGATACTATCAAAGAAGAATCGGAGTTTTTATTAAATGGAACAACTTGAAATTTTTAGAAATAAAAAAATTCTTATAACCGGAACATCTGGTTTTAAGGGATCTTATCTTGCTTTATGGCTTAATATGCATGGAGCTAAAGTTAATGGATTTTCATTAGAACCACCAACAGATCCCAATATATTTGAATCTTTAAAATTAAAAAAGTATATTACACAATATTATGGTGATGTACGTGATAAAATTAGGTTTGAAACCATAATAGAAGAAACTCAACCAGAATATGTTTTTCATCTTGCGGCGCAACCTATTGTTAAAACTTCATATGAAAATCCAACAATGACATTTGAAACTAATATTTTAGGTACCTTAAATTTAATGGAAATTTGTAAAAACCATAATTCTATAAAATCCATAGTTGTCGTTACCAGTGATAAAGTTTATAAGGATAAATACCCATATATTTATTCAGAGGATTCGGAGTTAGGGGCAAATAGTGATCCTTATTCCACAAGTAAAGTTTGTTCGGAGTTTGTAGTTGAATCTTATAAAAAAGTTTTTAAAGAGAAGGGTATTGCTTTAGCTACAGTTCGCGCGGGTAATGTTATTGGGGGAGGAGATTGGGGAACTAATAGAATTATTACATGTATTATTGATTCTTTAATTAAGAATTATGAATTAGGTATATATTCACCCAAAGCTATTAGACCATGGCAATCTATATTTGATTGTATTTACGGTTATATGCTCGTATCGGCAAATTTAAAAACAGAATCTTGGAATTTTGGACCAAAATCTATAAATTCTATAACTGTAGAAGAGTTAGTTAATAAACTTATGAAAATGTGGGGTTCTGGTAATTATTCTATTATAGATAAAAATTTTGAAGAAACAAATTATTTAAAATTAGATTGTGAAAAGGCAAATAGAGAATTAAATTGGTATCCAAAATATGATATAAATGAAATTTTAAATAAAACAGTTTCTTGGTATAAAAATTTCTATAATAATCAAAATATGTATAAATTTACATTGGAGCAAATTAAAGAATATGAAAAGAAGTAAAAAAGATAGGTTACCAATGAAATGTTTGGAATGTGGTAAGATTATTTACTTAACTCCTTATCTTAGTAAAATTAGGAAATATTGTTCTTCAAAATGTTCTGATAAAAATTTGATAAGAAGGAAAAAAATGGGAGAAAAAATGTCAATAGTCAAAACTGGAACTAAGATGAGTGAAGAATGTAAATTAAAGCATTCACAATATAGGGGTTGGAAGCACACCGAAGAATCAAAAGAAAAATGTAGACAAGCACGATTACATCAGACATTTAAAAAATTTTCGAATATAGAAAAACTTATAAAGGAAGAAATTCTAAAAAGAAACTTGCCCTTTGAACATAATAAAGAAGTTTTGTGTTGTATACCAGATTTTTCTAACAAGAAATATAAAATAGCAATTTTTTGTGATGGTACTTATTGGCATTCAGATCCAGAAAAATATTCTATAGATAAATTAAGTAAAATACAAATACATAATATGTCTTATGATATAAAAAATAATGAAGCATTAAATAAGGAAGGATATAAAGTTTTGAGATTTTGGGAAAGAGAAATAAATGAGTCTCCACAAAAATGTGTAGATTCAATGGAAAGAGAATTATTAATAAGAGGGTATATAAATGAGTAGAATACTATTATCGGGAATAACTGGCTTCGTATCTGGAGAATTAATACCAAATCTAATAGATAGAGGTCATGAAATCTATGGTATTTCAAGATATGTTACTGGTAGAGTTGCACCAATAAATTCAATACCAACATATTTTGCTGATCTAAGAGATGGGTTTACCATAAGAAAAATAGTCCGTGATGTACAACCAGACAAAGTTATACATGTTGGTGCATTATCTAGAGTTTCAGAATCATACGATCATCCACAAGAATTTGTTGAAGCAAATCTTCAAGGTACAATAAATCTTGCAGAGGCCTGTCTTAGAGAATGTCATAATTTTAAGCAATTTCTTTTTGCAGCTACAAGTGAAATGTTTGGTAATAATGGATTTGAAATTCAAAAAGAAACAAATCCAAGGAATCCAGCATCTCCTTATGCAGTAAGTAAAGTTGCTTGCGAGAACTATCTTAATTATATGAGGGAAGCTTATAACTTTCCATCGACAATTTTAATTCCATATAATACCTACGGACGTAAAAAAGACTTCCATTTCTTTGTAGAACGTACAATAACTCAAATGTTGACAAAAAACAAAGTTTCCTTAATAGATCCCGAACCAATAAGAGATTGGATGTTCATTAAAGATCATGCTAATGCATATCTAACATGTTTAGAAAATGAAAAGGCAATAGGCGAAACATTTAATTTCTGTACAGGAACTGGCATGTCTATTAAAGAAACAGCAGAATTAATTGCAAAATTAACCGACTTTAAAGGAGAAATTATTTGGAATTCTGGTCCAAAACGTCCAACAGAAAGTAAAGTTATTATAGGGAATAATGATAAATCTAAAAAAATTCTTAATTGGACGCCAAAATATACTCTTGAAAAAGGTCTAAAATTAACTATAGAAAACTTACGAGAAGAAGTTCTATGAGTATACCAATACAAATTTTCAAAATTAAACAAGTAGACTATGAAAAACTTGAGAAACCCAAAACCTCTATAGTACTCTGTACTTTTAGAGAACACCCAAAATTTGAACTTCTATATGAAAGTCTATCACACCAAACTCTAAAAAACTTCGAACTTGTTATAGCTGACTACCTCTGTGAAACCCGTAGAGAATTAATACAAAAGTTGTCACGAAAATATGGTATTCCCACAGTCCACGTTCCTCGTGATAAATACGGTGTGAAAGCTTTCAATGTTGGCATCGCAAACTCCTCTGGTGAATACATGATTCACATCAATGACGCCAACTACTTCCATAATCGTTTCATAGAGAAACATCTAATTACAGCTATGAATAACTTCTTAAGTTTGGGAACTCGTTATTTCATCTATAATATTGACTTCCCAATTGAAAAACATCTAACAGCTTCTATAGAAATCCCAGAAAACTTAGACAAAGATACATCATTTCTGATAAATCAGCAAAGCAATGGAATTAAAGATTATCTGCATTTAAACTTTGGAGAACATAAACTTACAAGTCCCCAAGACTTTAGGATGTTAGGACTACCACCGAAGTTTATCATAGATAACAATTATATTATTGAAGCCGCACCTGGTTGGAGTTACGGGGGAAACATTTGTGGTCCGACAGAACTCTTTTTAAAAATCAATGGGTTTGACGAAGCGTTTGATAATGGTTATGGTTGGTCTGATTGTAATCTTGGAGTAAGAGCATTCAACGCAGGTTACAAGTCATATATGAACATTTCCAATTGGAGTCTTGAAATACACGATAACGACCATGACAGTGTTTACAATCTGCTTCCAGATTATGAATCTAAAGAAGCATCTAACCACAATTGGAAGCTCTATGAAGAAGCTTGCGACAAAAAACTTACAGCTGTTAACCCCCACATGGATTTGCGTAAAATAAGAGAAGAAACTTTAAAAGGTAATTTAAAATGAGTTTAGAAGAATGGTATAATGAAAATCCTTCCATGAAGCAGGATTTAAAAATTTTATACGAAATGGTTCATTTCAATAAACCAAGACAAATTGTTGAGATAGGTACTGGTCATTCTACAATGACTATGGCATATGCTCTAAAATGTTTTATGATGGATGTAAAAATACTTACTACAGATATTGATAAAGTTCGTGTAGAATATTTTATGAAAAAAATAGATAGTGCAGACTTATCAAATTACTGTATATTGCATACAAAGGATTCTATTGAATTTTTAAATGAAATAAACTTTATATCAAGTTATATTGAGAAAATCGTAGATATGATTTTTATAGATTCTGCTCATGAATACCAGAAAACTTTAGATGAAATTATTGCAGCTAATAATATTTTATCCTCAAAAGGATTTATATTTATTCATGACACCACAAATGGGTTTGTGTTAGCGGCAATTAAAAAATTCCTTGAAAATAATAATTTGTATATATATTCCAATTTTCCAACGCAGTGCGGTTTGGGAGTTTTAAAAAGAAAATGATAACTAAATTAGAATCCTTAATAAAAGAATATAACGAATCCTACGAATCCAGAGGTATGACTTTAGATGCTCATACCATGTATAATTTTATAATTGATAGAAATCTGAAGAAAATCTTAGAAATTGGTGTCCTCCACGGTTCCACCACGAGATTTCTCGCTTTAGCAGTTTCACAACTTAAAGACGCCAGCTTAACAAGCGTTGACATCGAAAATCAATGTCTAGAAGAAGCAAAGCAGAAGCTTGAAAGTGACGGAACCTTAGCAGGCGTAAACTTTGTTTGTTCCGACTCAGTAAAGTTTCTTAGCGACCAACTCTTAGATTCATGGGATCTAATTTTTATAGATACAGATCACACCTTAAAGCAAACTATAGCTGAAGTTTTCTTGGCAGGACTGGTTGTAAAACAAAATGGTGGTCACATCTTTTTACATGATGCACACATGCCAGATGTTATGACAGCCATTAGAGTTTTCTCAGAATATAATAAAGGTCAATGTAGTATGACAGTTTTCAAAACCGAATCTGGTTTAGTTTTAATTCAAATGGAGAAAAAATAAAATGAGGATAGCATACGTAAGTACTTATAGATGTTCTTGTGGTGTAGGGATTTACCTAGAGGAATTGGCAAACTCAGAATCAAAACTTGCAGAAGTTAAAGTTTTTGCAGAAAAACTTATTCCTCCTCAGGTAGAGAATCCTCCGTTAGACCCAACAATAAATGTAGACTATGAACGTTGCTGGTTACGAGGAGAAGGTTATACTACTTTACAAGAAAAAATATTAGAATATAAACCAGATGTTTGCCACATACAATTTGTGGCTGGAATTTTTGGCAGCCTTGACTATGAATTAAATAGTCCTTTCCAAAAATTCTGTAAAGCTCTACGAGACGCAAATATACAAATCGTTATGACTCTACATGATATTCCACAACATATGCCACAACAAACCAACCTTGGTAAATGGTATAAAAACCTTAATGCAAAATTCATCATTATGAATATAGAAATGTCCGCAGGACTGCGAGAATGGGAACCAAGTTTAGATATCAATTTGATTCCTTTGGGAACCCCGATGTTTACTCCTATAGATAAACTGGAAGCGCGTAAAAAACTTGGGTTAAAAGAAGAAGATTTTATTATGACTCAAGTTGGTTTCTACGGAATAGACAAAGGAATGCTTGATATTGTCAAAGCTGTTCCAAATGTTAACATTCCCAACTTTAAGCTTGCTTTTGCTGGTGGTTTCCACCCATTAGCTTCACCTGTGCACAAACCCCATGTCTTAGAATGTATGAAGTTTGCTATACAAAATAAAATCACAAACAAAGTAATCTTTGTAAATAAAATTCTACCAGAAGATGAAATCAATCTATGGGCTTCCGCCTCAGATTTCTTAATTCTTAATCAACAAATGGTATTTGGAAGTTCTACCTCAGCATCTGCTCATAGAATTCTCTGCGCGGGTAAGCCGGTTATTATGAGTCAATCCCCAAAATTGTCAGAGTTTCTTAACGGTATACATTGCGTGAAAACTTCTACTGAACAAATCTCCGAAAATGTTAATAAGTTGTATTTGGATAAAGTTCTACAAGAAAAGATTTCAAAAAATGCGTTAGAATATGGCAAGAAAACATCTTTCGATGTTATTGCTTTAAAGCATATGGAGGTTTACAAAAAATGAAACTATATCAAACATTAAATATGTTCAACGAAGAAGGAGTTATCATCTCCGAAACCATTTCAGACGATACCGAATACCACTTCTTTATTAACGGTAAGGAAATAAATCTATGATCCGATTTGGCAGTTTAGACTTTCACGATGAGGAGAAGCAAGCTATAGAAGACGTTATCTCTCAAAAAGAACCCCAATTAACAATGGGTAAGAAAGTCTATGAGTTCGAGCAAAGTTTTGCTAAATGGCTCGGTGTAAAACATGCTGTAATGGTTAACAGCGGTACTTCAGCACTCATGGTAGCTTTACAAGCCGACAATGAAGTTGGTGGACATGATTTAATTACATCGGCCCTAACTTATCCAGCAGATTGGAATGCTCTACGAACCACAAGCACTCCCTTTAATGTTCAAGATGTAGGAAATGATTTAGTAGTGCATGAAAATAAACATTCTGTAAAAGACCATCTTGCAGTACATTTACTGGGTAAACCTTGTAGAGTAAACGCAATTATAGAAGACTGTGCAGAAGCCTTAGGTTCTTCTATTAATGGTAAAAAATTAGGTTCCTTCGGACTTTTAAGTGTCTTTTCATTATATGTTGCGCATGCTATTAATACTATTGAAGGTGGAATGGTAGCTACAAACAACGATAAATTGTACGATATTTGTAGAAGTCTGCGAGATAATGGTAGAATCTGCACCTGCCCAGTTTGTACCTTAAAATCTACTGGTGTTTGTACAAAACGTTATTCTTCAGAATCTATAGAACGAAGATGGGAAGTCGGAACAAGCGTTGGATACAACTATAAACCTACAGAAATTCAAGGAGCACTAGGACTGGTAAAAATGAAGCACGTAGATGAAATTTGTAAAAGAAGAAATGAAATCTTCCTAAGATACAGTGATGCTTTCAAAAACTTTAAACAGGAGTCTGACGAATATATAGTCTCTATAGCCTACCCAGTAGAAGTAAAAGACCCACAGAAAACTATAGCTAAACTCGAAAAAGATGGTATCGAATGTCGCGGCATGTTCCCAGCTTATAGTTCTTTCCAGAAAAATGCTTATAGAATCAACCAAACCCACATTTTGCTACCCCTCCAGCAAGAAATGACAGATAAAGATGTCGATTACGTGATTGAGAGTGTGAAAAAATGTCAATAACTGATGGAATTATTATATGCACATTTAAAGCATTTGAACCTTTAGAGCCAGGAGATATGGTTAAATCTCATTATAAACAAGTAAAAAAAATAACAAAAAAAGATAAACTGAGTGAAATTATTGGTATCGTTGATTCATTCCTTAATATATTTCCTATAGAAAAAGGAAATGATGTTCATATACAAGTTTTTGGTCGCTGTAAAGTTAACAAAGATATGGAAGATATAATATTATGTCATTAAGTATTATAGTTCCCGCGTGGAATCATTGGCAAACAACAGCAAATTGCTTAGCCTCAATTTTTAAAAGTAAAATACTCATACCCTATAAAGTTATCGTAATCAATGACAATTCTACAGACTATACGGCAAAGCTTCTACAAACTATAGGTCAAGAAGGCTATCCAATAACTTTACTAACAAATGACGAAAATAAAGGTTATCTTGGTTCTACAAACATGGCTCTAAAAATTGTAAACTCTACCTATATTTTATTTTTGAATAACGATGTTATATTAGACAAAAATTGCATAAAAGAGCTTATAGAGGTCTATAGACAGCACCCAGATATCGGTATTCTTGGTGCCACCCAACTTGATGTTAACAGAAATGAATTGTATCCATTAAAGTTTTTCTTAAGAGGAGAAAAAGCAACCATTCGAGATCATATCATAGCAACCAATATTCCAGAAAATCTAAGAGAAGCGGATGTAGCTTATTGTGATGATGTACACTTCGCGTGTTCGTTAACAACTAAAGAAGTTATAGATAAGATAGGCGGTCAACTTGACCCAGATTTCGGACTTGGTAATTACGACCAGGAAAGTGCCTGTTGTGCTGTTAAAGAACAAGGCTACCAAATTGCAGTTGCTCCACGGGCAAAATTTGTTCATCTCTGTTCAGTCTCTGTTCGAGATAAAATCTCAGAATATTCCTTATTGCTTGATAAAAACCGTGAACTCTTCTTTAAAAAATGGGGTCAGAAACTTAAGGAGAATAAAATCTAATGAAGAAACTTAGTATAATTATCTGTGGTTGGAACAACTGGAAGTACACAGCAAAATGTCTATCTCATATTTTCAAGTCTACATATAGTAAAGAAAACTATGATATTATCTTTATAGACAACGCTTCATCCGACAAGACAGAAATTCTCCTTACTTATTTAGTCGAACAAGGAGAACCCATAGTCTACCTAAAACAAAAAGAAAACATGGGATTTGTTAAAGGTAATAACATAGGTTGGAAAGTTGCACAAACACCCTATGTGTTACTACTAAACAATGATGCCTTCGTACAAGAAAAATGCATAGAATCTATGATGGAAATTATAGAATCTGACCAAAAAATTGGTGCTGTCGGAGCTATAGAATACACTTTAGATGGAATTCCTACTAAAGGAGATAAACCCTTCATCTTTTTTAAACCAAAAGTCTTATTAGACCCAGAACTTAAATCTTTAGAAGAACTTGGTTATAAAGATATGCCAAAATTTGTAGATGTAGACATCGTTGGTAGCGCCTGCTCAATAGTTCGTAAGGACGCCTTAAAAGGTAAAGATATTTTTGATGAAAGATATCATCCCGCACACTATGACCAAGAAGATGCTTGGATGCAAATAAAACATGTTAACGGATATAGAATTGTCATGCCAGTATATGGTGTAGTTTTCAAGCATAAAATCGCCGCAACTACAAGTCAGAACTTGAAACTCTATGAAGAAGTTTTAAAAGTAAATAAACAAAAATTCTTAGATAAATGGTTAACTGAGGTTAAACAATGAGTGGTAATAACGCAGAATGGATTAAACGCAGAAAAGAACTTTTAAGTAACATAAAGAAATTTAAGTCAGAAGGAGATAGATTAAGTAAAACTACCCAAATTAACTATATGCATAATGCTATGCATGAATCCGTAGTAGGTTTCTCTGGATGGTTAAATGGTTGGATTTCTACAGAATTAACAAAGAAAATCAAGGTTGATGAACAATCAATTCCAATTTTGACAGATAAAGAATTAGATGATTTCTTCATGAGATATCAAGACATCGCCACCAAATTCATAGAGTTAGACATTGAAATCACAGATAGTATCACTAAGAAAGCAAAAAAGAAAACCATCTTCAACAAATTCGAAATTAAAGATACTTCTTCACGGATGGTTGTTTAATTGAAGGTTGCACTTGTAAGTACACTTGGAGTTAAATGTGGGATTTCAACCTATAGTACATACCTTGGAGATGAACTTAATAAACTTACAAATGTTTTTGTAACTGGGTTAGCTGAATTTCCATTTCCAGATGATAGAGCTATAGATACTTTTAAACCCTCCTTTCCTTATTATAATTGCTGGCAACGTTCAGAACCATATAAAAATTTAATAGAAGAATCTAAGAAGTTTGATTATGACATCTATCATATACAACATCAATTTGGATTGTTTTCAAATGAGCAAGATACAATAGAACTTTATGAAAAATGTAAGAAGCCTATTATCACAACTTTACATGATGTAGTACAACCAGATCCTAGAATGAGTAGATATTTTTCCTCGATTATAGAAAACTCTTCTAAACTTATAGTTCATACAAAAACTTGCTATGATTTACTACAGCAATGGAATTGTCCAACTTCTAAAATAGAATTAATACCACATGGCACAAAACTTATAGATGTTCCAGACAAATTAGAAGCCCGAAGAGTTCTACAGATTCCAGAAAAAGCCAAAGTTATACTTTCGTGGGGATTTATTTGGGAATCCAAAGGTATCCTAGATTTAGTTAAAATTTTAACTGAAGTTAAAAAAGTATACCCAGAAACAATCTTAGTACACGCAGGTGGCGTTCACCCAATAATTCAAGGTTCATCATATCTACAAAATATCTTTAAAACAGCTCTTAAAGATGGGTTAACACCTAAAGATTTAATTGTTACAGGTTGGCTTGCCGAAGATAAAGTTCCTCTCTATTTCAGTGCTTCAGATTTAATAGTTTTAAACTATATGCGTGGTTCTGCAAGTGCAAGCGGTGCAGCCCACAGAGCAATGGCAGCTCATAGACCTTTGGTTGGAACTGATGATCCATGCCTAAATGGGGATATACCAAGATATATTGTTCCTCGTTTTGATATAAATGCCCTGAAAGATGGGATAGTCAAAGTTCTATCTGATGAAGTTCTACAGAAATCTTTAGTTGAGCAAGCTGATAAAGTTGCACAAGAAACCTCTTGGAGTAATACTGCTAAAAAACATTTAGCAGTTTACTCATCTAGTTATTAATAATGGCAAACCACCAGATATAGCAGCCATTTTTTGTAAAATATTCCTCTTATCTTCAGCAGCTTGAACAGGATAATTCATTATAGGTACAGGAATTCTTTTTTGAGCTTGGTCTGTAAATAAACATTTACTTGTTAATGTATTACCAGACCAATTATGTTCTAAATCTATTAATTCAAAATTAGAATTGATATCCTCAGAATTTATAATTACTGGATATCTTGTTCCTATAACATAAGGTCTCGTAATTGCAGTTATATCTATTTGAGTTGTAGGACTTTGATTTATACTTAATTTTGTATCTCCAGTATTTTTAGCATATAAAGAATTATTAATATTATCATCATTAATAATTTCAGTTCTTAAACCATAGGCATTTATAGAATTACTACCACTGGTATGATATTGAAATTTTGTTCCAAAATAAAGTCCATCAACATCAATTTCTTTAGTACTTGAACTATTTGCATATGCAAAAGAAACGGATGTTATATTATACCAATCTGGATTACCTATTCTTTCCCATTTATAAGAACCAGTTGTCGTATTATAACTACCAGTTATACTTATTCCTTCATAAGCTGCACCCAAATTAATGGTATACTCATACCATGTTAATACACCACTATTATTTTGGGATTCTAAAACACATGCAAAATAATCATTCCATCCATTTGTATGTAAATTTACAAATAACGGAGTACTCAATCCAGTGGTAGGCATACAAAGATAAAAATGCAATATATCTCCGCTGTTTAATGATAACGTATTTGGAAGCGTTTTTATAAACCTTAATGCACTATATGTAACAGGAGCAGATCCTGTTTGAGTATAAATAAAGGAACTTCCAGTAGCACTACCTATAGAATAAGAAACTACATGGACTGATTTATTTATACCAGAACCAGTTAATCTCCCTTCCCATCCAGTAAGGTTTGTCTCAGTCCAACTATCGTGACTCATTGGTATGTCTGAACCCGATATTGAAGATGAATCTCTAACACCAAAAACATAATAATCATTTTTTATATCGGCTAAATCTTTGACATATTTATAACTTAGTATATCTACTCCTTCCTCAAATGTTGTAGTAGAATCCAAATAAGACTGCCTTGGAAACCAATGTAAATTACTTCCAGTATCAGTATAGTAATCTTTATTATCAAAATCTGAAATTTCTGTTAAACCATCAAAACACGATGTGTTATCTTGTACAAATTCATATATGTCGGATGAACCACTAATAAAAGTATTTGTAGATGCTAACCCAGCAGCATTTTTCAAGGAAACTGCACTTTCATACAAAGAACCTGTATACATTCTACGTTGTAATATTCTTTCTAAAGGCTCTCCCAAATCTCTACCAGTAAAAGTTCTATAACAGCCAGATTCAGAATAAGAAACTTCTTTTGTATCAATTCTACCAGTAAACATTTCCGAGGTTTGTGGTGTTAATCCAGAACCAGTATATCCAAACCACATTTTAACAGTATCGAAAACTTCTATATCTTTAAAGGCATTGCCTGTAATAAATCCACTCGCATTGCTACCAGTATCAACAATTGTAATTTCAAAACTTCCCAGTGCCGTAGTTAATCCTGGTTTTACCCTAAAAGATATAAGTTCATTATTAATATAGCCATATCCAAATCCACGACGTTTGGTAGAACCACTCCAAAATTCGATTTTATAAACTGGAGTATACATCATTAAACTCAAAGTATTTCCACAGCCTCTAAACTAAACTTTCTTTCCATTGGATTTGTACCGGAATCTTTAAAATTTATATTATAAAATAATATTGTAACTTTAGAAATTCCAGTCTCCAATGGATAAGTATATGTTAAAGAACCCGTAGTATTTTCTAATGCACTTATATAAGATGTTCCACCACCAACAGTAATTGTACCATCCAAAGTAAATTCTCTATTAGAAGTTCCAAACCTTTGAATAATATCCTTGTTAGCTCCAGGAAGTTTAATTATAGACATTTTTGTAGACTGTTTAACAGTTATAGTTTGAATACATCCATAAGAAAACTCTGTTCCTGAAGAATTTTTTATTATTGTTACCATTATTATGAAACTCCTCTTCTTCTTTTTTCAACAAGCATTCTTTTAGCCATTGCATCTAACATGTTATCAACACCTATGTTTGATGATATAGCACCTGTAGTCATATTAATGTTAACTACATTAAAATTTGATCCTCCGGCTGGAACAACAGTTTCATTTTTATGTAATAAATATGCACCAGTTGCTGGTATTGTACCACCTTTTTGATATGAAGGTAAAGACATGTATGATGCCGAAACAGCAGATGCTCCTGCTGCACCCGCAGCTAATAATCCCATTGCTGCTGGGTTACCTGCAACTGTTTGTAAAGTAGCATATGCACCGGCTACCTTCATTGTTGATGCCGCTTCCGCCAAATTCACTGTAGTTTTCGCAGCAGAAACCATAGAAGATATTACAATAGCGGTTCTATACATATCCACGGCGGTTGTTGCAATTCTCATAGCTGCACTAATAGCATAAACATATCCTAAAAATTCTTTTACTTGTTGATTATTTCCCAAAAGATTCGTGTTTAAAATGGATATGCTTCTACCCATCAACATTAAATCCCAAGAAACACTGCGAATCGGGGAAATTTGGTTTCTTAGTTCATTAGAATACTCTTCAGCATCTTCTTTAGATTGCCCCCATACACTTTTGGTAGTTCTACCTAATGTTAAAGTTTCTTTTTTAGCTTCTTCGGTACCAGTATTATCAAAGGAGGAAGTAATATCAATATTTATAGTAAGACTTTCTCCTAATCCTCCAACACCACTGGTACCTTTACTTATTGATTGTCCTTCGGATGACGTACCCATTGCCATTTAATTTTTACCCCCGAAACTTTGATTCAGCAATTAATCTTCTATTTTCCTCATCTTGCTGCTGTTTTAATTCATTATCTATAATAATGAATTTCTGGATCTTTTTAGATTCCTCTTTTTCAAGCTGGCTCGGCAAGCAATGGAAAGTTTTACAGAGCTGGTAAGAAATAACATCAAAATCTGCTGTTTCTCCACCGGCCAGCGAATTTATAAATTTTGTGTATCTACGTTTGAAACAAGATTAATATTCTGTGTAATCTGGAAGAGTCTTTCTCCAAGTTGACCATCAATGCTGCGCACCTCTTCAATCTTGAAAGACGCGGCTGTTTCATTTTCATACTTGAAAACAGTCTTTAAAAAGAATTGCTCATTAAAATGGACATTATTAAATGTTATAACGGAATTCATTGGGTTCACCACAGAACACTCACTTGTCAAAGTGTTCTTTTCACCCCAAGTCCACTTTCTAAAAGCAAATTTAGTTCCACTACCAGATGGAATTTCTGTAATATAATATTCTCCTTGTTTACTTAAATTGTATGTTTCTTTCATTTTTTATCCTCCACGGATTTATATTTTTATCTTTTCTCAAGATTTTTTAAAAAATTAAAAAAGATGGAAGTTAGTTTGTTCCTATTGTTAAACTGCCAGTTCCTGTGAAACTCCAAGATTCACTCATAAGGTTAGAACCTGGTCTGTGACTAACTGAATTTTTATCCAGTTTCACTCCACCTAATCGAATATAAGGTTGTCCACTTGCTGTACCATTTGGATTAATCTGTATATCAATTATAGGCAAAGCCGCGTTTCCTCCTCCTGCTCCTTGGAATTCTGCCCAGACACCCGAACCTGTGTAGAATCTTTCAAGAGTACCCGTAGTACCATAAATTCCTTCAACAAGGTATGTTGGATATCTAGAACCGCATTCTTCTTTTGCTTCAACATTATTTACGAAATCATATGATATTCTTTGTATACCATCTAATGTTTTGTAGGAACTTCCAGTTTTCCATTGAACAACCAACTGCCAGCCGGCGAAAGTCGTCATACTAAGCACCTCCCTTTTCGTACTTTGTAACTAAAGTATCTCCATAAGCCATAAATAATGGCGGTCTTGTAGTTAAATCATCTGTTCTTCTCCATTGAATATTATACATAAATGTTGACTCTCCAGTCGTTGAACTTGTATCAAAATCTGTAGAATTGAAATCTACAGGGTTAAAATTTTCTGTTGGAAAATTAATGTAACTTCCACTCCGAAGGATCCTCTCAACTTCTTTCCTCATTTTATATATTGCATTTTTTGCCCAACCTATACTTGAATTGGAATCTTGATTTGGTCTAACTATGATTTGTAGACCTAAAGTTTGTGTATCCTCATAAGTTGCTATACCAGCACCGAAGTCTATTGGAGGTGATGCATTTCCAGATTTAGGTATAACTATGATTTGCGGAAACGCAATACTTGAGTCATAAAATCTTGAACCCAATTTAACATTTCCATTATTTATAGATAAATCTCCTGTTAAATTCCAGTTATTTTTTATAAGTTGCATCACAGTTATAACTAAATCTACCATTATTAAATTTCCCCTTAAAATATAGAGGTAAAACTACCAGTAAATATATTTCCAGCAGTTCTAGAGTAGTAATTTGTAAAATCTCCATTAAATATAACAGGTCGCATAATATAAGCATTACCTACCGTGTGTGAACCTAAAATAAAACCATTTATGGCAGTTGGTGAACTTACAAAGGATTGTAATGATAAGCCGTCAAAAGATGCCTTTTCAATATTACCGTCATTATCTATAAAATTAACCGAATCACTATAAGTAAACATTTCAACATTACTAAATGTTGCACCAACTATTGAACCATTTTGTGGTATTCTAATCCCAGAACCAGTGCCAAATAACCTTATAATAATATTTCTTGCATTTGTACCGCCATTTGATGTAGAAGGAAAATCCATACCAATAGATGGATTATTAATATAAATATTATCTAAAATTGCATGACCAGTACTGGCAACGGAATTTGCAATTTGAATACCTATATTCACAGAGTTCATTTTTATGTTGGTTATTTCTGTTTGATAAGCATCTAAAATTTGAATACCAGAATTTGTTTTATTTGTACCATCAATTTGGAACCCAGAAATTTTTGATCCATTATAAGAAAGGAAGCTTGTAGGAGATGTCACTGTAAACGCAAAAATACTACCAGTTGGAACTATTTTTACTCCATCACTTAATAATGTAAGTTGTTTATCAGTAATAGTTATAGTCGAACTTATACTCCAATTTTCATTATTGTTTTTAACATATATTGTAGAACCAGAAGGAGCTGCAACAATTGCCTGATTAATAACACTTGCAATATCAGTAAAAGTAGAAAAATCTGCCTTTCCAGTTAAACCATTTTTAGCATAGTATATTAAATTATCTCTATATATTAAATATGAATAAGGTTCTGCTTCTGGTAATAAATAATCATAATCATCAACAAGAAACGTTTTTAATTTATTATAATTACCAATATCAATAACTTTTGTAAACAAATTCGTGTGACTTGAGTGTTCTTCAATCATGTCAAATGGCTGCACAAATCCAGTAGATGATGTATATAAAACAGTACCATCTGTGTCAAGGCTTGCACGTGTTGTTAATCCATACCTATTACTACCAGATGCAAATGTTTCAAATTTAGTTTGGAAAAGAATTGAATTCCGTAGTTGAAATTCACCAGAAGAAACCTCCATTGCAATTCCCGCAGCATTATCGGAATTTACCCAAAATGTAAGTTCTTCCCATAACCCATGTCCAACAGAAGAATTTCCCGGTAAATATATTCCACAACTATTTACATTATGAATATCCATATATATACGACTTAAATTAGTATTATCAAATGAATAATGTATTAAAGGAAATGGTATAAATGTTATAGTTTTAGTACAATATACACTGTAAACATCATGTATATATGTGTGTTCTGTCCAACAATTGTCTGCCGAAGTATTTTCTAACGCAATACCTCTATCCAAACCATAAACATGTAGCATGCCAACTTCATTTCCAAGCCCATTTCTAATTAAAATACCATGATTAGTTCCGTGTACAAATTCTTTACCGCTTCCACTAATACTTAAATTTAATATATGGTTTTGTACCGATGCCATCCATGTTGATCCCAAAAGTTTAATAGTATAATCTCCATCTGTTTGATTAACAAAATTAACACCATCAGTTACAAAGGTAAGTCTTGTTTTATCTTGAATAAGTATTGGCGATGTAATAGGAACATCTTTACCATCTGATTTTACAAAAATTATACTACCTGTAATTGGGGAACCTAAAATTGCAGCATTTATTACCGAAGAGGCATTTGTACCATCTATACTCCCAGCACTACCCGATCCTCCATAATCTATTTCTCCGTTTTTACCATTTTCCGCCCAATAATAACCACTACCAGAATAAATAAGATATGTTACATCTTTTAACAATCCATGAGAAAAAAGAAAGTTAGAACCACTAATTACTCCTATAGAATTAATATTAGTTATATTTGCATTTGGGCCATAAAAATTAGAACCAGATATTAAACTTCCTGTTATATTATCCGCTATAATATTTTCAATTAAACTTAATGGTCCTCGAAAAAGACTTCCGGAAATTAAATTACTTCCAGTTATATTATTTGCTATGATATTTGTAATTACAGCAATGGGTCCATAAAAGGCACTTCCAGAAACAAAAATACTACCAGTAATTTCAGACGCTGTAATACTTTCACGTAAATATATAGTACCAGAATTCATATTAATTTCTGTTGATAAAACTCCTTCTTCATAATATGTTATTTTTCCCGCTTCAAAATCCATAATTGTACAAGTAGCTCCACCATTTGGAGTATAAGTTATTGTTGTTGCTCCATCTTCAAGTATTAAAGCAGTTTGATCTGGAACACTAATAGAACCTGTACCATAATTACCTGGTTTAATATGTAAATTGCCAGTACCTATAGAATTAATAGCTAATTGAATTAATCCAATACCATTACTTCCAGATGAACCCAAAATAGTTCCATTGGTTCCACTTAACATATCATAACTACCAGAACTGTTTTGCACAACAATTCTTGTAGCTGTTTTATTTAATGCATGATCCATCATCTGATTAAATCTTATAGCATTCATTTGTGGTGGTATTGTAAAACTTTCACTCATGTTGAATAACCTTCGTAAATTCCTCTAAAATAATTATCTCGTAGTTCAAATCTTGATCTCAAAAGTATTGGTCGAGTATCTAATTCATCTATCGTCTTCCATCCATAGGAATAAATAAATGATTCATCATTTCCAGATGAAATATGGCTTCCACTTTTTATGATTCTATCAACTTCCGTACGAAGTTGATATTCAATATTTTTTGCGCTTCCTAAACTTTTATTTGAATCTGAGTCAGGACGAACCCAAATATTTATAGATATCATATCTTGAAATTGATAAGTTGGAATTGGACCACATTCTATAAGAGAACCAAGTGATGTAACTGGAGTTATTGTGATTTGGGGCATACCTATTTTTGAATCATACCAACCAGTTGAAAATTGTATTTCAGAAAGATTAATACCAGATTCTGTAGAACTCCAACCATTTTTTATAAGAATTAGAGTTTGAAGAATAGGATCAGTAGTTGTCAATAGGTAGAACCACTCCTTGGAACCAATCTTCTAATTCTTGCACTCTTAGAAATTAGTATACCGCCTTCGTACCATTCATGTAAAGGTAGTATTAAATATCTTATACCACTATTTGCCGGGACAATAACCTGGTCCCAATGTTCAATTCCAGAATCACTTCGAACTTGAATAGAGTCTATATCTTCACCATAGAAGCCAGCGTTTGTTACGACATCTGAAGTATCTTCATGGGTAAGAATAGCATTGCAACTTCCTGTAATCCAGTAGACAATTTCATCACCATAACCATAAGTTGTAGTACTTCCAGTAGTAAACGATTCACTACCAGAAACAACTCTACGAAGCCATTGAATTTGTGTACCCAAAGCATCTACAGTAGTGTTTACTTTATCTTGTGCAGATTGGAAGTTTATATTCATTTATTAGGTTCCTCACCTAAATTTTATTAACTTAATAATAACTTGGAGCAGTATCACGATATGTTGGTTCATTAGATTCTGCGCTTACAGAAAGCGGTTGTATAGCTCTCAAGTGTAATTGCGCGGCTTCTTTAAATTCAGCAATTAAATTTCTATAGGTTGCTAAAAGTAAAGGCTGTTGAATAGTAATGCCCGCTGTAATTGAAAACCCGTCTACTATAACATCTCCACTAAGAAGTGTTAAAACTCTCATACAACTATAGTCAAGCTCCGCAGCTCTTAAATGATAAAATGTTACATCATCGGTGGCAGCCATTTTATCTTGACCTAAAACACCAGTAAGATAATAATTAGCCATGTTAATTTGAGCAAGTACACTTCCAGATGATAAAGGTACATTCCAAAATACATAACTACTACCGCTATAAGTACCATTTAATACTTGCCGGACATCTTCGCACGTTACTATAGGATATATTGATGTTGACATATCATTTAGCCACTATATATACTTCTTGCCCTTCCTTTCTTAAGAAGTCACTTTGAGAACTTGGAATAGTTAACCATGTATATTTATAAACCCAATAATCTAATAAGAGGTATCGTTCAGCTAAACTAACCATTTTTAAGCCTCAATTACGTATCCTACATCAAATGGAACAGTAATATTATCTGTAACATTACTCATTATATATAATGCTTCGTTTGCAGCACTAATTCTTGGTTGACTAAATTGTTGATGTATACTTCCAGAATTGGAAAATGTTAAAAATCTCTTTGATTGTACAGAACCTGTAGTATTACCAAAATAGAAATAATGTAACCCATCTGTTTTGGTAGCAAATCCTGCATCATAAATTTTAATTCTTAAACCAGAACCAGAATTTATAATCATACTACCACTACCAGCAACAAGAGTAGTACCGTCACTCCCAGAATTAATTAAGGCAACCGAACCAGATATTCCAATTGAATAATTGGAAATGGATCCTGTAATAGCTAATGTAATTGTTGAACCTGTAATATTTATTCCAGAAATATTAGTTACTGAAGTTAATGATCCAGTTATTGCTTGTGTGTAACTGGAACCAGTAATACCTATTGGTGTATTTAATCCAATAGAACCACTTATTGGTAATGTTGAAGATGCATAAATTGAACCAGTAATTGCTAATGTGTTTGTAGATCCAGTAATATTTATACCACTAATATTCGTAATTGAGGTTAGGGAACCTGATATAGGTAGAGTTAATGTAGAACCTGTTATGTTTATACCAGAAATATTAGTTATAGATGTTAGAGAACCTGTAACCGGAAATGTAATTGTAGAACCCGTAATGTTTATACTACCAGATATGTTTGTTGTAATTAATGTAACGGAGCCCGTAATTGCCTGTGTATAACTTGAGCCAGATAAACCTATTGTTCCGCCAGTTATATTTGCAGATCCAGTTACTGCAAGTGTTCTTGTACTTCCTGTAATATTAACTCCAGATATATCTGTCACACTTGTTAAGGAACCAGTAACTGGCAAAGTTGATGCGGCATTAAAACTTCCAGTTATTGAAAACGTTATTATGGATCCAGTTATTCGTATATTTGGATTATTAGTAACCGATGTTAAAGAACCTGTTATTGGTAAAGTTGTTGTAGATCCTGTAAGTCTAACACCAGATATATCTGTAATAGTAGAAATTGTTGTAATTGAAGTTAAAGAACCAGTAACAGCTAATGTAGTTGTAGAGCCAGTAATTAATGAATATGAATTTATCTGTCCAACAGATTCTTCCATTGAAATTTTTAAATTACCAGCAGATGTTAAAGAAGTTGGAATTTGCGCAGTTTTTACTGGAGTTAAAACTGAACCTGTTTCATCCTGTAGAATAACAACTTCGGTATGAACATCACTACCACTAATAGAATTAACTACTGTTCGTTGTTTCTTTCCAAGACCAGAATCCAAAGGTAAAATTACATAATTATCTACAGGCATTTTATTTTCACCAAATTAAAAAAGATATTAATATTTAAAATTTTTAAACTGAAGATATTCCCCATATCTCTATAGAACCATGACCAAACCTAAAAATAAATAGTATTATTTTAAAAACTGTTTATGAAATCCATATTTATGTTAAGTTGACTACTTAATAAATATGAATTCTGGTTTTCTTCACCAAAATAACCATGTTTTAGGGTTGTATTTTTATATAAATTGCGGAGGCATATACTACCAAAGATTAAACTAGAATCAGGATAACTATTATTAAGTGAATTTAATTCTAAATCTGATAAAGATTTATTTTTCAGAAGTGTATAATAAGCACTTCTTCCATTAAAAAGTTGAGTGTTTAAATTGTAGCCGAATAATTCATCAGGTGATGTCGGGGTTCCTACTGTGTAACTGTTTGCGCCAAAAGTTAATACACCACTCGTGGATTTTGGATTTCCATCAATACTTATGCGGACAACTTTATTGACGAAATCAACTTCACCGTAAACTAGGTGTTTTGTGGTAAGAGAGGGTGCAGTAACACCATAGGTTTGGACCGAATCAGTAAGTACACTTCTACATAAAACATTTAATAAACCACTTTCTACATTGATAGAAAATCCAGTTGAACCTGCGTTTATAGATAAAAATATTAAGCGTCCCATATTAGTTACGTCGTCTAAACTAACCCACGCATACATGGAAATAACAGTAGCGCCATTAAAAAGTGAAGTTAATGGGTTAGTTGTGGCGAAAGTAATATAATCACCTGTTCCGTTTGCGTCTCTACAGGTTTTACCAGCGAAAAAAGGAGAAGCTACTATTGTGGTTCCTGTTGCTGCACCATTATTGCTATTTCCCGAAGTATCCAACACGGGGTTAGTAGCTACTGGTTCCTCCATCTTCCAAGTTCCCACCACACTAGGTATAATATTTATTGGATTAACCTCATTTAATAATCCAATAGGAGGAGTCAAGGTTTAACTCACCACTATAAATAAACTACCAGAAACTGCCGCTGCTGCATTATTGCTAATAAGACTAACTTTAATTAGTGGCACGGAATCAAAAAATGTGAAATAACTTAGAGAACCACTGTTGAAACTACCACTTTTTAATTGATAATAATTGGTTCTATCAAATGATCCAGAAACAACCAAAGAACCTGATGATTGTGTAGTAGGATATAAATAAGCATAAATACTCTTAACAGAGTAAGGTGAAACATCGAAGGCGGAGCTAACTATAGATCCTGTTATACCTATAGTAACGTTATTAGTTGAATAAAGAGTTTTAGAAAGACCAGAAGTTGAAGTTTTAAAATTTGAAGTAATTGGAGTTGACATATGTTTTCCTCAAACATTTTTTAGGGGGAATTTCACCCCCAAAATATTTTTATAAAAAAACTAAAGTATTTTATTTTTAGGTAACGTTAATACCTGCGATGGCGCAAATCGTTTGGCCTTGAAGCACAACTGGGGAATATCTTGCTGTGATGTAAACGCCCACTGAATCTCTTTCTTCAATTGCTTTAATACCAGTAGTAATTGCTCTACGTTCAACAAACATACCCATAGGTGAATATTGACCCATAATGTTTGAAGTTTTGCCTCTTGAAAGGACGTAAATACTACCAGTTGGACAATTGGTTGAAGAGAATGCATCCAGACCCAAGATATCTCCGAACTTACCAGGTACTTGCATCAAACCTTCTTGTAGAATGGGTTCGCCATAATGCATTAAGGATGTGAAGTGTGGAAGTTTTTCAATGTGAGTCTTAGCTAATGGGTGACATAGCATGGTATCAGGCATATAGTTGAACTGTTCTACCTGTGCTTTGGCATTGATAATATCGTATGTTCCGACACCTGGACCACCTGAGCCAGAAATAACGAATTCTGTTCCATCGAAAGCAAGAGATTTACCTGTTGCCGTAACTGAACTACCTGTACCAGCGCCTATTGCGGCGATACAGTCTTTGTCAATTTTATTGGCAAAGCGTAGTGAAGCACGGATAAGTTGATCTTGCTGGATAGGAATCAAAGAGTCTTCGATCATTTCTTTAGTTACAAGGAATCCATGTGCAATTTTATAAGGAACAACGTTTACTGAACTGTATGCGGTGACATCTAATGGAATTTCGACACCTTCAGCAACTTTCTGAACTACAGCACCTGTACTACCCGATTGTTTCGGGAAAGTAATTGAGTTAGATGCGGTAAGAGAGTATTGCTGGAAGAATTGCCGAGCAACCATGTTAGGCATAGCAATTTGTAGAACTTGTTGGTGTAAAGCCGGATAAAGCAAACCTGCGGTTGTGACTGGTGATAAAACTTGACGTTGTAGTGACATTTTTTAATTTTCCTCCATAATTTTTTTGTTATTTAATTAAATTCACGGTTAATTAGGTAACTGATTTAACAGTCACTTTTTTTATTAAAAAAAAGAAAGGGATATTTTTTTAAGCTACATTATCCATGCAGTTTATGAATGCATATGTGTAACCTGCGCTTCCTGAGACGGTCTTACCTGCTACTTGTGCTACTTTAGTGCTTCCAGAAGTTCCCCAATAACCTGATCCTGTAATGACTAGTGGTTGACCAAATCTTACAGTACCTGTTGCGGGTAACGATGGCAAGCTTTTTACGTAACCCCAGACAATAACTCCTAAAGGATCGCCATCTGAAACTGTTGCTGTAGCGACACCTGCGGGAATCAAAGAACCTGAGGGTGCACTTGTAGGCATGTAACAATAACCAGGATTAGTTGATTCAACAACAACTGCTCTACCTGCGATAATACTTCCTGAAGCTGCAAGAGTAATAACCATTGCTGGTGTAACTGCTAGATAATCTGTAGTTCCTTCGTATGTTAAAAATGCTGACATTTTTATTTCTCCTACTCCATTAGATGAGCTTCAGCGAAAGCTTTAATTTCTTTAAACCACACTGGTATAGCATCTGCTGTAACTTCCTGAGTTGCTTCGTCTGGAGATTCAACTTTCGCACCTTTAAGTGCTTCTTTCTTTTTAGCTTTCTTAGTAGCTTCTTTTTCTTCTTCGGGTTCTTCTTCCTCTTCTTCTTCTGGACATGTTGGTTTTTCGAACTTGCTTGCTGGAACATCCTTAGGAATACCAGAACTTGTTTCGTCTTTCTTAACTTTGACTTTCATAAGTTCTTCAAACTTTGCAACTGCTGAACTAAGTTGCTCAAGTTTAGTAGCTACTTCTTCTTTTTTCTTTACTTCTTCTTCTTCTTTCTTTTTATTTTCATCTATTTCAGCTTTCTTTTTAGTTTCTTCTTCCTTTCGGAATTTTTCTTCAAACTTTGCAAGTTGAGCTGTAATAGCTTCAAGTTTTTCTCCAAGTAAAACAACTGCGTCTGCGCCTGCTGGTTTTAATGTAGTTGCCTTAATTTCTTCGGTCATGTTTGTTTTTTCCTCCGCTGTTTTATATAAAATAGGTCCTGCCTTTTCCTCATCCGAAGAATAAGGCGTGACTTGATTAGCAGCCAAAGCTGCTGTAATAGAAGCAGCAAACCCCATTGGAGCAAATTCGCTTGTACGGTATGCTGGTTCTGTAACAATTGAAGCTTCCTTCAATCTTATATTTTTAATAATATCATGAGAACCTTTACATTTACAAGTTTTAATTGGTCTTGATGGCGTATTACATTTTGAACAAAAAGCATCTGCTGAAGCACCAATACTAATATATTTTAGTCTACCCTTCATTACAGACCTTTGAATTGAAGGGTCGTCAATTTCGGCTTCAAACATAACACGTTTATTCTTTTCGTCGTATGAACCAAGTCTAAATCCACCAATTACATCTCTTGCGGATTTGCTGTGGTCCAGCCTTAAAGTTGCATCCTTAACTTGATTTGCAACCTTCGGCAATTCTTCCATATCAAGAGCAAAGTTGTTAGCACACACATCACCATTAACTAATTCACCCGAAATAAGTAATGTTCCAGAATCATCCTTATTTTCATTCTGTTTTGATTCTATAATATTTGCATGCCAATTAAACTTTAGATTTTCACTCATTATGTATCACTTTAAATAAATAAAATAGGGTCAAATAGACCCAAAATTTGGTTCTTATTACATAGAGCCCAATAAACTTGGACGGAGCCATACGTTAACAAATTGATGCCCATGTGTTACTGAAGCTGATCCTGTGGTTACTGCAATGCCAAGAGTACCTGAACCCGTTACTATTGTTGCTACCTGTGTACTTAAATTATCAACCATATAATAGCTGCCAGATTTTACTGCTGAGCCACTTAATGAATTGACAACCCACGCACCTTTGTTAATTGTTACTCCACTACCAGTTGTAATGAATGGAATTATACCCTGTGTAATAACACTTGCTGATTGACCAGCTGTATAATCTGCTGCTGCAACGCCAAGTATTCCACCTTGAGCTACACCTGTAGCACCACTAATAAAGATACCCGAACCCGTGTTTGCGAAGAAACATACTGGTTGGTATTTACCTATTGTGTTACCTGCGGTGAACCCTGATAGAATTATTGAGCCACTTGTTGCGAGCACATTTGTTTGAGTAATTGCACCAACGGTGTTAGTATTATATAAATCTGTAGTTCTTACAACAGAAGTCCTAATTTCATTATATTCACTTAATGGATTTGCTCTATTCGGAACGGAAGCCATATTTCATCAAAACCCCCTTTATTACTATAAATACGTGACCTTTTTAACTAATTCGCGCCAGCAATTTCTCCAATGAAGTTACTGGTAAGTCAGATACTCCTGCTAAAAGTTTTAAGTTATTTACCTTCCCCCTGAATAATAAAAACCCAAACTTTTCCGCTTTCTCAACTAAAGTTAAACTCTTATTTTCTTCAACCCAATCCGAAAGATTAATATTTGATAAACCTATAGTGTTAACCGTACGAACCATAACATTAATAGAACTATCTGCTCCAGTAACAATGCTTATCTTTTCCCATTCGTCCCTAAGGAAAGTAGCAATATCAAAATCCGATGGAATATCCGTAATTGGATGAGCATGTATAGTACCAATAACTTCCTCATTTTCTCTATACTCTTTAGTTTTCTTGAAAGTTACAGATAAATCTTCCCCTATATCAAGCATATCCATCCGTATACCTTCGGGAGTTTTAACCAATAGAGCACCAAATTCTTTTTTAGTGATATTTGTAAATCTATAGATTTTTTGCACTTGTTCTTCAAAAACATCGTTAAGTATTAACTTACTAGAAACATACCATCGTTTTGTACAATCTGCACAATTAAAACCAAAAACGATTTCTTTTTTCCTAACAATTTTAACTTGAACTCTAGACCTCAAATTTCCTTGACATCTAGGACATTGAAAATGCTTATTTTCAGGTTTAGTTTTATCTATAGAAAGAGATGGATAAAGCATTGAGGAAGTATGAACAGGATTTAAAATTTCAGTTGACATTTTTATCTTTTCTCCGTATTTTTAATATTCTTCCATTTCTATTTTTTGAGTTCGTTTATCCTTTAAGTAGCCTTCAGTTCCTTCTGAAAAAACAGCATCGTTCCATTCATTAAGTGCTTTCTGAAATTCTTTTTGAACTTCTTTTCCCATACTTCTAGGCATTTTGCTCGTTTTATATACCCCTCATAAAGTTTCTAAAGTCCCGAGATATTTTCTGCTTATATTCTCCTACAACTTCGTAAATTGCAGGCCATATATGTGGCTGCGCTTCCATTTGTGAAGTACCAAATTCTAGATATTTACTGTAGAACTGACCATACTCGTTTTGAGCATCCGCAATTATAGTGTAATTTGGGAAACTTCCTTCCGCGTGTATACTTTCTGCGTGGCGACCAGTATCATAAGGAGCATTATAACGTGCTCTGAGAACAATTTCGTTAATCATTTCGTCTGCATCAAATTCTATAATATCTTGATTTTTATCTACAGCTTTTACCATATCATCTAATTTTTTTAATGTATCTAAAACATCAACAGTTACTGTAAGAGACATTATTTTCCAGCCTTTTTACCTGCATCTTCCATTCTTTTTAATCTTGTATAGTAATCACTTAATTCATCTAAATGGGCAAGTGCAATTTTAGCAGTCATGAATGGATCATTGTTAGTAATATTCCAATTTCCAGCAGTACCATGTTCAAGTTCAACGTTTAATCCCATATGGAATTCTTTTAAGTCGTATTTACCAGTTTCCCAGAGTCCCATCTGGTTCCCTATGTCTTGCGCATCTTCAACAGTAAAACTTCGTTTATATTCATTTTTAAGTGCTGTAATACACGTTTTTATCTCGTTTATTACATCTTTAGACATATTATACACAACTCTTCACTACTTTTAAAGCAGCAATATCTGCATCATGAATCCTTACATGTAAAGCCGATAATAGAAGACTGGCAGCCATAGCTTCTGGTTCTCCCTTTTTAACTACCATGGCCTTTTCTAACATTATTTTCAAATCATCTATTTCTTTCAATGTAATTGTTTTATCACGTAATTTCTCTAATAGAGCATCTCGTTCATATTCAGTGGGATGGTGTAACAATTCAACCATAGATTTTTCAACACCTTCCCAAATTAAATTATTTTTAACCTTGATTTCACGTACATCTTCGCATAAAACTTGGAATTTTACAGAAGTATCTTTTGATTCTAAAATACCTATTCTTTTGTCCAAATCTGCTGTTGTTTTAAACTGTGTATAAACGAAACCAATTACAGTTATACCAAAAGTTATTAAGGAGAAAAGTGATTCATATGTAAAATCCATTAATTTAACAACAACCTAATTCAAATTTTCTTTTTTTGAGACCATACCATCAAAGTTTTTTCGTACTTCATTAAAACAAGCAGTTTTAAAGAGCTGATATGGTTCTATATCTGTTTCATTGAATTCTAAAGTGTCGGGTTTATTTTTTAATAAGTATGAGGACAACGCATATTTATCTATAGACTCTTTAGATGCCCTAAAAAGATCGGTTTTAACGTCTTTTACGAGCATTGCGTCATTTTGAAGCTCAAATTTAGCTTTCTGAGTCAAACCTATTAAAGATTCTCTAAATTGTTCGTCTAATTGTAAAAGTTCAATTTTTTTTGCCTTTATCTCTTCCATCTTCATATTACTCTCCGGTGGAGTTTTTGACTGTTCAGTTATTCTTTTAACATCTGGTTGAGTTTTTTCTTTTTCTACTGGCTGTTCTTCCTCTGTTTGAGGAACACCCTTTGAAAATCCAACAGGTTCAGCTTTTTCAAGCTTATCATATTTGGCTTCTGGAATTCTATTGAATCCCATTTCTGAACGGCATTCATTTACGCTTATAGCACCTGCTTGTAGCAACTGTATAAGGCGCTGTGAACGCATATTTTTATCTTCTTCAATAATTGGTTTCCAAATTATACTTGCATTTTCAACGTCTTCGCCAAATTCTTCTGTTATGAGGGGTCTGAAAATGAATTCTTCTATTGAATCGGCAATAAACTCTTGTAGAACTTGTAACTTTGCAATAAAATCATGAAGTATAACTTCGGCCCCGCCCTTAGAACCCTTATCTGCTTTGCCCATAAGAATGGGTGGTACACCTAAAGATTGGTATCTTCGTAGAAGTAGATAATTCAACCACCAATCTAGGTTTAGATCGGAGGCAATTGTTTGCATTTCCTCAAACTCAACGTCTCCCTTTGTAAAAATCATGGTTGCAGCAGTTCTACTTTTTAAGGTAGACATTAAATCTCCCATTTGGGCGGTTGTATAAGGCTTCTCCATAGAACCTCCTTTAACAATTAGGGGAGGAACTGCTCTGCTGTGAACCCATGTTGCTGCATCATTCTCAAACTGGAGCAATAAATCATTATTTTTCAAAATGGGCATCAAAAGACTGGTGCCATACGCAGATTCATATCCCCAACTTGCGGGGCGATTTCTAATATGTATACAAGATTCGTTATCTATGAGTACTGGAGGGAAAGCCATCCATTGTATAAACCCATATTGATTACCAAAAGAGTCTCTGCGAACACGCATATAGAGGGGGTCTAAATCTTTTAGTGCAATAATTGTTTTAGCTTTTCCACTTTTTTTAACGGATTTAGCTATAAAATTCTTATTATTTACCTCGTTTTCTCCCTTATATACAGCTTTTTGCACCTTTTTAAGTGGTATATCAAGAGATTCTAAATCATCCTTTGTATAATTTTCTCCTTGATATTCATAAATTTGTTCTTTATTTTCTTCTACTTCATCCCATTGGAGTTCAGTGAAACTGTTACCATAAACTAGGGCATCTGTAGCCATTACAGGTAGATGTTGAGGTAGATTGATTCTGTCACATAGTTTTACTATAAATTTTGTTACTTTTTTATCTTTATGATAAATTGTGAACCCTTTACCAACAGCAAGGTTAACTTGCATCTGAACTGCATCTTGTACATCTGGTTGAGAACGATAAATTTTGCGGTATTGAGGAAGATCAGCGAGAGGGTTGACACCGTAAATTTTAGTATAGATATCTGCATAAGGAGACTGTACAAGTCCATATCCGCTACCAGGAGGTAAAGATTTATCTCCTGTTCCAAGACCCCTTAAAAGTTTTATTGACGGTTGTTCTTGCCAAGTAGGTGGGACATCAATATCATATTCATCTCTCATAGATTTTGGAACAAGGCGGGCCTGAATCTCTTTATACGTTTTCATAGATCCATCCCATTCTTTCCTCGCTCCATATCTATACCATGGAGGCCTTTTTTCCTCTTTAGAACTCATCTTTTAATCCTCAAATAAATCTATCTTGAATTAATATTCGGTGGAGATTTTAGAACACAATCGGCGCACCAAGCTACTTTGGCATTTCCCGCAGCAGTTATAACTTGCGAAGCCTGAGTTTCTGAAGCATCTAAAGTTCTACCACATCTTGAACAAACAACCATATTTTAATCCTCCATTTTTTATTTTTTTAAGGCCAATAATTTGGAAAATCAATATCATTATCTAAAGGAGTTGTTTTATTTGATTTCACAATAGTGAAGAATCTAACTAAATCTCCGTTTATGTCACAATATTTCATAAAAACTCCACATATTGGGCACGGAGCTAAATAATAATAACTATCAGTAGGATTAAATGATAACATTTGATTAGTTGGACCATGACAATTTGGGCAACCTTGTGCATATCTTTGCACTGCCCCATATAAAGCGTAAGCGTCTTGCCCATTTACAAAGCAAATTGCTGGATTTTCACCAGACCCCGTCTTAAAAGTGGGCAAATTTAAGGACAAATCTAAAAACACCTATTAATAGAACTCTCTTCTATAGTCCGTGACCATTTTATAGCGGTCCCCACTTTTCAGACACAGAATTATAATACCTATCGTAGCGACATTTTTTACATCTTGCACGAATTTTATCACCGTCTCCATGTAAAATTGTATAAGAATAGTTTCTAGAACCACATATACAAATTGGTGCTACAGGAACTAGAATTCCTATATCATCATCCTTATTTTTTTGAGGTCTACCAACATTGCTAGTCATAAATCTCGTTTTTCCATATAGTTAATTTTTGAACCATTCCACAGTTTTTACAAACAACTTCTCCATTTTTTTGATCTATGAAAATGGAGCTTCCACTACTTTTACAATCCATACATATTATGTCGTTTTTTTCTACCATATAGGCATACCTTCAGTCATACCCTCTCTATCCTTGTTTAACTTTGCAAAAACGCTGTCACTTCTCATTACAATCATTGGTTCACATGCAGTATATTCAAATTCTTTGTAAACTGCAAGGGTTGCCGCCCATACCATGTCGTCCATACCAGCGGTTTCTTTACCACTGTAGCGGGTGTGTAAACCAAATTTTGTAGATGTTCTTTGGATACCATGCAACTGTTTTTCGAATTTTTCGGCTATTTCAGCAACAAATTTATCGGGGGAGTCCTTAGAAGGTATAGCAAATTTCTTTCTTTGCATCAACATTCGCATGCGGATGATGATGTTTTCTTTGACGTTTGCTGTCAAATCAAAGGGTTGGATGAGGTTTCCGCAATTTTCTTCTTTGCTAAGTATATCTTCTAAGACATCTCCCCCCGGTCCACTGGCATCTATCTTTATTAAAGTTGGGTTATATTCATTTTTTAGGGATTTAATGATGTCTACTTGTTCATCGTAATGTATTCCAGGCATTATTTCAATATGAATAGTCTTAAAGTTTTCTGGAGCAACTTCTTCTACAACGTAGACTATTGTTTCTGAAGTTGTTCTACCGAAGTCTATACCAAAATAAATGGGATTCCTTGTTTTATAACCTGAGGAGATGAATTCTTTTATTGTTTGGCAGCCATTTATGAGTTCGTATGGGAAGAAAGCGAGGGATTCATCAACGAATCCACAGCAATATTCTTGTTCAAAGTCGATATCGGTCATTCCCTCTCGTAGAAATTTCTCTTGTTTAGCAAGACGAGGACATTCGGTAAAGTGTATATGATGATAACTCCAGGTTGTTTTGGTTTTTGGTGATAATCCTAGATAAACTGACATGAGGGGTTCTACAACTTCATAGTATTTACCTCGTTTACCGTAAGGGGTACTGTTCATGGTGATGTGACCTCCGATGATTTGGAAGTCACGTACAACAATCCATAATTCTTTGTCGTTGGCAACATGTGCATATTCGTCAAGATAGACATCTGTTTCGGGCCCTCTCATACCGAAGCCACGGATGTTGCCTGGGTCGCTGGAAGGTAGACTCATAATACGGGATCCGTTGCTTAGTCTTGCTACTTGGACGCTGTGTTTACTGAAGGCAGGTTGTAGACTTCTTGGAATTGTGGAAAAAAGGTCGTACCATTTACCCAAAAGTTCTTCAGCAATACGTTGACCTGTAGATACAAAGATAATTTGTCTACCGGGCATGGTGAAACTCTTATAGATACTTTCGCCTGCGATGGTTGTGGAGATGCCTGTTTTTTTAGATTTATTAATGGCACGATTACGGGAGGTGTCGCGGACGAGATGTTTCTGATAAGGATCCATATCCCAGTCAATCATACCTTCGGGGGATTCTAGCTTTATGAAGGCTTCTATGAAGTTGACGGGATCTAGAAACATCATTAAAGCATTATCATCAGAGATATCCATTAAGTTTCTAACCAACCACGCCATGAACCATAACAAACTGTATTTGCATTTGACGCGTCTGCTATAACACTACCAACAACATCACATGTTGTGGGAATCCTTACTGGAGCTTTAAAATCAAAGTCATTTGCTTCATCTTGTAATGTTATTTCAAACCATGGTTGAAAATAAGATATTTTTGTTAAAGTTGTATCATTAAAGTTTGCACGCATTGTAAACGTTGAAAAGTGACCAGCTGCTATGGCTGCGGACGAAATATGGACTTCATCTATATAAAGTGTGGAACCAGAAGGTACAGTATAAATTAAGGAACGTCCTCTAGTTTGACCAGCAACAAGACTTCTATAAATATTGGAATTTGTTGAGCCAGTTAAGTTTATGGTACCAGCAGCTTTTAATAAAGTACCTACTGTAATGGGTCTTATACTATTGACTCTATAAATATCTGTCGCTGTTGTTGGAACTGGTGTAACACCATTTAGTGTCATTACTTCAGTTTTAGAAACGTAATTTTGGTCTAAATATGTAATTGTGAGTGTTCTTATTCCAGAACCTGTAGAATGATCTAATGGACTTGATGATTGAAGGATCATAGAACCTGTGGTTGTTGGAAAAACATATTTTCCACCAGTGTTCCATATATCTTGTTCTGCATTAATCACTGTGCTAACGTTTCCCAATTTAGTAAATCCAGAATGACCAGTAATATTACCTTCAACTATGTCATAAAGATAAGGCATTGAGGAAACTCTGAGTTTAGAATCTGCTAAACGTAAGGCAGAACCAGTAGAATCCGTAAGATAAACTGAACCTGTTATAGCTGCTGAGCCTGTTACTGCTAATGTAACTGTAGAACCAGTAAGGCGTACACCAGAAACGTTTGTAACATTATCTAAATCTCCACCAACTTGAACGGCACCAGCAGGAGAAACTTTGACATCAACATATGTACCGCCACCAACGGTGGTTTTGCCGGAAATAACGGCTTTTACAGGTTGAATGGTGGTTGTGTCTACAAGGGTGGTCCCCAACGGGAAGGCAATGCCGCTTTTGTCAGTTTTATATAAAATTGTTTGTAATCTGAATATTGTTTGGGGTGTAGCATCGTTTGTGTACCTCATTCTGATAAAGGTTGCTCTTGGAGAACCAACATAAAATGAACCGGTATTTATCATAGAACTATTAATTGTAAACATCATGGTTCTATCAATAGATACACTATCCATGGAATGATCAAAATATAAGGTACCTGTTTTATCGGTTCTTATTAAAATACAGGTTGAGGCATAATCGCTTGCGTTAAACCAGCTGCCTGTTATGGATTCGTTTGCTTTTAAAAGTACGGAACCGGTCCATGATGAGGATTCTAGAACTAGGCCATCGTCTGAACCAACAACATAAGTGACTGGTGCACCGCTGCTACCAGTGACACGTTCCCATTTATTAGTTATGGAATCAAAATATTTTTGGTAGGCTGTTTGACCAGCTTTAACGTTGTTTCCGGTTAAGGTAGAATTTTCAAAAACAGATTCGGTCATTCTTATAGAACCTCAAAATTAGTTAAAAAATTAGAATAAGGAGCTACTCGCCCCAGTCTTCGCCTTCAATTTGAAGTTCGGAGACTGTGAGTATACCACTATTAAGGTGTATTTCGAGCTCAGTGCCGCAACTTGGGCAGGAGATGATTTCTCCATCTTCGGAGTCTTGTAAAATTAGTAAAACAGCACCACAACAAGGACAGAGCATTAGTATAAGTGAGACTATGATGTATTTAAAGATTTTGGATTATTTTTATAGTCTTTGATGTTGTGGAAATCTATAGAACTCATTAGAATTAAGGATAAAAGACAGGGAATCTTTTTCTCTACAGTATTCTTGTAGATTGTTTGGGAACCCTTGGTACAGGTTTGATCTTTGCAGTTTTTACAGAAAGAGTTTTGGAACCATAAAATTGGGCTGTCACTTTTAGTCATGATAAATCACTTTTTGGGTGGGTCCCCACAAGGAGCCAGGTTCAGATAGGTGTAATATCTGAACCTCAGAGTTTAAACACCACTGCTCGCAAACTTCTTGCGGTTGTAAGGGGTGCAAAAGTAGGAACCGTGCAAACAAAAGTGAGACAGAGGTACGCTAAAAGTTAGCCTGGCCGGGTTAACTTAGAGGTTGACTTGGTAACGCTTTGCTTGTAGTTAGGGTATACGGATGCTCTTTTACTGGACCCATAAAGAGAAGTATCAATGGAGATATATAAAGATTGTGGATTATAGAGAGTCTAAGATGTTTTTTACAATCGCGGCTTGAGCCATTAGAACAGCATATTCTGTTCTTAATTGTGTTAAATCTATTTGAGGAGGACAAGGTTGATTGTGAGCTGCAACGTGGGCATCAAGTAATTCTTGGGTTTCGAAAGTTAGGTTGTCACCATATGGGCAGGTATATGTACTTGATGGAAGTACTTCGTTTACGAGTTTATAGAATGCTGGTAGCGGGGTGTAACCATTGAAAATGTTGTAGGATTCTCCTGAGGAATCTGGTTGGCTAGCCCAACAGAAGATAGCATCTACATTATTGGTTTTTGCCCAGTTTACAAATGATTCAACGTAGGCTGCTTGCTCTGCTGTATCTGAATTGGTTTTACCAAATTCGGTAAACCAGACTTCTTTACCTGCATCGTGGGCGCTTGATATCACGGCAAGCATCTTTGCTTGAGTAGTACCGTAAACGCTTGTGTTGGGACTTCTGGGATCCCAGTAGGAATTTCTAGAGATGAAATCAGAAGCGGTATCTATGGAAGAGGAATAGTGACCTGTGGTTGGTGAGTATCCGCACATGAAACGTACTGAAAGTGGAACAGTGGTAACAGATTTTGCAGCAGCTATGACATCTAAAATGAATTGATTTTCACTTGTAGATGCCGTACGTGCCTGAGGCTCATTGAGAACCATAAATCTATAGACGTTTGAACTTGAGAAGGATGATATAACATTTTTTACGTAGGTTATATATTTGGTTCTATTAGATGAGGAATTAGAAGCGGAGTCTCGGAAGTAGGTATCCCAGGTGGTGTACCAGGTATGGAGGTCGATACAGACTTTGATATTTAATGCGGAGGCAGCAGTTATGATCTCTTTAGATTTAGTAATACCGGAGCTGGTACCGGATTGAAATTCATTCATCGTGTTAAGGCGAAGTATAACAGCTGGAGCTCCTTGGGTTTTAAGGAGCTGTAGGAAGGTAGATACTTCACTGGAAGTCATATTATAAAAATTTAGGAGTTCAGTTGAAACGATTTTTGTGGTCATATCATATCACTTTATCAAAGGACCGTGACCGTATTAAAAGAGGGAGTCAAGTTTTTGGGGAGTTGGAGGAGGGGTCCATTGGGACTCAAAGTAGTGACCGCAGTCTTGACATTGCCATCGTTGTTTACGTCCGCCTCTGGCAAGAATCTTGTAGCCGCATTTAACGGTATGGGTGGAACTACATTTGGGACAATTCATAGGGATTTCTCCAATATATCATTCATTTCACATTTAACGGTTATTAGGGCAGTCGCATTTTTATTCCAGGTAACTGGTTGTGTAGGCATTTGAAATCCTGGTACTGGTATATAGAAACTTGTGGCATTATTACATTTTTTACAGATGAAATGACCTTGATAATGGTATACAGGCTGTAATGATTTACAACAACTACAATAGGTTTTTGTAACTCTATCCCACCATGGATCTACTGGATTAAGTTTGATTGTTTCTACTTTTTGTCCGCCCTTCTTTAACATTTTAGACTCTCCTTGGGTTTGGGTTTCCATTGACGGGGTTTCTTGGTGATTTTAGGATGGGCTTGATTATAGTAATAACAACGACAGTAACCCATTTCGTCGCCTGCACCTTTAAAGGTGGGAAGATTGAGGCAGTAGATTTTATGCCATGAGGATTCTACTTTGGCGTCGCATTGCTCATAGTCGGGACAAGTGGTTCCACTCATAGAAGCATCGCCACTGAAAGCAGACCGAAAAAGCCAGATCCGCAGAAAAACCCAACCCCAATTGGGGCTGCTGTGTTGTAGACTTTGGAGGCTTGGAAGTAGATGTTGGATATTAGTAGAAATACTATTGCAAGTATTCCGAAGATTATAAATCCTGTTATGTTCATTTTTATCAACACGTACTTACGTCTTCTTGGATGTATATATACATTTTGGATTGGAATAAAGTAGTTAGAAGACTTTTCTACATGGTCAGAATTTGAATAGTTTCAAAAAATTGGACATTTTTCATATGGAATATATTTTTTATCGTAAGACTCAAGACATGCGCAATCAGATATGGCGACGTATCGTAAGACTTAAGACTTGAATCTCACGACACATGCCTCATATCTTATCTATCACGACTACATACTCTTTACTATCTGTCGTCTCACGATGTACTACTCAGCACTGCATGTCGTCTTACGAAGCACGATAGTTTATATACTGTTTCACACAATTTCCCAAAACTCACTATATATACTCTTTCTAAAAGCTTATAAAGCTTCGCAGACAATACGATACTCATAAGAACACATCTCGAATGTGATAAAGAATGAGCAACAACACAAAAAAGAAATCAGAAAACAAAGCTTTAATCGCAAAGCTTCAAGAAGAGTCAAAGACAAAAACAGTTAGTGAAGTAGCACAGCAAGCTTCGCAAACTACACAAGCTGTCAAAGTCAGAGACGTAAAAGACTTTGTCGTCAAAAAGTCAAACGTCGAACTCGACGCAGACAAACGACAAGTCATCAAAGAGCGTCGTTCTTACATGCTTTCAGCAGTCGATGACACTTCAAGCGAAGTCTACAATGCTACAATGTATCATGACGCAAACAACAACTTAGTTCTCTTCTCTCAGCAAATCGCAAACAAAGCTGTAGCTGACTACATCTCAAAGCTCGCATCGATGCAAAAATTCAACGCTCAAAACATCATGAGCTTATTGCATACATGCGGCGGTGCGTACGGTGACAAAGTTCGCAATGCACTCTTTGCGATCAGTATGCAAACAACTGCAAGCGAAATCGAAGCTGACATTAACTCAGTCGTCGCTAAAGCTAAAGAGAAAAACAAGCAGTGCATCTACTTCAACATCTTAGAAGATTCTCGACGCGCAAAATACGACTTCATCAAAATCTAAGCTTCGCTCTCTCTCTTTTTTTCTTTATAAAGTCAAGCATTCACTACTTGACGTAAAAGCAAAAAAAGAACGTGAAAAACATGAACACATTAGAAAAAACAGCTAATAAAGCGCAAAAACAGCGCAAAGAAATTCAAAAAGACTTAGAAATGATTGATAACGCATTCTATCTTAGTGATACATCTCTCGCAATCAAGTACGCTAACAGTGTTATAGAACGTTCTCAAAAAATGCTCTCTCTGATTCAAGAATGCGACAAACTCATGCAAGACGTACACTTTGCACACTAATCTCTTTTTTTTATTTCAAATAGCACTCAGCTTCTCGCTCTGTGCTTGAAAATAAACTTAAAAGAGTTGCACAACTATGACTGAAGAAAAACAAGAATGTAAAACATGCAAATACAAACACTGCGCTATAGTGTGCGCATCATGCGAAGTTTTCAAAAAAACACGAAATGCGAGTGCATACTAAATGCAATCAAACTCTGCAATCTGCAAAGAAGTGCAGCAAAAACTCTCAGATATTCGCATGCTCTCACAAATCATAGACTCTGAGCATGACGCAATCTTTGACAAAAACACAACTTTGCTCATAAGCGACAGAAAAGTCTCTCGAAACGAAATCATAGCTTGCATAGATAAACAAGAATTTCTCATAAAAACTTTACAACTTGAAGTTACACTTCAAGTCGAACTCAAAGAGCTGTACAAAAATGACAAAACTCTACACATCTATTAAAAATCTTCTAAGATTCTTCTTAGAGATTCAATCTATAAACTTTCAGTTTGAAATACTTGATCAGTGCATCTCTGAAGAAAAAGCAGAGTGAAACTATCAAAGTTTTCTTTCAGCACTTCGAGTACCGTATCGTACGACTCAAGCCTTGCATCTCACGATGCCTTACTCACTCTCAAGTCTTGAATCTTACGACTTGAGCCTTACTACTCAACCGATCCTCATTCCCTTAAGATGCTCCGCAAGCCACGTTTTACAACCTTGCCTTTCCTTGCTCCGCGGAAGCTTCTATGGATTTCTCAGCAAAGTTTACACCACAGTTTCACCCACACCTTATGAGAATCTACCGTAGCTTCGCAAAGGCTCGGTAAGGAGGGGCCCAACCCTTTTTTTAAAACTCCAATCCTAATCAAATCCTAACCCACAGCAATCTATATATAATCCTTTTGTATAGTGTCTCTTAAAAGAACGTGAAACTATGACGACAAAAAAATTAAGTAAAAAAACAACGGCTGAATTTTTAAAGCTTCTTTCAGACGTTAATGCCTCTGTAATTATAGCAGAAGCAGTAGCATTCGGCCTTGATAATCATAAAGACGCAATCGAGTCAGGCTTAGACGACAATGAAATCGGGCCTATAGAAATACAGAAAGTCTGTGAAGATTTCATAACTCTATGTCGCTACGGCAAAACAACACAACAATGGCTTAAACAAAACAAGGTTAAAAAAGCCTTCACTTAATTTTTTTTCTTATATAATCCTCCTTTCCTTACCTTGCTCCGCGACCAACAGAACAGCTTATATGCTCCTTTTCAGCACTTCAAGTATAAGTCGTGAAACTATGCAAATGAGAATTAAACGTAAAAACCGTTGCTCAAAATTTGACGCAAGAGTTCAAGAATCAGAACTTGCGGAAAACTGTGAAAAGTGCATCAAAGTAAACGGAAAATGCCTTATTATTCAAAACGAAACAACTGAGTTAAGTGGAGGATTCATGCCTGAATCGGGTGCTGGAAATACAGGAGAACAACACATTTGAGTTCCACCACTCGCACTATAGTTCCCAAAAAGAAGCAAATCGACCTCACAAGAAGCTACTCCGGGGGAGCCCTCTTCTACCGTCCCTCAGGCGAGGTGAAGAAACTATGACTCTCAAGCAGAAGCTTCGCCTTTTTACAAAACATCGATAACGATCCAAACTTCTATATACTCTCTATGAGCCTTGTTTCTCAATCGTGAATCGTAAGATTTGCCTCTTAAACTTTGTAAGGCTGAAAGCTGCCGAACCTTGTGCCGTTCCTATCCTCTTAAGACCTTCTGTAGATACCCCACAAGGAATCTACAGTTTGTTTTGCCTATAAAATCTCCTTGAGAAATCTACAGCAGCTTCCCAACCTTTCCTAGCTTCGCATCTTGCAAGATTTAAGGCAAGGCTTCGCAGTTGTGTAAACAGAGGCCCAACCCATTTTTTTGGTGTTGGATTAGGATTAAATCCCTAAGGCTTTGAAGAGAAGATCGGCGGTAGCTTTACTGAAACTTGGAATTTCTTTTTGTTGCTTACGGTAGTCTTCTATTAGGTCTATAAGTTCTTGCGGTAGATACACTGAAACTGTTTTTTGCGTGTTTACACCTCTCTATTACTCTATGAGTCTAATAGACTTTTAAGGGTTTTGGTCAAAAAACAGCAAAAGTCTATTAGAATATGAGGATTTGTGCTTCCAGAGGGGGAAAAGGAGCTGGAAATGAGCTTGGATTGGAGTGGAAATAGGGATTTTTATAAATAAAAATGATAAAATAAGAGGGCCTATACATACTCTATATTACTACTACTTCTCCAGTAGTATATATAATAATAGTATATATAGTGTATAGGTGTATAGTGTGTAGAATCCTAAGCTAAGAAAACCATCAACAAACGTTAAATTAAGTCTTAACAACCAAACCAAGCTCTTTTAGGGATAATTGAAATCTATAAATAAATGGCTCTTTTTTAGACACATCCATTTTGAAAGTAAGGAGAAACAAGGAGAAAAGTAAGGCTGGAACACCTAAACTGTACATCCACGTACACTTCTGTTCACTCATGTACATTTCTGTACATCCATGTTCATTTTATTACTATTATCCTTTACTCCAGCTTATCCGAAGAATACAACCCATAAAGAAACACCAGCACCGCGACCGCAAAGCAAGCTACCGCAGGCCAAAACAACCCAAACCAATCCCTCTTTAACAAGATTGCTCCAACACTAATAAGTGTCATAGATGTCACCATAAGAACCCCAACCTTAATCCAAGCCCACAGCAACCTATTCGTAGCTCCTTCCCTCAACCATACCCAAAATCCCATCTTTCAGCCCTCCCCCAAAATCTCTTTCAACTCATCATAAGAACCGCACTTACAATGATAGTATCCGCTGCAATGCCCCACCAAAGCACTTCTCGCCTCATTAACCTGCTTTATCGCAGTTGTACCCTGGCTTTTCTCTTGGCACTTCCTGCACTCCTCAAACCATTTGCCCAAAATTACATCAATCTCCGTTTGTACATCTTCTACCTTAATCCACCCCTGTCTCTGAAACTCCTCCCACTCCACATCCTCCTTAGTCCTCTCCGCTGTTCTCGGAATAGCCTTCTCCTTAGCCGCCAACTCCCCCTTAATTTCATTAGTTGTTTTCGCCTTGCTTTTCCAACTCATGTTTTCACCACATACCTCACCGTGAAGCAAACATCCACTGGATGTTCTACAAGCTGCGGATAAAGATCCTCCCAATCCTGTTTAAAGAACTCCCTGTAAAACTGTCCCTTCCCTCTCAGCTTATTCAAGCAATAGTGCAACAGCAAAAACGAATCCCAATTTCCGAAAGCCTTAAACAGCTTCACCCTCTTGTAAGAGTTGTCTACCTTCAAAAGAATCTCCGTGTTATTCCAAAAGCATCTATACCACGGCAGTTTTCTTTCTTCCAGAATCGTTATCTTCATCTTTCAGTCACACTCTATGAGTATCACAACTCATAAGGACTACTTAAAGCTTTGCTACGCTGCTACGGCCAAAATACACAAATACTCCAAGCAAACTATTCCTCCCAAAGTGCCTAACGCACAGCAGAACCAAATCAGCTCCCAATCAGTACCTGCGATGTTTCTATCATACCAACCCTGCCTCTTTCTCCCCAGCTCCATACCCCTTTGTAGAACCTCCCCACATCTCTCACAAGTGAAACTATCCTTTCCTTTCCATTTTTCATCAAAAGGTTACACCTCATGCCCTAACCAAAAACAAAGCTTTCTTCTAAAGTTTAGACCTTTCATCTTTACTCGACCTTCCGTATCTACCGCCCTCTAACCATCCATGCCATGAAAGACTTAATCGAGAACCAACATGGTATAGTTATGCGGGTCTCGGCTACTTCCAGTCTATTTAGAACTACGGCGGATGCGTTCCTTCGTGCACTCCGCGTAATCATCCTACCTCAAGAGCTCCTCAAGTTCTACCTCAGCTCGTTTCACTTCACTTCGCCTCCCTCAACTTCCTCAATTTTTTCTCAAGGAAGAACTTCGACCAAACATAACAGCGTATCTCCGCGAACCATCCATCGCATTTTTCTTCCCTATAGATACATCTGCTAAATTGACAGCCTTTAATTTTCATTCAGTTTCACTCTCTATAAGTTTTACACGCAAACGGCTTACTTAAAGCTATCGCGACGCACAGGACTACTTTTTGTGGGGTGTGTTGCAATACTGGGTTCTTGTTGTTTCTACCTGTTTTTGTTGGCAGCGTCCCCAAACACCTTGTTTTGGCTTCTTCCAATCTTTACATTCTTCACATGACACTATCTTGCTTCCTACTATCTCCCCTATTTTCTGCGCATCCTTTCTAAAGGACTTCATTATTTGCTCCGCTTCCTGCTCTGCTTCCTCTTTAGTAGGCAAGAAATACTGATCGCACTTTAAGTGACCCTTCGGGCACTTCTTCTCCTTTCCACCGCACTTCAAGCAAGTATTCCTCTCAATCTGATAGTACACCTCTAGAGCCCTTTCAAAAATCCTCCTTCGCTCCTCCGTTGGCGGTTTCTTCATTTCCTCCTCTAAAAACCTTCCCTGTTCCTCAGTTAAAATTGGTATCGGTTTCGGTCTCATTAGACTGTAAGTCTCCCACTTATTGCGTGACGTTCAGCACACATACCATGAGTTTCAACGATATCTTTTTCCCAATCATTAATCATTCGTAATGTATCGGTAAGAGTTGCGTTCTTTGGCAGTTTAGAAAGGCGGTAAGTTAGGTTAGTTTCTACTTTGCAGTATGGACAAATTTGAGATACGCATGGTTCTTCGGGAATTGGCTTACCATCAATCGGACTTAGAAACTGCAAGTCACACGCTATGTCCTCGACTTCGTCCTCTAACAGCTTGATCTTTTTCTGCCGTTTCTCCTTCTCCTCATTCTCCAGAACCACCTTCACCTCATAATCAATCTCCTTTCCCCCTCTGAAAACGTGAATGTCCGACACATTCTTGAGTATATACAAGTCATGTATCATACTCTTGACCTCCTCAAGATCCTCCTCTTTCTCAAATTGCCTCAAGATAAAAGCCCTCTCCGGAGCATGTGAACAGTACACTATCGCAAACGAAAAATTCTCCTTAGCATCCTTAAAAATCGAGTTTCGCTTAGAAGTATAATCCTCTAAGTCTCTTTCTAACCAATTTACGCTTGTCTGAATGTAACTCATATTTTTGCACACTCTAAAGAGTTCTACAGCAGCGGCTTATAAAAAGCTTTGCTGACACAACGGTTTTATAAAAAGGTAGAGTTTTCACCAACTACCAATATAATCTGGGTCACAAAGTTTTACCATTCCACATTTACAACACTCATATTTAAACTTATTTTCTATTACTTTAAATCTTCCGTGTTTCTTAACAACATCAACTTCCCCTATATAATGGTAACAATGAAAAATATGCATCTTATCACCTCACAACCCCACTTCCTTGAAGAACGTCACCGCATCCCAATCCTTGAGAATCTCGTAACTACCGCTAATCTCCTTATCCTCCATAAGGATACCACCCACACTCTTTTTGTATCTATAAACTGCGTCACTCCAACTAAAGACATACTCCTTGTTACCACCTCTCGGTGTGTACACCACACTTCCCTTCTCTCTAACTAAGGCGTCAAACTTTGCGCTTTTCGTTCTACAGACATCTAACTCCGCGCCTTTCGCAGCCGGTATCACATCTATATGCCGTTTGCACCACGTACACTCCGTGATAACCTCCTTATATCCCTCCCAATTTTTCTGACAATACGGACAGTAATGTTTAAACCTCTGTTTCGCCGCTGTTGCAACGCGCCTCTTCTCCTTTAAGAGCGCCAGCTGGGCTTGCAGCAACCTAATCTCATCATCTATACTTCTTTCCAAAGTTATACATCCTACTACTACTATAAGTGATACACAACTAATAGTCATATATGGATAATATAAACCCTCTGGTTTTCAACATTTATATAATCCTAAAAGCACTACTACTCTTAAAGAGTGAAACATATGTTAGTCTGCATGTATAACATACCAAAAGAATTGATGACCCTTAAACCAGAATGTAAAGACTGCTTCTTCCGAAGGGGTCCGGCATGTACTGGGTCCTTCGAAAACCTTAAAATAAGCCAAGATTACGGCGGGCTACGCAAATGCAAAGAAACCGATGAATACCTCAAGCAATTCTTAGCCGAAGAACTCGGCAGACTCGGTGACATCAAAAACAAATATGTCGTCATTATGGCTCAAGTAGAAGACCGGTGTTTCTACGCAGAGGCCCTTGATACCCAACAACAAGTGGAAGAAAACATCCTCACTTCTATGGCAGAAGACGAGTTTAACAACCACCAGTATTGGATATTCTACAACGGTAAAGAACTCGAATGGGAAGAAGAGTACCACATCATCATAAAATAACCCTTCTGGATGTTAAACTATAAATAATCCTCTTTTCTCTTCTCTCTTAAAGAGTGTGTAACAAGCATGAAACCCATAAAAGAATTAGACCCAAGAACAACCCTCTTCTTCTACTACGAGGTTAAATCCAGCAGTAACAAACCAAACATACCCATGCTTATAGCCTTCATAAACGGTCCAAGCGAAACAAAACACGATGAAATCCAAAAAGAACTCCTCGAAATCATAAACCGTGACATCAACCCATATACCAAACGCTCCTGGCTCTTCTCAATTAAAAGTAGAAACAACGATTACTTCCGAGACATCGTTAACCTCAACGTCTTCGGCCACTCAGCGTTCTACCTCCACCTAAACGTTCCCTTTGATGTCGTCAAAATTACAAGCAAAGGCGAAAAAGTCCTCATCATAAACCTAGGTGACGAATCCTAAGCTTCTCTAAAGCTTTATATAATCCCTTCTCTTTTTATTTTTTAAAGAATGAGTGAAACAACATGCAAATAGGTTATGATTCAACAAAACACGCAATCTTAGATCCTCAAGTTGCTGCTGCTTCCTTTTCAGTTCCCGGTGATTTAACCCTGCAATCCTGTGAATACATGATTTCCTTCCTTGAAAAAATGCTTGCCGACTGCCTTAAACAAAAAGAATTCCTCTTGTGTTCTAAGAAGCATCCGTGCGAACACTTCTGCACTATAGACACCTTTTGCTACAAAGGCGGTTTATATGGGGTTCCTCCATGTACTGAAGTCCAACTATCCTACGAATTTCTCTACTATCCCGGCTACAACGGAACTCTATCCACACGACGTTCCATAAAATAAGCTTTCCAAATCGTCTAAAACTTTATATCATCCCTTTACTCTTTTTTTTCAAGTGAAACAACATGACAAACAACAACATCGGTCAAGCCCTTCTCATAATTGCAGCCCTCTATTTCTATTACACAATCAACCTACACTGGGTTATTGTATTAGCCATGTGTCTTTTAGCAACACTCACCTGGACCTACCCCGGCTTCAGCAAAGAGCGCAAGCGCCTTATTGACGCCCAAGTTGAAACTCTCAGAGCTAAAGCAGCCTACTACCGCTCAAAGCTCTGCGACTAAAGCCTTCAAAGCTTCACCAATAAAATTCACAATCTTTATATTCTCCTTTTTCTCTCTCTTTTTTCAAAGAACGTGACAAACTATGAACAAACCTAAAGTTGAAACAATCCCAAAAATTCATCTACTTGAAAAAGATCCAGAAGATGGATCCGTTTTCACCGTCTCCAAATATGACCTCATTGACTTCGACAAATGCAATAAAAGCCATGACATGTCAGGTTCCCTAATGAACCATCCCATGGTTGAATAAGAGATGGTGACGAACTTAAGGGTAAAGCACTCTACCTTCAAAAGTCATACAACTGGAAGATAGTTGAAGACTCCGAAGGCTCCATCTGTCTTATCGCCATCAAAAAGTAAACAACCGTCGGCCAAGCGAAGATTTATCAGTACCAACTTTCAGTACTACTCATAGATGTCTATGAGTATAACAACTCCAGTATGCTATAGCTGTCGTCACTATCTTCCGATGAAGCGGAAACGCGGCAAGCGCTGCCTCTTCGGCTACAGTATGTATATCTACAAGTGTAAACATCATGTCCCTTCGGTACGACTCATTAGCGACTTCTTCTGCACTTCGTGGCTGGAACTCTTAGACGACCTTGAGGCTTTGCCGAGTACGAATGTTTATATTCTCCGCAGTCGTAACAGACTCAAAGAGAGTTGACATAAAATGAGCGAATTAGAGGTTCAACTTAAAAAAGCACAAGAATCCCACAACTGGTTTGCACCCTCAATGTTTATCACCAGCTACGGTAAACGGGGTTTTAAAATCGAAGTTTCTGCCTACAAACACAACCCTGATGGGTCTATAGAAACCGACGACTTCAACATCGACGGTTCAAACTACGCAAAAACCAAAAAAGCTTTCTGGCAAGCCTGGAATTCCAAACATCACAATGCTACCCTCTCAATCCTAAAATCAGTCAGCTCTTACGGTTTATAAAATAGGTGAAACATCTATGAGTAAAACAACATCCGACAAAGCCTTAGAAGAATTTATCTCTTCACTTGAAACTCAAGGCATGGCATGCGGTGAAATCATCGGTGAGTATCTACAGCGAAGCTACCCCAAAGCCACCGTTTTCAAGTTCTACAGAAGTGCAATCGCCTTCCAACAAATTCCTAAAACTAAAAGACTTAAAGTTATCGCCTGCGGTGACCCCCACTGTATGGGTCGTGAACTCACTCCTGAAGAACTCAAGAAGTGGACAACTGTCAGCTACATCGAAGGCGACCGTTTCGGCCCCATTCTCAACGTGAAACTTCCAGAACAAAAAGCAGAATCCATCTATCTCTCAACTTGTCATTAACTACAAGGTGAGTTTCACTTGACCTGCCAAGACTGCCAAGTTGCTTCGCAAGACTGCTCTTCGAGTGCATACTGCCGCTTGTCAGGGCTCCGCCTCTCTCAAGAGGACTACGTCCTTATACGCTATAAGGTGTTCTACTGGGCGCTGATGCGCTCCTACAAACACTAAAAGCTTTATATCATCCCTTTGCTTTTTTCATCTCACTAAAGAGTGTGTAACGCATGACAACCGAAAAAGCCATAATAAACCATCTACAATCTTCCATTAGATATGAACAACAAGAAGTTGTACGGTATTCTAGCGAAGTAACAGACTGTGTAGGTAGTAACTTTTCACAAAACCTAAATCATTTCACAACCCAATTAACCATACATAAAGCTCGACTAAAAGTTTTTGAAGAACTCCTAACAGAACTACCAACAATTCACGAACCAGTGACAAACTGTCCAATCTGCGTTGAAACCCATAAAAAACTTAAAGAATCCTTGAAAGAACCTATCACTAAAATTGTTCAAAAAATACTCGAAAAAGCCTATTGGGCATCAGAAAAAAGCTACTATCCAGACACCGAAGAATACACCAAGCACATGGAAGAGCACAAGAAAAACCACGAACTCTAACCCTCTCTTACAGCAATCTTCATATACTCCTTTTTATTTCTTTAGTTTACAAAGAGTGAAACGAAGTATGACAAAACAAAGTAAAACAAAAGGGTTAGTATTTTTACCAAAATGTGTACAACATGACTGCAAGGTCCAACAACTGTTGCACGCTACGCAACCTAAAAGACACGGCGGTCGTAAATCAATTAAACTCGAAGAGATTTCTCCCACCATCCGGGAACGAGTCTTCAACCGTCCCTCCTCTCTTAAGTACGTTCCCCTCACTTCAAAAACTCTCTAAGTTTCACAACGTCGTAACACGGTGGTTCCACATGAACAAAAGAATGCAAGCCTCACTAAGAGTAGTAAGACACCCAACGAGAATCTTCACAATCTGGTTGAGGCTCACCTACTTCCTCTATTACTTTAAATGGAGTAAACTCTCAGTTAAGCGATCTATAGAAGTCTTCCCAGATTGCTTCTTCACCTTAAACTATGAGGAGCTCCGCGAAGAGATTCTCCTTGCAAGCAAAACATTCAAATAATCCTTTTTCTTTTTGTAAAACTGTGACTCTCTATGAGTAACACTAAAGTAGAAAACCTCAAACTCTTCCTCAAGCAATTCAACGAAGAGTCCTCCGGCTGTGAATGCTTACAGAACGCTACGCCACTATTAATAGAACGTACAGGTCATGAAGAAATTCACATTCTCTATGAAGAGTTGTACACGGACGACATAGCCTTCATATTATCCACTTGTCTAAAGTACGACTTGCGTATCAAAATTGAAGCTGTCTCCAGCGAAGTTTTCCTCATTCTCATCTATCCCTAATCAACGCAAAGCTTTATATCATCCCTTTCTTTTTTTGTTCTACAGTGAATAGACATGAGTAAAACACCCCAAGTTTGGTGCTACAAGTATAAATGGCTCCCTAAAGAACTCTACGAACTTACACTACGCGGCGAGCCTGTCAAAGCTCTCTTAGAGACTGAAATACTTGGCGCTGCAAGCCACGAACATCTCAACAGGTTGCACCACTCTGTAGACACAGAAGCACGGCTGACAGCTACTCAGAGAGTTGAACTCTTCCAAGCTATAGACACAAAGTGGACCATTCTTTCGGGAGAAGAAATTCTATGAGAAACAAAAACATTCAAGCCTATGCAGTTTATGACTGGAAAGAACATCACAAAGCCTACAAATTCGTAGATAAATGGAAGAAACTGGGGTTTAAAGTTTTTGATTATGGCGCTTTAGAACAAGATGCCTTTATTCTTGTAGCCGCCATTACAAAACCTATCAAGAAAGAAATCCAAAATCGCCATTATCTCAGAGACTCAGTTGAAGGCAATTTTGAAAATCCCATTGAGGTGTAACACATGGGTTTCTACTATGACTGTCAAACCAAAACAATAGTACAACACGACTTCCAGTTAGACCTCATAGATCCCAAACATTGGGTACGTCATGAGTATCTCGGAACGTGTAAGTGCCCAAAATGTCTACAAAGGTGAAGAAACTTTGCACGAAAAACACTTTGATAAATGTCCCTGTTGTGAAGGACCAATGCAACGTGAACTGAAAGGTCGAAACACTATCTACCATTGTTTAGAAGATAGTCATTGCGGAATAATTATCATTGTTCCTTACTGTTAAGCCAATGCCCGCTGTTTAAGCAACACTTATTAGCTCCTTATCTCTCTCTTTTTCTCAAAGCGTAGCAACGCAAAGTTCGCAACCTGAAAAAGTAGTGACAACTATGCCTGAACTTCCAGAATGTCGGAAATGCGCAGCCTGCTGCGGAGAGTGCATCTTTCTAAGCTACGCTCCCGCGACGGAACTCTTCTCCTGTCTCATCTACAAGAACAAACACCGAACTAAAGTTAACCTTGAAGATGAAGACTGGTTTGTTAAAACCCCAGAAGAACATTTATTTGACCAACTTGAGGAAATTGTTTCAGGTTCATACTGCAAAGTGTGCCATAATTTTTATTGTCACAACGACTTTGAGCGAAACTACTACCATCAATTCATAGAAGATCAAAAGGAGAAAGCTTTGCGCACTCAAGCTAAAGTCCGTGAGAGAATCCCAGATTTCGACACGCTCATAGAAATCCTAAACGCGGAGGTGACAAAATAATGGGAAATGAACATATATATAAACTCGTTAGACCAGTGCCTGCAACCAACGAAATAAAAATGCTAATCAAGTTCATGTTCTATCCACCTAAAGAACCATCAGAAGACCTCAAGTTCCTCGACTATAAATGGTTCTACGATGTAAGTGACAACTTCAAACTTGGCGGTAGATTTAGAAGTACCCACATAGAAATCGAGAATGGCTTCCTCATCAAGTTCTATTGTAAAGCAACCAATTCATGCTTCAATGAGGACATGAAACGATATATATCCATGCTCAATTTGCGACCACAAATCATTCAATGGGAAATTGAAGGTTAGGAAGTGTTGACTGGTAGTAATACGACCAGTAATCTTCCTTAAAAGAGAGCTCCTTATTTTACTTCCTAACCATGAACCTATCCTATTCCCTTAAGCATCGCGGAGCTCCACATTTTACAAATTCGATAATGTTCTTACCAAATGGTTTGGTTGACTGATCTCAGAAATAATCTTGGAAAATCTATAGAGAGCTCCACAGTTAAAATATCTACAAGTTCCACCACTTTAGAAAATGTAGGCCCAACCCTTTTCCTAAGGATTGTTTTCAAGATAAAACCGTACTTGAGTGCACATACGGAGACCTTCATCGGGTTCTATCCGGCAATCTTCTCCTGGATTTTCCAGGCAGTCTGTCTGGTATTCACAGTCTACACAACAAATTGTACATGGGTGACCTTCTAGGAGCCTTTGACAGTCCCACTTGTTAAGAGTCTGGTCTACTTTTTTACCGCCGATATACTTCTTCATTTCTCAAGTTCCCTTCCAGCATTTGTCATTATAATGAGGTCCACAAATTCTGCAGGTACAACCCTTTGTTCCTATAAATCCTTGATTAACTCTTGGAAGACCACAGTGACCGTTACAAGTACTCTCCCCATGACATGTTTGACATTTGAACCTGAAGCCTGCTGTCTGGATTTTTTTCTTTCCACCAATATATTGCTTCATTTCTTCTTCTTTTTCTCCTGTATATGCATAGGCTCTGCATAGTAGACCTTTCGGGTTCCTGCAAGGTTGCCTAAGGTTTCGGCATTAAGCATGATTGCGCCGTCTGGTATTACGACACATCCTGTTTCGTCTGTGTATGCTGTGCCTATATGATACTTCATAGTTTCACCTTATTTGGTGGTTGTTTGGGATTTTTTTTGCCTCAATTTCTTCTATTAGAAGTTTGTAACTTGGAGCTGCACACACCCCGCAATTCTTTTTGGAATATCTGCGATGCTTACAGTATGAACCATGAGGTGTTTTTGGTGTTCTTGTTTCTTGGCAAATTCTTGTCATAGTTTACTCACACTTTTAAGTATTCTGAAAGGTCTATTAAAAGCTATTGCTCTACAGAGGTTCGCCCTCATTAACATCCTCTTCCTCTTCGTTTGCTACAGCTTTGCTTCTGTGAAAGTGTTCACTTTGTGGAGAACAACCTCGTAGGGTATCTACTTTAGATTTCTTCGTCGTATAACTCACCTCTATTTCATTTGTGAAACTCGGTAACCACCGATGATTTTCTTATCTGGTTTAACATATTGAGTGTAGTTTATGAGTTCCCAAACTCTTAGACTCCAGTTGTATTGATACCATGATCCATCTTCAAGTACAACGAATCCCACTCCTCTCGTAAATGGTACATTGGTGTCTTTTACTTTTCCTCCACAAGTTTCACAAACTGGATGTGCAGTCATTTTTGGTTTATTTGGAACATTAAATTGAACTAAACTAATAGGGTTGTTAGCCATTACATTATGACACCAAGGACACAAATAAACTTTTTCTACAGGTTGCATTTTTTCCAACTACCGTGAAAATTGAAAGTTGATCCATCTGGTAGAATTATGTATTCAGGACCATAAATTCCATCATTTTGGTGGTTTACACACCTAAAGTGTCTGCCTCCGACGCGTATCACATCTTCTCTCGAATTGTAACGGAGTTCATCTCCTGCAAACCCACAGGCCCATCCTCCATCAGTATCGTCCCTAAGTTCACCGTGGTTTTCACAGAGACATCTGCGCAAGCCCTGTTGAACTTTTCTTCCACCTATATATTGCTTCATTGTTCGATCCTAAACTCCAAATCGCATACTGCGGGAGACATCTGTCCTCCAAGACATCTACCACAGACACATGTTCCTTTGTTGCATTTTTCCAATGCATTTCTACATCTAAAGATTCTACCGCAGTCTACACATTTAATATGTGTGATGTCCTTATCTTGGATTAGCTTTGTTCCACCTATATAGGTTTTCATTCTATGTTCCACTTCTTTTTCCATTCTTCATAACCAGGAGTATTTACCCAACAACTTGGGTAAGAATTACCGGAGCAATCAGGACATCTACATGTATTTTTAAACGGTTTATTACGTCCATTACACAAATTACATGTAAATGTTTTACCACACTCTGTACACTTTTGGTTACCATTTTGGTCTCTTTTAAAGCCACCGATATAGTGTTTCATTTTAACCAAACCTCGTTTTGCATTTAAAGGGTGTATTAGGATCAACATGAATTCGGCAGAAGCAGAATGTAGTACCTTTAATTTTAACTTCGTCTTTACATTCACCATTACATATGAATGATTTTCCTCCACACACATTACATATTTTTGTAAAGGTCTTCAAATTTTGATCCACTTTAGCTCCACCAATGTAAGTTTTAGTCATGCTTTTAGCCCTCCAAAGTGGATATTAACCAGCCCATAACACCTATTAGTATTAATACTGGTAGAAGCAGTAAAACAAGCAACTTTGACCGTTTTCGGCGCTTCTTAGTTTTACTCATAGTGTACACATCTATAGAGACTAATATTACGGAGCTTAAATAGTTTTAGTTTCTCTCAGGAGATCGTTTTTACCAATAATGTCGCACGATTCTAATAGTAAACATTGAAAGCAAAAACGGTCTTTAAATCCGTTGCATAGATGTATCCCGAATTCATCAATTCTGATTTGAAATTTTTGATCCCGAGGATCAAGTTTACGTTGATCCCGTTTGGCACCGCCTATATAGACTTTCATTGTATGACAGCACAGCCTCCTATAAACTGCGGGTTTCCCTTTCTTTCAGTAACCATTTTAAAATGACACATTCCTTCATAATCAGGATCACATATACGACATGTGCGGCTGCAAGAAGATTTTTTATAGGCACTACAATCTGTAGAAGTGCAAATAAATTTGCCTTTACCACAGTGTGTACATGTTTTAACAACCTGTTGTGACATAGTTTTTACTCTTCGTAGTTACACAACGTGAAGGATTATTTATAGATTCTCATCCTTGAGGCTTCACCCGTGATAACGAAGCTTTATATAGTCCTTAAAGCTGCTTAAAGCTGTGTAAACTATGAAGCAATATATAGGCGGGCACAAGGTGAACCAAAACGAACGACCACGTTGCTGTGCTAACTGTTATTTTTTCATTTCATCACCATATGAAAAATTATGTATGACTAATGGTAATGTATTTGATTTGGTAGAAGATTGGGGATTACAAACAGACTATTCAACTATAGGTAGAGAATGTCGTGAATTTAAGCCGCGCGTTGCGTAAGCTTTATATTAACCGAAGTGTAACTCTTGTAACGCGCAACAAATCGTAAAAAAGAGCATAGCGCACATAAAAAAGGAGAAGAGAAGCAAAGAGGGGTGGGGGATGTTGGTTTTTCTCTCATTCTTTACCCTCCCTCACCCCTTGATCCCTCACAATTCTAAAAGAAAGAGAAAAGAAAGGCGGAAAGGGTGGGCTGAGGAGAGCTGGTTTGCGCCAGCTTGCGATAATGCACTCCACGGAACACGGTGTGATCCCGTATATAGTTCGTGGCATCCCCGCAAACTTAAGTAAAAATGATGATCCAAAATGTCAGTATGCGAACATAGAACCAAACGTAATATTCCTTGTGATGGTGACAGAGAGCACGGCATCTGTCCCAACTACAGTAAGTGCTGGCCCATGGATAAGGATACTATCAGTTCGTTAAGTAGTGGGAAACCAACGGAGGAAAAATAATGGTTGACTGTGAAGATTCAACTTGCCAATTTAACAGACATGGGTTTGCTGTGAATGTATGTAGTTTTGAACCGAGTATAAATTCAAAACATGAATGTATGAGTTACCTAAAGAAAAATATCCAACCAATTAGTATGACACAGGGAACAGTAAATTGCCCTGATGGAAGCAGCTGGAAACCAGTTAAGAAGTCAACAAAATGAACTGTCCAAACGGCCTTGGTATCTGTAGGCAAGATTACTGCATCTTGGAGACCTGTCCTAATATCAAAGAATTCATCTTTATCCGAAGGCAAGAAGAAACATTCCGAAAATTCTGGGAAACAATGGGGTAGAAAACTTTGCGCAAATTTTTCTACAGAAGTCCTGCTTAAAGTAAACTTTATATTATCCTTTAACTTTTTGTTCTATGTGTCGAAAATATGATAGTATACCATGTTATCGGTGCTGGCAAGCTTAAGAGATGTCTATTAACAGGGTATCTACCTGGTCCCGTTAGGGCCTGGAAGCAAATCTCTTCCGCAGAACGTTTCAGCAAGCAAACTGGTAGAAGTATTATACTTAGGTTAAAGTTTCCCGAAGATGGTTCAGTACAACCATTGGGAGGGCACCGCAACGAAGCAGTCTACATAGTCGGAAACTATAGTTTGAAAGGAATCTTTGGTAACATGAGCAGGTGAATCTATTGAAAAATTACATAGGCGGTAAAAAAGTTGTACAGTCTATAGGTAGTACACCATTATTAGCCTGTACTGCTTTTTCTATAAGACATGAACGTTGCCGGTATTGTTGTTTCATCTGTGAACATTTATCCCACTGCTTCCGTGAATGGGAAAGAAGAGAATATGATCATCAAGGTTTCAATTGTTCTGGTCACTGCCCAGATACACAGGATTATGTTAAAAAATATGGCTTGCCTCCAAGGGTGATAGAAACATGAAGCAATACATAGGCGGAGCTAAAGTAAACCAGTCAAATAGTTTATCTGACTTAAAGTGCGCCAGTTTTGAAAATGTGGAGACACGATGCGGTCAGTGTTGTTTGACTTGTAAAGATTTACCTAACTGTTCCAGAGAGTGGAATGCAGGAAACTATGGTAGAGCGAGAGACTGTGGTTGGTGTCCTGCTGTATATGATTATGTTAAAATATATGGCGTTCCTCGAAACTGAGTTTCAAAAACTTTATATTGACCTGAAAGCATTCTTAGAAGTGAGCATTTATGACAGAATTAAAAAAGTCGGAAGTAATAGAATCTAAAAAAGGGGAGCATTATAGATTTGTCTCCTTGGAGAACACTGAGCCAGAAGCGAAACTTCTCTGTGAACAACTTGTAAAGAAGGGCTTCCAACCAGCGACCTTTCAGCGTAACGATAATAAATTTTTCGAGGTTTTCGTGAAATTCAGCAAAGCCGAGGAACTCATCTACCTCTTAGAGAGGAAGCATTGCGACGCTTGCCCTCCGGGTAAGAAAGCGGAATGCGACATTAAAACCTGCAAAGTTAAGTCCTCTATAGAGGATGTGAACTGGAAAGAGCGCCTTGGGTTCTACAGTTTGATCAGCCACGACTTGAAGAAACTCAGGGAAGCAGAGGTGAAAACGAATGAATAAAATTTGTGCTGTGGTACTTACAGTATTAGTAATAACATTATTGTTGTATGTACCTATATGTTTGGTTGCTCTCATATTTAATTTACCTATTTTGGAGTCACTTCTATTTATGAACAACTTCTTTATGGCAGCAATTATTGTAATTTTTGCCATCATAGGTATAGTTGCTGTTTTTAACTGGTATAGAGACCAATAACATGAAAAACTTTAAATAATCCTTTCTCTCTTTTTTCTTTAAGTGAGAAGTCTCTATGTGTAAACTAAATAATTGTATCCAAAGAAGACCTAAATGCAAGAACGCGAAACCTTGTGTTTAACGGAGATGTTAGAATTTGAGTAAAAGACGCGGCAAACTAAGAGCATTAGGGCTCCGTAGAGTTCCACAGAAGTTCTACGTTAACGAGGGGTTCGGCAACGGTCACTACTGCTTTAGAGCTCCTGTACAGTTGCCCACAGGAGAGGTTGTGAGATTCCGCGAGTCTAAAGATGGTTCGGAACTGTGGCACGAGCCATTGCGTAGTCCAACTTTAGAGAAGATGGGTCTACAAAGAGACAAATTTGGAAAGATAACATTAATCAAGAAGGTCTAAAAGCATGAAATGTCCTATATGTGGAAGTTCAACAATATTTAATGATTATAGTGGACTAAGTTTGGCTATTAAAGGTTTGCCAGAAAATTGGAAAGCCCTATATTTAGAAGGATTTATGTGTTTACAATGTGGTGATTCAACAAATAGTTTCATCCTTTTAAAAGATGGTAGACTTTATATTTACAAAGATGATGATGTTTGGACATTAATTAGAAACACAACTCCAGATCCCAAAAGAATCGGTGGTTACAAGGTGATTCAGAAATGACAGAGTTAAACTGCCCAAAGTGTGGAAACCCTCTTTTACAAAGAGACAGGTATTCCCATGATTCTCATTATAATATTCCTAGTAGTTTGTTTGAGGATCATATCGCACTTCAATGTAGAAATTGTAGTGTATATTGTTATTATGTGCTTCTACCTAACGGAGAGTTGTATAACTACCAAGGTCTTATAGATTGGGTGCTGGTAAGGCAAAAAAAAAGAAGAGACAGTGTGACCCATCGAAGATTATAGGCGGAGCGTTTGTACAATGAGGTGTCCCATGCATGGCTGTGAAATGGAAAACAAGTCTGGAGTAGTTAGTCACCCAACATCCTGGAGTATTGAAACTTTAATGAATGGGGAAATCCCTTTAGGTACACTAGTTCAAGATAATACGGCTTGGTACTGTAAAGAATGTACACATAGGTGGTATGCTTATATACCACATAATCATACTTTATATCATTTCGATCATATTTCCTCGGCTTGGAAAGCTGTGAAAGTTATGCCGGTTTCAAATCGCAAGTGCGACCCGTCTAAAATTATTGGAGGAAAATTCGTACAATGAGGTGTCCGGTATGCGGAAATGAAAAAATGGAATTTGATGAATTTGTACAGCAATACTATTGCATAGACTGTTGCCTATCTACTCACAATAATGAATGCTGGTTTTCTCCTAATCAAGATGGTAGTATAAACACAGCATCATACTAATAAGGTTTTCTATCTTATAAGCAAAAGAAAGGTTTCACCCGACAAAATTATAGGTGGTAAATTCGTACAATGAAGTGCCCAGTTTGTGGAAATGAACTTACTGAAATTAACAGTCCTATACTTTTAAACCGTCGTAATGGACCAGAAACACACCATTGTCACAAATGCTGTCGTAAAGAAGGTAATAACGATAATCAATGTAGATTTAAATTAGAGTCTGGAGGAGTCCTGCTACAGGTTACTACAGGTAGACGTTTCGCCGTTTTTTCGGTAAAACTAAGAAAGGTTGACTCTAAGAAGATCATTGGAGGAAGATTCATTGCGCAAGCTTAAGAAGGTTTACATCGGCGGAGCAAAGCGTAAGCAGATAAACAACGATAAGATAATTACCGAGTTAATAGAAATTTTTGGTATTTCAAAAAACATCATAAAAAATGACGATAGAGGATTTATAGTTCCATCGTTTGTTGATACATATAGTAAAGGTTTTAAAAACTTTATGCGGAGGCATAAAGCAAAAATTGACGTTATTGCTACTGGTACTGAAATTCCATTTACTACTTGGTATGTAATTAAACCTACCCAGTAGCGAAGCTTTTTATAATCCATTTCTGTAGAATCTATAGAAGTGTAAACTATGAACGAGAAACACAGCCCAATAGTTACTCCCAGTAATCAACCTAAAGCACTGCAACGCGAGGTTACAACTAAGAAGGCGGTCTACGCAGACCAGTTTGTGAAGCTTACGCCAGAAGCTCTCTTAGAGGAGATGAAGAAAGCGGGCGGTAGAAACTTAGTGACTGAGCAATTCGCTGTGCTTATAGCTCCTAAGGTGAAGAAGTCGGAAGATGAAGTGAAGCATCATCTGTGGGATTTAGCGTTGGCACACGTTAGGACTCAAATGAGGAAGCTAGAAGCACAGGACAAAATTACTATGACTCCAATTAAGGAAGGCGCGAAGCTGCGCTACGAGTACACGGTGGTTGAGTAACACGGCAGTTAAACCCGTAAGTAAGGAAGAAGAGGAGCTTATGTGGGAAACGGAAGTCATGATTACAAAGTTTACCGTGCTCAGTTTACACACAAAAATGATCGTTTATGCTATAGGTGGGGATTGAGTTGAAAAATTATATTGGTGGTAAAAAGTTGGATCAGTCTCATAGAGTTCTACAGAGGATTTGCAGTTGCGGCGAACACTTTACTTGTGAGGGAGAATGCCATGATGTTGAAAGAATTAAATCACCAGAAAACTGTAACTGCGGAGATTGTACTAACATTCGAGGATTTTATTCTGCTGGTTCACCACATTGGTGTAAATCACGATTCCCGAATGGGAGGCCACAGTAGATGAAAAATTATATCGGTGGAACCAAAGTTAATCAAGCGGGATTTCCGAAAAAATGTGCCATGTGTAAAAAAATTTTCACTTGCCAAAATGAATGTGGAATTAGGGAAAGAATAACTAATATGGACCAATGTGACTGTCCTTCGTGTGCACAGCGATATGATCATTACCCAGAAGGTTCGCCAGCGTACTGTAGAACGAGATTCCCAGAAAGACATCCGCGCTAAAAGCAAAACTTTATATGTTCCATTTTGTAAGTAGAGATACAGAGCAAAACAAAAAAGTGACAAAATATGAAAACTGTAAAAATTGGTAGATTCGGACAGCAATTAAAAGAAATCGCCTTTTCAGATGGCGAAAATGTCAACGATGCGCTTACCGCAGCAAAAGAAACCCTCAAAAAGGGCGAAACTTTAACCATTGACGGCGAAACTGTTCGTGGTAGCTACGTCTTTGAAGATGGCGACGTAATCATCATCGAAGCATCCACCACCGGCGCATAAATCGGCCCAAACACAGTTTAGTGTCTTTCAACCTAAACTAACTCTTTTTTTTATTCAACTTTTCAGCAAAGTTTTCAACCCCTTTAAGCAGAAAGCTTTATATCTGCCTTTAAGTTTTCTTAAGTTAAAAACAGTTTAAACAAAAAACAAAAAAAATGGAGGAAAAAAATTGAATATAACTTTCGGAAAATTCGGTGAAGAAGACGAAGATCCACCGATTAAACCTTCAGACTTACAAAGCTTGAAGGACTTCATCACTTCTTTGGTGAATACTCTTAAGCTAAAGAACTACCGTGAAATCTACGTTGCTGGCCCGCATCAATGCTACAGCCAAGAATACGAACCCAGGACAAAACAAAAAGACATCCTTGAAATCTACTTCTACAGCTTACCAGATGGGTTAAGCGGTGACTTTGATCGCATTGACCAAATCGTCGCTAACGGCAACACAATCGTTCTCAGAGAAGGTCAAAAAGATTCCATCAAAATTCTTTCAACGACAGCAAGCTACAAATCTATAGAGGACGACGAAGGTCGACTGATTGCACTCATAAAAGACAACCAAATGTGGGTTCTATGTGACTTGCTACACAATGTTGGCACATCTACAGAGGCACAAAGCGTTGCAAAGGATGTCATGCGCTACATCGTTGACATATATTTCAATCCCCCGACAGAAGTGGAACTACGTAAACGAGCTGCGGAGAAAATTGATGCCATCATCGAAGAACATTTCGGTAAACACACAAAAGACCTTGAACAGAGAGTCAAAAGTTTAACAGCGGATCTACAAGAGCGAGAACGGCAGTTAGCGCAGAGTGTCAGAAACTTAGCTTATGAGAGCGAAATGCTTGACCTTGCGAAACGGCGTGTGAAACCAAATGCAGAACAAATCATGCGCAACATGGAGAAGATGCCTTTCGTCAAAAAAATCTACTTCAAAAACGGCGTTGTCACAGTTGACACAAAACCAATCAACATCGGTCCCTTCGAGTACGGTTCGTGGACAATTCAGTTGACACAAGACATAGCCAAATTTACACATGAAGTACAATCAGCCAGCGTTAGACACCCCTACGAGTACGAAGACCACAGATTTTGCATGGGCGGATTCGAGAGAAACTACGCATTAGCTGTTTCATCTGGAGAATTCGACAAAGCGTTAACCATCTGTAGACTTGAAATCACAAATTATTCAACAGAGACAAGGCAGAAGCCACTTGAAGATTTCCTGAAGAAAATCATGGGCACAGCAAGATTCAACAAAGTCCTCAAAGAAGTTAGGGAAGAAAAGTTCCCAGACGCAGATGGTCTATTCATCTCAAAGATAGGCGGTGCTACAGTAACGTTTATCGCAACAAAGAAAGCGGCCGATGGCCATGAAGTACCAACAGTAAAGAGTGTGGAGATCAACTATGCCGAATGAGATACAAATAGACTACCCAATCTACTCAAAGATGTTCGCTTACGCTGAAATCGCCAAGAAAACATTTGACTCAGAAGTCGGCGGCTACCTCATCATAGATGAACTTGAGGGAGGGGGCCTAAAGGTAGAAGACATTATTCTACCCAAGCAAACTGTAAGCGGCGCTACGTTTACGACAAAACCAGGACTCAAAGTGGATCCATCAGTGATACCGAAGATACGCGGATTCTGGCATTCCCACCATAACATGGGCACATTCCACAGTTCTACAGACGACACAACCCTTGGGGACAAATGGAATGGAGAAACCCATGGCAGCGCACCATATGCAGTCTCTATAGTCGTTGCTTTCCCAAACAAGATCATCGCCTACGTTCAATACTTCAAGCCTATTTTGCTTGAAAAGCTTGAAATCCCAGTAGTGGTGTTACACCCACCGGACGTAACAGGACTCTATGAGAAGTGCGAAGCTGAGGTCAAGGCGCAAGTATCTAAAGAAGTCTACAATCAAAATTGGAAATGGATGGGAGGCGACTATGAGGAGCTTCCCTCCCCAAAAGACACTGGAGACGCATCAAGTCCTACAACAGATGAAGAAATGAAAGCGGTCACAGAAAAGTTCCTGCTTGACGAGGCATGTGACGCAATTATAGATCCAACAACAGGTATGAGTGTGACGGAGCTTAAAGTACATGGAATGTGGAACCCTACTAAGTACGACCACGACTTAGCAGTACAAGTTAAGCAGATGGTAGAACTTCTAAGAGAGAAGTACCGCAAGCCCACGGATGAAGAAAAACTGAAATTCGGACAATGCGTCCATATATGTCTCAACCAGCAAAACAAGCCAATATGTTTCATACAAGGCAAAAACTATGACTGCTCGAAGTGTCAACGAAACCCCAAAAACAAAAAGACCGAAGAAAAGAAGATGTGTGATCCTCTCAATTTAAGCACAGGTTGCCCGGCAAACCCCGAAATGAAAGGACAATGCCATACATGTAATTTAAACATTTATATGTATGAGCAACCTAAAACTACCGTGGCTGAGCCATCATCAGAAGTTGTGCAACCAATAGAAGCTTCACAACCCTCATCTTAGACAATATTTATATTGTCCTTTTTCTTTTTTATTCTTAATTAAAGAGTGTGACACGAAATGTCAGAATACCTTAGACAACAGGCTATAGTTAACCAAGAAAAACTCGCCGCACTGCGCATAGCTATTATCGGTGCTGGAAGTATAGGTAGTTTTACCGCGCTTGCGCTGACAAAGATGGGATGCGAGCATCTTACCCTCTGGGACAAAGACACTGTAGAACTCCATAATGTATCGAACCAATTTTTCAACAAAGACTCTATTGGAATCCCGAAAGTAGTTGCTACAAGCCAGGAATGTCAAAGGTATACCCCGAAAAGTGTTGACATTATGTACTACCATGAGTTCTATGAGGGACAGAAACTTGACAATTTCGACATCGTGATTGCCTTGACAGACAACATTGAAGGGCGCAAGGCTGCCTTTGAAGCATCTAAGGCTTCGCCAAAGGTTGCACTGTACATGGATGGTCGCATGGGTGGCGAACTTTTCAGGACGTTTTGTTTCAATCCTAAAAATGTGGCGTTAGCAACGGAGTATTACAATGACTACATAGACGGTGTGCAGAATGAGGAGCTGCCATGCACCGCGCGTACTATAGTGTACAACGTGATGATGGCTTCGAGCGTGATAGCCAGCTTTGTCAAGAAGTTTACACAGGGCGAGGCAACGCCGTTTCAGTTGTTGTTCAACTTTGGTAACTATAGTTTCTCAAAGTCGAAGCTGGAGTAGGTAACATTGAGATGTAAAAAATGTGGTAGAACATTCGTCTGTTATAGTAGCAAAACACATAAACCATGTTTTGCTGTGATTAATAATCCTAATTACAGTTGTGTGTGTGACGATTGCAGTACCTCTTCAAAGGGGCAATGTGTTACTACGCTTGCGCAAGCAGAGGATAAAAAAGTGATAGGCGGCTACAGAGTTCTACAGAGAAGGTGTTAAACGTGAAATGCAGAAAATGCGGAAGAATGTTTAAGTGTTCACCCAAAGAAGGTGAAGGTGCATGCTCAAGTGCTGGTACAAATAGTTATGTTTGCATGTGTTCCGTCTGCGATGAGGGATTCACGAGCCAATTATGTACAACTATTCCTATAGTTAAGGATAAAAAGTTTATTGGCGGTTACAAAATTTTACAGAAGGTTCAAAAATGAAAATACTAAGAAGATTGAAAGTGCCGACGGGAGACATTCTGGTAGTAGAAGGACAAAAAGGCTCTCTGGAGATGCTTAGTCTCGGAGACTACGGTAAGGATGTCAACCTTAAAGCTGACTGCCTAGGTTTAACCAGAGATATAGCTGACGTTAAACATACAAAGTTGTTACCTTTTGAAGAAAAATGGGTCATAACCATTTCAACGCAATATGGATGTGAATCGTATTGCAGTTTTTGTGATGTTCCCAAATGTAACACGATTGCTTTCCGCCCAGATATGAAAGTCTATGGTTCTCTCTATAAAAATCGTAATGCAACTTTTAATGACTTAATCCAGCAGGTATTGATAGGTGCACATTTACATCCAGAAGTAAAGTTCTCTAAACACTTAAACATCCATTTCGCAAGAATGGGTGAACCAACATGGAACCCGAATGTTCTTGACGCAGCCAAATTCTTTAGAGAGCATCTTTATCCAGAATATAAGGTGCACCCAGTAGTTTCTACTATGATGCCTAATAACAATGAATGGTTAAAAACATTCATACACAACTGGATGAGACTGAAAAATCGCTTGTATGAAGGCAATGCAGGGTTGCAACTTAGCATAAATTCTACAAACGAAAAAGAGAGGTTCAAAATGTTTAGCGGCAACGCTTGTACTCTTCCTCAGATTGAAAAGATAATGGAAGGGGTTGTTCCATTTGGTAGAAAAATCACGTTGAACTTTGCGGTTGCTGACTTTGAGATCAATCCGAAAGTTCTATTAGATTACTTTAACCCAGAGTATTACATCATAAAATTAACACCGATGCACAAAACTCTAAAGGCTTTGGAAAACAAGATAAAGACAAAAGGTGACTACACAACGATGTATCCTTATGCTGAAATAGAGAAGTCCTTGAAAGAAGCAGGCTATGATGTACTTGTCTTTATAGCATCGAAAGAGGAGGATTTGGGTAGAATTACTTGCGGTAACGCAATCTTGAGTGGAACACTGCCTGAGGTTCCATATGAGGAAGTAGGTGAGAAACTTTGAAAGATATAAAAATTTGTTTAGAATGCGGATGTCTGGATTACCGTCAGAAAGAAGAGGCACATATAATACTTAGCGGTGACATAACTTACAGTTTTGATGAAGTACAAGGACATTATATTATAAATGAAAATACCTACGATGAGGATGCTGCCGAAGGTGCAGACTGGGAAAATGAAGGTGCCCCAGAATGCCAAAATTGCGAGTCTGGTGATCTATTGGATGTTCAACTCACGGAAGAACAATACAGATATTTGATAGCTTTAGAGGATGAAAAGCGCATAGAGGTAGCTAAAGCTATCAAAGAAGGAAAGTTTACACAGGCGAAGCCAAGAAAAAACGCGAAATATATTGGGGGAGGAAAAGTGTTACAATGTTGAAGCATACTTGTAGAACTTGCCATAGAGAATTCTACTGTGTAACGAGTCCTGATGCGGAAGGATTAACTATAGAATACGCTTGTAATAAGAAAACTGATGAGGAACATTGCCTTACTATGTGTAATTGTAGTGACTGTGTAGGTCACACCAGAGTTTGCAAGAGCATCTACAGTCTGCCGAAGGTAAGAAAGGAAAAATTCATTGGAGGGGAACAGAGATTTCAATAGAGAGAAAACTGAAAGTGGGAGACAGGGTTTGGATAAAGTTTGGAGATAGTTTTTTCCGAAAGGAATATCCTCATGCACCAATGCTTGTTGAAATAGTTGATTGTAGCGGATCATCCTTTGGAGCACGTCCCGTTAACAAAAGTATGTACCAATACGCTTATGGTTATATGATTGATGAGATTTTTGGGGGACCGAAGGTGAGGAAGGCTAATTTCATAGGAGGAGTACAAGTTCAGCAATAAATACAAGGTAGGGGATAAGGTATGGATTAGATACGGCAATGATAATTGCCGCGGAAATCTTCCACACCAATCTGTTTTGGTGAAAATAACAGATATTAGTAGTAGTCCGCAAGGATTCCATGCGGTAGCTGTAGCTGTAGAATTATCCAAAATAGATTATTGGCATTCTACGAATGAAATTATATATGCTCCTAAAGAGAGAAAGGGAAACTTTATTGGTGGACACCAAGTCTACCAGTAGAAGAGAAGCCAGAAAATATATATAAACCTAAAGAGTAGAACTTATAGAAGTGTAGATTTATTATGGAGTTTCTTTCCACTACAAGTGAATTTTCGTTTTCGGTAGAAGAAGCCCTTAAAACAGGGTTCTATGTGTCTGGGACCCCTGGGTCGGGAAAGTCGGACATAGCTATGCTTTGCGCGGATGAGCTCCGCAAGGCGGGAGCGATAGTTATGGTGTGGGATCCTTCTCAGGATTGGCTTGAACGTTACCCTATAGATTATGTGATAAAGTTTAAGAACCCTCCATATGCGCTGGAAGATATACAACTTAAGGACGCTATTTTTGATACCTCAACACTAACTGTCCTACAGATGCAGGAAGTGGTAGATAGATTTTGCTGGTTACTTTTTAATTATCAAGCCAAAAAAGCAAAAGAGGACAGAAAGCAGTTTTTCTTGATTTTTGAGGAAGCGCAAGTTATGATTCCACAAGGTGTAATGAGGTCTAAGAGACTACAGAATGTGGCAAGAGTAATAACTGTTGGTAGAAACTATAAGATACGGGTTGGAATTGTAACGCAGTTTGCGGCTACTGTGGATAAAGATGCTCTAAAATCCGCAAAAATGCGGTGGTTCGGATGGACAGACGAATATAATGATGTCTCGTATATTGGAAAAATGGTGGGCGAGGAAGAAGCTAAAGGATTGCGTTATTACGAACCGGGAACGTTCTTATTCAATTACACAGCCAAGAATACAATGGAAAAGATAAAGATTAAGCCTTACAAGTAGAAGTGAAACTTTATATATTCCAGTTGTGTAGTGTTTCACAGAACGTTGAAAGCAAAGCTGAAAGAGGAAAAAGATATGGATTGCCCAAAGTGTGGACGTGAGTTGAAACCGCAGAGCCATTATTGGCCTGACCCAAAACGCGCAAATGGCGTTGTTCAACATGGTTTACCAGAGGACTGGTATTCTTATTCTAACATAAAGCCGCAGTATGGCGGAGATTGCTCATATTGTGGCGGTAAGTTCATAAAAATTAAGAACGGTGACATCTACGAATGGCTAGTCGGACACTGGGAGTTGTTCAGCAAAGCTAAAAACCATAGAACAAATGTGAAGCCGATTGGAGGAAGATGGGTTCAATGAATTGTGCAAAATGTGGTTCACCGTTAGTGCGTGGTAGTACCGATGGTTGGAACGAAGGGTACAATTTTGGCAAAGTCCTACCAAAGGATTGGTTGCAAGGTATCATACGATGGGACTGCAATCATAGTGGTTGTTATCATACTCATATTCAGTTAAAAGACGGATCTGTTTATGTTTGTTTAAATGGATCTTGGGTTCTACAGAAAAGAAAAGTTACACGTATTGTTCCCAGAGAACAAATCATAGGAGGATATTTTGTTCAATGAAGTGCCCAGAGTGTCATAAAACAATACCATTAGCAGGATTTCACCTTAATGAAAGCGATAATTATGGTCATTCTTTACCCACAGGATGGTGTAAAGATCATAAGTTATATTATTGCTGTCATTGTTCTATCCATGTCGTTTTACTTAAAGATGGCTCAGCCTATCGTTATATAGACGGCGCTGCAAATAATTGGGAAAAAATCAAGGTAACAGTAAGAAAAGTACCAAAAAGCCAAATAATAGGAGGACATTTTGTACAATGAAAGTCCATAGTGTATGTATCCTGTGTCTTAAAACATGTAAGCAACCATATTCAGAGTGGGATGATAATCAGCCCGAATTAAAGTTCTGCCCCAACTTTGATGCTCCGCGGAGTAAACTTCCAATAGAGACTTTGGATGAACTTATAGAAAACGTGAAACCTCAAGTGATACCTACAAGGGGTGTTCTTCCTCAAGATTACCAAAATAAGAGGTTCTACGATTATTTTGTAGAATTACGTAAAGTTTACATCCCATGCTCAAAGTGTAAACACATGATTGCGCCGGATGAACTCTACAGAGTGATACTGGATGAACCGGTTTGTCAGAGGTGTGTGAAAACATGAGAGCAGTCTGGATTATTTTCTACGCGGGTAGAATACAAGCGGTGCTAAGTACGGAAACTAAGGCAAAGGAATTTTGTGCTTTCCAGGGAGAGCATCAACTTGACAAGGTGGATTTGTGGTCTTACGAAGTGTGGTTGGTGGAGTAGATGAAGTGTCCAATTTGCAATTCTGATAAACCGTTTGGAGAAGGAGGTTATTTGGGCACAAATTTAGCTAACGAGTCGGGCTTACCAAAATGGTTTGATGTTATAGATTGCTGTATCTGTTGTGATACAGCGTCCATTTTATTAAAGGACGGATCTATCTATACTTGGCCCTTTATACAATCCAAGGATAGATGGACTTTATTCCGCAAACTAATTAAAAATCCTAAATTCATAGGTGGATTCAAAGTTATACAATAGGTGAAAACTATGGATGATAACTTAGTAGATAAATTCAAGCAAAGATTCTCATGGTTCCCAAAAAATGACCCAATGTATATTAAAGTAACATTTCCTATGTCTATACATTGTGATAATGGATGGTTCGATTTAATTTGGAAACTATGTGAGGATATTGACATCGTGGTTCAGCGAGAATCTTGGAAGGATTTCAGGGTTGACCAAATTAAGGAGAAGTTCGGTGGGTTGCGCTTTTACGTTAATGGTGCAAACAAAGAAGTTTTTGACTTGATACATGAAGCGGAAGCCAAAAGCTTTAAAATTTGCGAAGTTTGCGGGAAGAAGGGTTCGATGCACGTTGGATTTGGCTGGTACAGAACTATATGTGCCAAGTGTGCTAAGTCGGATCCTAAGAGAACTTGGGTTAAGGTGAAATTATGAAAAAATATATTGGGGGGCATAAAGTTGACCAGAGTGGAACAAAGGATAATAAATTCTGGACTTTTGCGTCAGGTGATTATGATTTTACGCCTTTTTATATGGATACTGATTTGGCAATACCAAATTCTACTATAGAAGTAGAAACGGATGACTTATCTATAAGACTTGGAGATATTGTCTCTATAGATAGAGATATGAAAGCCGTAAGAACTCAAAATGGAGGAGTACCGATAGGTAGGGTTCGTGGTATTAACGTTACTCCAGACAGAGCGGTAGTAACTGTAGAACGACATACTCAAGGAATTATAGGTATTCAGACTACACAGGAAGGGTATGAAGATTTGATGCAGAGAAGAAGCTTAATCCATTCTGCGTTAGAGTGGCGGCGACGAGGTTAACAGCACTGTGTTTATCCATATAATTTTGCAGAAGATCATCTTCCAGATGTGCTGCCCTGATTTTAGATATAGGAAGAAAATAATCGAGAATATCAGATGGATGCTTTCTGGTTAGTTCCACTGCGGGTAGACCGCCTTCGTGTTTTGCGGATAGGTTCCTTACCGAACCGTTAAGGCTTAGTAGTTCTTGTGATCTGTCATAAGGTTGTCTAACTATGCTTTTGTAGGCTTCTGTAATGTGATGCTCTATCCTTATTTTTTCTTCAAACTGGAGTCCTTTCCGAACCGAAGCGTTTTTTAAGATTGTGTCGTTGTTGGAACTGTTAGACAAGTTTAGTCCAACCAAGGGTGTGGAACCATCAGGACGGCTATAGAGCTTCGCAAGCGTTAGCAAGCCTAAGAAGGAGTAGGGGTTGTCTATACCCATAAAAACGGAGACTTTGAAATGAATGTCAACACCGAGTTTGTACAACATGAAGCCGAGTACGATAGTGCCGAAGTTTACGTTGAGGACTTCTTGTACTCCGTATTCGGTGTAGTAGTGGAGAAATTCATCAACCCACTGCAAGGCATATTTGTTGGGAACGCCTACACCACCAAAGTAGCCTGTGATGCTATCAACACCAGCAAGGTGACAATTAATGGGTTGTCCGGACTCATCGAGTTGTGTGCCTTTTGTGCCAAGGGTTTGAACGCAGCTTGCGCCAATAATGGCCATGGCGGCATGAAAGGCAACGAGGTCAAGGTCTTCGAGTTGTTCTTTCATAGATCGCACACGGATGTAGCGAGCTGGCATGATTTCTCCTTGAGAGATACTTTGCCGAGCCTCGGCGATAAGCCAAGGAAAATAGTTACAGGCGGAGATTTCAAGGGTGGTTGGGTGCCCGCTGAAAGTTGTAGAAGCAAAGTTTCTACCGAGAATTTTCTTGCGGTAATTTTCAACGGTGATAAATTTGCCGTTGTCTCTACAAGCCTCAAGCCATTCCAAGTCTCGGAGATATGGGGATTTGGAAAGTATTTTTTTTCGGCTACTTAAGGCTTGTTCCCTTAAGCACCGACAGTTTATTTCATTTATTTTTCCGTATTTTTCTATGACGGAGAAAAGTTCTTGAAAGATTTCTTGGTTTTCACAGTGGTAAAACCAAGAAAGTTCATCTATAGATGTTTGTGAAAGTTGTAAATTCATTTTTAAGGGCCCACCCCTTTTTTATGGAGTTGGATTTTGTGCAATTTGAGCTTCTAATGGTTTTTCTTCAGCGGTTACTTTCTTTAGGACGTATAACTGTTGAAGCATAGTTCTCACAGCATCATCTTTATCTGTAGATTTTTCTAGTATTAATTGTATTGGTCTAAGTAGAC